TAGGAATAAAATCATTGCTTGATGTATAATTAAATGTTGGTTCAGTTCCTAGTACAGTTGTGGGAGTAAATTGCGTCGATGCAATAGTTGGATTAGGAATAAAATCATTGCTTGATGTATAATTAAACGTATCATATTGCCCTAATGTTAATGATTGCGTAAATTGTTGCATCGATGGCAACATGGTATTAGGTGTTATGATATCATTGCTTGTTACATAGTTAAATGTATCATATTGTCCCAATGTAATAGGTTGAGAAAACTGTGCAATGCCTATAGTTGGATTTGTATATATCGTATCTGGCAATATGTTATATGTATTAAATTGTCCCAATACTAACGGTGTTGCAAATTGTGCAGGTGCATTTATAGTTGCATTTGTAAATATCGTATCTGGTAAAATATTATACGTATCATATTGTCCTAATATTAAAGGCGTCGTGAATTGTGATAAAGCTACATTTGTAGGATTAGTATATATCATATCCGGTATAATATTATACGGAGCATTAAATTGTGATGGTGCTTGCGTAGTTGGATTGATCATGATATTATCCGTAATATGAATTTGTTAAACCTCGACCAAATACTGGATCAGCTTTTAATTCTCGAGTTTGATTGTTAATTGCATTCACTATGGCCGCAGCCATTTGTGCAACTGCTTGACTGTTACTACCATTAGAACCGCCAAATAAATTTGTACCGCCGACTACTAAATCATTATCATTGATTGACATTGCACCAGCTGGACCTAATAACATTCTGCCAGTGCCTCCAAATGATGCAAAGTCATCAGCTTCGTCAGCTGCAACAACTGCAACTGGTAATGGATTTGTTTTACTAATTGATTTACCACCACCAATAACATCTAAAAATGCGTCGCCGATGATACCGGGCAAGCTTTTTATTGCTGTAGCCGTTTTTAATGCTGTATTTATAGCTGCTGCACCATATGCTGTTTTGACGCCTGATTGTAAAGTTGAAGCTGCGTACTGTGCTGTGCCAATTCTAAGTCCACGTTGGTCCGCTGCAATTGCTTCAGAACTCACACCGGTATCTAATATAGCCTTTATGCCTCCAGTTACTAATTGATCTTCAATATCTTTTAATATTTTCTCAGTTGAACGTTGATCATCTGCTTCGAGTGTTGCAGCAATTGCTGCAGCATTTGTTGCAGTTGATACTGTAGCAAGTTGGGCCATTAATGCATCCCCAGTAAGACCAAATAAGTCTTTTGCTCCGGGTAAATCTTGAATTGCTTCATATTTTTGAAGCATTGTAGATAACGTTGCTTCATCTATGCCCATTAATTCAGCCATTTTTTGTCGAGCAAACATATTTTGCCGCAATGTTTTGCCTTCTTTCTGAAGTATTTCATACATTATATCAGCTTGTTTGGTTGAATTTCCTTGTAATTCTGCCATACGATATTGATTGGTTAAACTTTCTCCATTATTATCAACTAATCGGCGACCAGTTAATAATTGATACTCCATTTCTTGACCGATACTTGATTCAATATTTAATAAATTTTGTCCTGCACTGTGCAATGTAGACATTGAAATACCAAGTTGTTTGGCTTTAATTACAGATAATTCTAATTGTCCTGGCATCCGGTCGTATTGAATTTGTATATCTGAAGTTAAATTTGCAACATCCGTTAATGTTTCTGTTGTTAATTCAATACCACCTAAGCTAGCTTCTATTGCATTGGTTATCGCAACGCGTTTAGCAATTTCATCGTCTGCATTTTTTCCAGCGCGATATGATGCTTGAATCAATTTATTTGTTGCCGTCCCCGTTAACCCGTAATTTTTTAATAGCATATCACTTGCTTTGATCAATGATTTACCAAACGTATTGGTAGCTAAATCATTTAAAGTTGCAAATGGGCCAATCAAACCTTTAAGATTTTGGGTGATTGCGCGCATAGCATCGCCACCTATGCCGAAACTTGCAGCTGCTCTATCCATGGATTCGCCCAATTTAGCTGCTTGTATTACAGTTAGGTTGAATGATTTGGCTAGATCGGCATTTCGACGTTCGATAACATCATATGCTTTAGTTAAGTCTGTTACTTGGTTGTACGCGGTTTGCAATGCACCTATAGAACGATCCATTGCAAGACCTCTTTGAGCATTTGCTAAATTAGTTAAGTCACTAATAAGACCACCACCGGGCATAATTTACTTCTTTAATAATAAATATATGATTTATTTTTTTATGTTGTTTTCTTTGATTTTGCAACAACCTTACGAGATTCGGTTATTTCATTGATTTTTTTAATCCAAAAATTTCGTAAAAAAATAGGCATATTGTAAACAGTATCCCAATCCCAACGGCCTTCGCCGAACCAAATCATATTAAAAATAGTATCATGTAATTGAATGCGATATGTAGAATCAAAACCAAAAAAGGTCAGATCCAATTGGAAACATGGATTTGAAGGTGCTCCCATCTTCACCTTCAAAATTTATTTCATAATCAATACCTGGGGCATTTGATTTAACATACTCACGAAAACGTTTTGCATCTCGTGCTAAAAAATCATATCGTATAAATTGATCAATAACAGAACGTTCTCGAATTCCATTAACTTCTGTAATTAGATTTGTAATTAATTGAGTTACGGTATCATTGTCAACTTGCGAAGATGGATATGAAAATTTAATTGTTGTTTCTTCATTTACTTTATATGAAAATTCTCCATTATCGTCACTGACTAAGTCGAAAGGTTTAAATTGTACTTCTGTTAAATCAACGATACGATTTAACATTTTTTTTGTTTTAGGATCTTGAATTTTAACTGCATACTCTGGACCATATGCCATTATTCGTGCATGTAAAATTAATCCATCTTTGTCTACTGCACAAATATCATTAATATTAATTGGCGTTAAAATAATTGATTCTAATAATTTATCAAAAACAACGCCTTCGGTAATATATGATGCATTAGTTAAAATATCTTCATCATACGCAGTCATATAACGCATTTCTAATTGACCGCTACGCAATGGATGATTTTTTGGATAAATTTTACCACCGGATGCTAATTTAACAATAACTGATGGTAATTTGCTTTTTTGTTTGTTTTCGTATTGCTGCCGTGCAATGTTTACTAGGTCTTGATTACCTAATCGTGTTGTGACTTTATTATCCATTTTTTCCTTTTTATAACTTTTTAAAAAAAGGGGCCGAAGCCCCTATATAATTTTGTATTAGAAGCTTAAGAATGCCCAATCGTAACGTACTGATATATTTATTTCTTGTACTCCATCATTTCCCCAATCATAAGCACCAAATTCTGCAGACACTAAAAATGCACCATTTAAAATCCATTCTTCAACTGTTTCACCTAATGGTGATAGTTGAGATAATTTAATTTGTTTTTTATAGAAAGATGAATACCCATCTCGTCCGGTCGAAGATTCATGATGTAAACGAATCCATTCCATTACAGCTTGTGCGCCAGATGGAACAATTGGATCATATAGTGTCATAGATATTTCGTTCCACTCTGATTTTCCTTTAACATATCGTTTAATGTTAATCATATCAAGCGTAACCTCGCCGTTATTGATTGTAGGTTTAGCTGATGTTTTTATTAAATATGCAGGGATATCTGGAACTGATAATATGAACTGATGCTGTCTTTTCGGCTCCCAAGAAAACGCCCTATCGAATAATTGCTCTTGACCTGCAATTGCTAAGCTAGGATTTCTGTTATCATACAATGCCATGTTCGTATTCCTTTTTTTATATAAATATGATGATCAGTAAAAAAGGTAGAACCGAAATTCTACCTTTTAATGTTAATTTATACCGATGGTTCAAATGCAGCACCGGTAGGTTGAATATTAAAGTCTAACACGATAAATTCAGCCGTTCTAGTTGGTTGTAAAAATATTTGACCATATAATATATTTTGATCAATTAGATCCGGTGTATTATTTTTATCATTCATAATAACTCGGAATGCATACAACCCTTGCTGTACTCTTACTGATTCCATATATGGATTAACAATTGCTAAAAATCTATTTCTTGTTTCTACTGAATTTTGTTCGAATACTAAAAATCTTGTAGATGATGCAATAAATTTCTTAACTGCAATAAGTAATCGCCTAACATTGATTCTATCTAATGCACTTGGACGAGCTTGTAATGTCTTTTGACCCCAAACAACAATACCGCCGTTAGCACCGCCAAAGTTTGCAATTGGATTAACGCGCGCTTGATATAAAGTATCTCGATCTGCTTGTGCCAATGAAACTTTAGTACCAATTGCCGATATCTTTCCTCGTTGTAATCCAGCTGGTGCATACCATGGTGCTTGCGTTTTATCATTAAATGCAATTACATTTGGCAATAAAACAGATGGTGGTACAAATATTTGTGCACCAGTAGCCGTATTAGTTGTGCTTAACCATGGCCAATATACTGCAGTATAATTAGTATCAAGCGGCGTAACTTGAGATGTTACTGTTGCAACGGAATCATCAATTGCATTCGAATCCATTATATAAAAAGTATCTTGACGAGTTTGGCATAAATTTCTTGCTAATGATGTAGCAGATGAATGTAAACTATCGATAAGTCCTGGAGTAACGAGCAAATTCATATCATAATAATCCGTATTGCTTAATACTAAAAAGGCTTTATTATATGACTCAGTTCCAGTTGATGTAGATGTCTGACAATCAAAACCGTATGTGTTATTAGACGCAATATATTCTCCACGATACTTAGGTAAATTTGGACGAGCTCCATCAAATCCACCTTGGAATGGTACCATGAATCTTCTAGTTGACAATTTTACATTGGTTATGAAGTTTGAATTAGTTAATGCATTTTGCAATGAACCGGTATATGGTGTTATGCTATTTGGATAATTAGATGCAGTTGCTTGCAAAACATTTCCCAGATAAAAATCAACCGAACTACCTGTATTTGATCCTGATGTAGGAACTGGCGCTAAGTAATTCATGTTAGTTGCAGCAGTATAATCAAATCCATGAAAACTTGTTCCTGCATATACTCCTGAAACTAATTGTGATGTTCGATATGATGCTGCAGGTAATGATAAACTAGATGATACTAACGGTGTTGGCGAACTAGGTGCACGGAAACCAAATGGTATCAATGTTTTATCAATAATTTTATTTCGTACATCTTCAGACACTTCTACTCGAATGTAATTGTTTTGTGTTGGATAACTACCATTAAAAAATACTTGTCCGTTATTATTAACGGTTTGATAACTATCTCCAATTACTCGTCCAATATATTTAGGCGAGTCTGGATCTAAATTAACTTCCCATTCTTGAATAATATCTGGACTAGCATCCGTATCTTGAGATGCATATGGCGAACCTGGAATACCTGGTGTTAATGTATTAACTTTTCTAAGTTGAATTACAAATGTGCCGTATGTATCTGCAGGTCCTAATTCCGTACCAGTTCCGGATGTGCCAGGGGCTAATTTAATATCTTTGATTCCAACTTTTACTTCATGGCTAACCGACGTACCATGTGATAATGTATGGAATCTAATTAAATCCGTAGTAGCACTACCTACCAATTGTGATGTAATCCATGGGGTTGATGCTACATTATAGTCTTGCAAAAATTCATAGTTATTAATAATATGCAATGATGCAGTAACTTTAGTAATATCTGCAAATTCCGTATGAAGTTTTTTGGCTTCATATTGTACATATACTGGATAATTTGATGATGCTGGACTTGTACCTAATACTGTACTTATGTATTGATTTGATGAATCAACAATTGAACAAGAAATTCCTGTCGACGTATTAGATAAAAACGATCCATCGAATCCAATAGCTGAATTTTGTGGTGCTGTATATGAACCAGAAATAATTAAAGAAAATGATCCGTTGTTAGTTGATGTATTATATGTTAATAATGAAGATTCAAACAATGGACCCGTCAATCCTACGGTCGTAACTGGACGTGTCGGATGAAGGATATGCGATACTTTTTTAACTAATCCTGCTCCAGAACCAGATTGTGCAACGATTGCTAAAGCTCCGCGGTCTAAATAATACCCATCTTCATATAAAATTCGTGTTACCGTAATTACTTGACCATTTTTTAAATAATCTTCAACTACCATCGGTACATAATAATCATCCGATGTATTTGTTCCGAATATTTGATTGTATTCTGTTAACGAGGTAATTCTCGTTGGTACTAATGCAGGCCCCTTTACTGTTGGGCCGACAATTGCAGCACCTATAGTTTGTATTCCTACTGTTAAAAATGATTGATCGATCTCCCGTGTAAATACGCCAGGTGATACTATTCTTTCTGCCATTTATGTCTCCTAATGATTTTCTTATAAATATAATACGTTAAGTCCAAACCTTACGCAGTAGGAGTAAATGTACCTTGAGCGATATTTATTTGACCATCGCCATACCGATTGCGCATTTTTTCTAACAATTCTTCTTCTTGTTTACGCAAATCAACAAACCATTTCATTTGTTCTTCACGTTGTGCATCTATTTGTCGAAGTTGCTGTTGCAAAGAAAATTCTTCAATATATAGATTTCCTAGTAATTGCGAATTTTGTGTGAATGCATCTCGAAGTGCTTGAATTTCATCTAAATGCTCTTTATCTATTTTTCGAGTCATAATAACCTTTTCTTGATATTATAATGAAAAAGATTGAATTATCCAAGCATTTCGATTTTATTCATATCAATGGAAATGCTATCTACTGATAGGATGTCCCCATGTATGTTAAAATCTTCTCGGGTAGTTAAAGTTGTTCCACCGGGTACATTTGATAGGTCAATGTTTAATCCGTAGCACGTATCATCTACGTATACGTTAACGATTAAATCATAACCATCAACCGTATCAACAGCTGTTATGCGTTTATCAAATAAAAATTGTTTTAATGTTAATTTCATATATTTCCTATGTTATTATGTTTAATAAAGTATGCGGAAGGGTATCAAAACCTAGACCCGTTTCATTAAATGTTTGTGTACCAGTATTAAATTCCGTAAGGCGTGTTCCCGATTGATTAATTTTCGCTATATATCCTACGTATGTTCCATTATACGATGTAAAATTATTACCAGCATATATGTTATTATTTATGTCCAAACTAATAGCTCGAGGTGATAAGATTGCCCAACCAGATGGTCCGGTGCCTACTGCAAATGCAGCATCTCTAGAGCCGTTGGAGTTTATTTTAACTAATCGGTTAGATGTAGAACCAGAATATGAAGTAAAAGATCCGCCGGCTATCATTGTGCCATCATTAAATAACTTTATGGCGGATACGGTACCATTTAAAGTTCCGCCGGGACTAAATGTTGAATCTCGAGTTCCGTCGGTATTAATTCTTGCAAGTCTAACTGCGGAAGATCCAGAATATTGAGTAAAGTCACCGCCAATGATTGTTTTATCGTCAGGCTGAATGGTTATAACATATGTTATACCTGGTAATCCAGTTCCCGAATTATATGATAAATCTCTCGTACCATCAGTATTTATACGAAGTATTCTGGTTATACTAGATCCGCTATAATTTGTCATAGCTCCGACTACAATAAATTTTCCATCAGATTGCATTGCAATAGAAAATGGCGTTCCAGTAAATCCGGTACCGACATTAAACGTTGTATCGCGTGTGCCATTAGTATTGATTCGCACTATTCCGGGGCTACTAGATCCACTATATGTTGTAAATCCTCCCGTTGCTACTATTTTACCATCGGACTGAATTACTGCATCAAGTACGCTACCGTTAGGACCTGTTCCAACGTTAAATGTTGCATCGCGCGTTCCGCTTACATTAAGTCGCGTAAGTCTGGTAACACTGGATCCGCTGTATGTTGCAAAATCGCCACCTGCAATGAGTTTTCCGTCAGATTGAGTAACCATGGTATATACGGTATTACCAAAACCGGCTCCCATGTTAAAAGTCGTATCAATAGATCCAGAATTATCTAATTTTATAATTCTATTATATGCAGGAGCATCGTATAAGGTAAAGCTTCCACCTAGATACAAACTACTTCCAGACACCAATGTAGTCCCAACTCCGGCATTAAAGCCTCTCGTTGTTTGACCGTTAAATGCAACACTGCCCGTATTGAATGTTAAATCTATAGTGCCACTCGGTGATGTTTTTACAAATCGATTGACCGTTGAACCGCTATATGTTGTAAAATTGTTTCCAACATATACGTTTCCTGCAGAATCTAAAGATAATCCATTTATTGTATTGACTGTAACACTATTAATACCTGCTCCTACGTTATAGGAGGCATCTCGATTGCCGTTAGATAATATTCGAGCTATACTAGTTTGAGTGCTGCCACTAACAGAGGTAAAAGCACCAACACATAGAATTTTTTGATCGGGTTGTACTTTTACGGCATATACCAAGTTATTAATAGTACCCGGATTGAAAGTGGCATCTACGGTACCATTAGTGTTTAATCGCATTAAGCGAGTTACAGTTGACCCACTATATTGTGTTGCTCCGTGACCTATAACAATTTTGCCGTCTGATTGAATGTCAACTGCATAACCTACACGCGTTGTTGCAGTAAACCCAGTTCCATTATTAAATGTTGTGTCTAGAGTACCATTGGTGTTTATTCTTAGTGAGCCAGTTCCAATAGCCGAACCTGAGTACGTAGTCATGCTGTTTCCAACTATAACAGCTTTATCGTCACTTTGTATGGCAACAGCAAATCCGTTTTGGTTTAGGCCAGTTCCAATGTTGTATGTTGTGTCGTATGTTCCGTTGGTGTTAAGTCTAGCAATACGATTTCTTGTTGATCCACTATATGTTGTAAATGCTCCCGTTGCAACTATTTTACCATCGGACTGAAGTTTTAAATCATGTACCGTACCATTGAATCCTGTTCCAACGTTAAATGTTGCATCGCGCGTTCCATTAGTATTCACTCTTGCAATACATGGCGACGACGATCCTGAATACGTTGTAAAGTTTCCTCCCATTATTATTTTTCCGTCGGATTGAGTAACCATGCATAAAATGGAATTGTTAGCACCGCTAGTGCCCATATTGAATGTAGTGTCTACCGAACCAGATAAATCAGTACGTAAAATTCTAGTATATACTGGTTGTTCGTATGTTGTGAACGCACCACCTATATACATGTAGTTTAGCGCTCCTGGAATTTCAATTCCAAGAGTAAACGACTGAATAAATGCAAAAGGTGTAAACATAACTTTATATCATATTTCTTACGGAACTTACAAAAATAAGCGATGAATCAAACGTAATCATTGTTACTATATCAATAGCATTTGCTACTGCTGATCCAGTGTATGCAGACCCGCTTGGCTGATCAACGAAACTTGGAAAACTTACTGTTCCTGTTCCCAAGGATCCTTGAGTAACACGTATATTTACTGTTTGTCCTGGGTTTATATTTGTTGGGTTAATATGGGTGTTTGCTCCGTCGACAAGTGCTAAGGTAAAAAAGTTGTTAGCAGACACGTTAACTGAAGCAGTATTTGAAGTAATTGAAAGTGCAGACACTTGCCCTCGAAGTGAGCCTGTAATAACCAAGGATTGGTTAAGTGGATTGATGAATGAAGCTGTTGCTGCAAATGATGCTGATGTTGCAAAACTACTTGATAATGCTTGAGAAGCATATGAAGCGGTTCCTAATAAACTGCCTGTTATATGTGGTGCATACAAAGAATTTAGCGAAGCATTAGATCCTGATATTATGATCTTTTTCCATGACGGCATATTGTTTTCCTTTTGTGTTGTGGTTGGTTACATACACTTATGCCGTGCGTGTGCCCACTTCCTTGCGGCCTACAACATTTATAATAAATATCACTGTTTTAGATATTGCTCTTGCAATTTCAAGATGATATTGTAAAACGTTTCTACTTGATTACCTCGTACAGAAACATCTTTTAACAACAACAACAAAAATTCAATTTCTTGTTTTGTTAATTGATTTTCTAGTTGCTGTTTTGTTTGCGATTTTAACTTGTCAATTATGCTCATAACTTGTTTTATTTTTATGCGTAAATATAAATATCTCCGGTATTTGAATCAACATGTATTGTACCATATCCATTACCCGAACCACCATATATTGGAGCTAGGGATGGTGCAGAAACACTTGTTTCTACTGCTCCTGCATACACAACTGGAGTAAACGAATTACCGGTTGTGTCAAATGATGACGTGAATCCCCAACGCGTTGTGCCAAAATCATACCCATATAATTCACCAACGTTTTGAGTACCTTGTTGAACTACGATACCACCGTCGCCTGCAGTATTAGAGCCCGATGCAAATAACACAAATCGATCTGCAACAAGTAAATTAGCGGTATTTTGAAATGAAGCCGTACCTAATACGACTAAATCGCCCGTTAATGTTAATCCAACAAATGATGGAGAATCTGTTGTCTGTAAACCTAGATCTATGCTAAGTCCTGCAACGCCATTGTTAGTAAGACGTGCTTCGCCTTGTGCTGGCGATGATAATGCAGATGAAGAAATTGCAGATGTTATATAGCCTGCATCATTGTTTAATTGCGAAACATTACTGCCAGATACTATTACTTTTTTCCAAGTTGCCATGTTTTTAAATTCCTATTTTATATAAATATACGCATCAATCTAAACCTACAAAAAAAGATCCAGATGTAAAACATATTCCGCCGTTTGGAGCAGGGCCTGTTAGTTCTATACTTTGCGTTACTATTACGATAACACCACTTTGCGATACGGTTAATATAGGCTGATCGTTAAAATTTTTAATTAAGAATATATTATTAATATCGCTTTTAATTTGCAACGATCCTGTAATAACAGCACTTCCAGAAAATGGAAACGAATTTCCACCTCCGCCATTCAAAGCAAATGAGGCTGTAGTTGCATAACTTGAAGAAATTGAATTTGCAACATTATTAACTATTATTGGAAATGATGTTCCATTGCCTCTAGTAAATGTAATTGTAGCATTATTAATCGACGCCGTATTTATACTAGTTAATGAATATGATGCTGTATTAGAAAATGACGCCGACGTTGCAAATAATGAGTATGAAGCTGTTCTTGCGGTCAATGCATATGATGCCGATTCAGCCCATGATGCGGTACCAAAAAATGAACCTGTTATTTCGTATGATCCAGTTGGTAATTGCGATATGTTAAATATTAATTTACCGCGACTCATTGTGCCCATCTCCCTTTAACTATAACAGTATCAGCTGGTGTTAAATTATAGCCTATAGTAGCCGTATCGAATATTAACGTTTGAGGTGCATTAACGCTAGGTGTCCAATTATACAATGCTTTATCGATATATTGTCCATTAATGAATACATCAAATTCATGATATGTTGCACCTAATTTTGTTACTGGATTTACTGCAGTCTTAAAATTTAATGTGCTGGTAATCGAGTTTACATATGTACCTACTCGTTCTTGAATCAATGTTAAATAAAACATGATATCTGGAGTAATATTTGTAATTAATCCGCCTCCACCGACTGTTACGGATAATCCGGACATTACACTACTTTGAGCTTGTAATACTTCAACTGGCACTGTTGCTGTTTGAAATATATTTGTATTACCAACATCAACATATTGATCAAATGTTAATTTTTTGGGAGAAAACATTTTTTTAATTGTAGATATTCGGGCTTCTTGATCTGATAATAACGTACCCAGTACTGTTAATGGTATAGTTGCACGTATCAATCTGTCCTCACCTATAGTATTAACGGTTTCGAATGATATAGACCCAATAGTAGTTTGATACTTGTTTCCGCCATTTCCCCATGCAAATCTACCATATGGTAAAATTTGATCAACTAATTCATTCATTTGTGCTGTAAAATCGCACCATAACATCATATCATATTCGACTGTAACATACTTTGGTATATCTACAATATAAATTTTTTGAGACTCAGCTGGGACAGATGTTGGTATTGGAAATAAATCATCTTCATAACGATTGCGTTCATTGTATTTATTTTTATGAACGATATAATTTGTTGGGTATGGTCTGTTAACATCCAAAGATTTTTGATTATCTCGTTCAGCTACGGAATTTCGTTTTAACATAATCAATGGCGATTGTAACATTCCTTTTTCATCTCGTAAATATCCTAATCTACGTACATTATCCCATTTTTCGCCACTTGCAAAAATTACCGGTACAGATATTAGTTGTTGATTTGCAGCAACTTGCGGTTGAATTTCATTTTCAACAAACCATTTAATTGCATAATCAATATCATACAATGTACGTTGAGTTGATTTTATTATATCATCATCTCGACGTGTTTGTGCGGCACGATTTAATAATAGATCATCACCGAATCCTTCTGTAGATGCTGGATTCGGTTTATTTGTTTTTCGATCTATATTTTCCCTATTTAATCTAGGCATCGTTATCCTTTATATGAAAATGACGTATTTGAGCCACCTCTTCTCAAATTTGTAATACCTAGCGGCGTCTGTCTCGTTGCATGAGCATTACATATAATAGAAACGCTATAACCATGAGAATCTCCATTTGGCCATGTTTCTGGGTTTTTTCCTACAAAATATTGATTTGCATCGACATTATCTAATTCATAATATTCGTTATCCCAAAAAACAATATCGCCAACTTCTGGATAATAATCTGCTCGTTCTAATAAATCTCGCGAAACACCGAATGTTAATGTTCTAGTATATGAATGCCCATAATCATCCATTACTGCAGACTTATCATCTTTAGTAATCATGCATGGTAATAGAATTGAATCAAAATATGATTTTGAATCTGATTCGCCGTACATGTTAGATTCGGTATTTTCTATAATAAGTTTATAAAACTCAATTTCAGTGTCTACGATCGCATTAATTAATTCACGATTAATTGATGCTAAAAATTTTGCATCTCGTTGTGTTCCAAACAAAGCCATATTTTCTCCTATCCTAAATATATTTTTAATGGAACTCTTGCAAGTATTTCGTTCATTTGCGATGATTCTGCATTTTGTCGCGTCATCATTTGTTCTTTGGTCATTTTTTCTAAAAACTCTCGTAATTGAGTTATTAATTCTCCCTTTTCTGATTGCCCTTGTGATGTTAACTCAGAACCATTAAGTGTTACTTCACCATTTGGAATAGGAACATTTGAATACTTGCCTCGAATATATCCTAACATTTCTTTTGCGGTAGCAGTTGCATATTTAAAAATCCACGCACGCCCCATATCATTAATTCTGCCGTATGTTTGATAAGTATATGGTATATTTGATGCGTCAGTAACAACCCCTCGCATAAGTGCGGAATTACCGTATAATACAGCCGCATTAGTTTTATCTTCTTCTAATACAAATTCTATCCAAACTTTTTTATAAAAAATTGAAGATGCTGCGCTGCCAGTACCGCTACTAGGTACTGGATAAAACTTTATATCATCGCCATGTACTTCAAATGTAAAATATGATTTACGAACCATATCATTGAATTCAATTGCTTGCAATCTAAATAAATCAGCATGAATTGGCATCATCATAAATGATACAGAAGGCGAAAATCCACCAAAATCAAACGCATCTAATAATTGTTGCGAACCTAAACCAGTACCAACAAATGGATCAAAATACCGTACGATTGCGGGTGGCATTGTATGTAATACTCGTTTTATTTCTACTGAACTTGTTGTTAATACTAATCCTAATGATTTTGATATAGCTGTACGTATATTATATGTTTGTTGTCCAGGAATTACATCGATTGATGCAGTATACCATTTTAAATGGCCGCCCGAGTCAGCTTCGGTGCCGTATGCTTTTGATATTTTACTAATATATCCAAATGAATTTCCAATCAACGAATCGGTAAAACTGTTGCCTTGAAGAAATCCTGAGCCAGTTTGGACGCCTAATGTATTTAATAAATTGTTAGCAATATTTACTTGGTTTACTTGATTTGAATATTCAATAACTGCCGATTCGAATGCAGTATAAAAGTTAATTGACTGCATTTCTACATCCATTATTGGATATCCTAATACTTGCGCAGCATGTTTAGCAAATTTATCTGCATGCAATTGAAATGTAGAATCAGAATCAAAAAATCCAAATGGAGTGTCACCAGGAATAAATGAAGAACTTCCAGGCCATATCGGGCGATTTTCTGAATAATCCATTGTTACATTCCTTTTTCATATAAATATCAGTATGTTTCGTTTAGAAGTTTTAAAATTTCATCTAAAGCTATATGTCTATGATTATCTAATAATATAATTTCATTAACATATTTTGATTTAGTTAATTTTGGAACTTCATGCACTGCTGAATCATTTCCGAATTTTAAATCAATTTGATATCTATCGCCTGTTAATATCATTATACTTTCTTTACCTAGTCTAGACAATACCATTTGAAGTTGTTGTTTAGTTAAATTTTGAAATTCATCAACAATACAAACTGCATGATCAAATGTACGACCTCTAAAATGTGCTAAAGAAACTAATTCGATATTTTCTTCTCGTTCCATTTTTTCTAAAATATCAGGTTTATTATAAACTTTACGCATGTTGCTACGCAACGGTACTAGCCATGGCTCCATTTTTTCTGATAACGATCCTGGAAGAAACCCATTATCTTCATTTGATACTGTTGGTCTCGTTATGATAATTTTATTAATTTGTCGTTTAAAAAACATATCTAATGCAACTTGTACTGCTAATAATGTTTTTCCAGATCCCGCTTTACCTAAAATAAAGTTAAATGGCGTTTCTAAAATTTTTGCTTTTGCTTGTTTTTGTTCTTCTGATAATGTAATAGAAAATTTAATATCAGTTTTAGGTAGAGTTTTTTCCCGATTTTGAGTAGTCATAACTAACCTTTTTAATTATAATAATTTTGTAAGAGTTGATTCTCGATAGGTCATTGATTTAAGAGTTTCAATTTTACCTAAACATAATTGACGAATTGCATAGAATGTTTTTCTTGCAGGATATGGTGTCATTATTTTTATTTTAATCAATTCTCTATCTGGACCTAGGTCTTGTTCTATATGTACCATTAGAACTAAACGAATTGCTCTAATACGATCTAATACGTCGATCAATCGACCATCATATCGAATTTCAGCAAACATTTCATATTTGTTTCTTACTACCGCCATACTTCATTTTAATATAAATATACAAATAGTAAAAAAGGGTGACCGAAGCCACCCTTTCTTTCATTAATTCGTTAATTCGTTAAATGTTAATTCTAATCGAAGTTAACTATTAAAGCGTGTTAAGACCATGAACGTATACTTTTCCGTAGAATTCAGGACGAACTACTTTCTTTGCGTAACGTGTCATAACACCTTTACGTGGAGTGAAGTTTACTGGATCATATACAAGCGGAGTCATAATCAACGGAATATATGGGCTAAATACAGCACCCGTTTCAAGGAACTGCGCACCACGGAATCCCATAAGGATTACATTCTCTAACATATATGGGTTTTTGTATATGGTATAACGATTGTTGATGCTACCAATTTTTTGAACGCCAGCAGCAAATTCCATTTTGTTACCATCTGTATCTGCAGCAAATCCTGGGATAGACTCAAGGATAGTTGCAACTGCAGGAGATGTTACAAGGAAGTTAGCACCACCGCGTAACGTTTTTTGGTGAATCTTATTAGATACTTTTTGAAGTTTAGTACCTAAAGTTTGGAACCATCCGCCTTGGGTGTTGTAATATCCATCGCCTACTGCGGTAGCTGCACCAGCGCCAGATTGAGTAAATCCAGAACCATTCCAGAAGTTGTTGTTTAATGCTGACCAATACTCAGTTGTTGGAGCTGCTGAAATCAACATATCAAGGATTTCAAGATCGATTTCCATTGATACATATTCAGACAACATTGAAGTCAATTCAGCTTCGGCATCAATTGAGTGGTATGCATTTAAGTCTTGAGCAAATTCAGGTGTCCAAACTGCTTTCAACTTACGAGTTTTAGCAACGATTGGTTCTGATTGCATTTCAAGGTTAATTTCTGGGATATCAATATCAACCCCGGTATTAATACCTGTATTAGCAGAAGAACCTTTGAATGGATTTTTATCTTCAAAATCACCACGAGTAATATCGGTAGGTTGTTTGCTATAGTTCAATTTGAAATTTGCTTGACCAATAGATGAAGAAATTGCAGTTGCTTGAGTTGATGTTACAACAAAAGATGCAGTGTAATTACTATCAATAGTTGAAAATGCTTGAATTGGAATAACTTCAGTATTTCCAGATCCTGATGTAAATGTCCAAGAACGTACTGCATACAAATCAGCATCAGTTGGTACATTAACGGTTACCAGCTTGTAGTTTGATAATCCTGATGCAATGATAGCACCGTCATAATTTACAGATCCAGATCCTGGAGCAGAACCAGTTGTAGCAGTAACAAGTGAACTGGTATAATTAATTGAATATCCAAAACGACCTGCACCATAAAGACCGCCGGCTGCATCACTACCAGTTGTAGTAACACCAAACATTGAGTCTAATGCATTAGGATTTCCAAATGGATCGCCTATTCTGTTGTTATTATCATCATCAAATCCAGGTACAGCTGTACCATATTTGAAATCAAGATAGAAAATAAGACCTGATGGCAAATTCATTGGCTGAACCGAAACGAATTCTTTTGCAGCAAATTCAGCAAAGATACGTCGTACCAATGGAAGTGCTACACCAGCCCACTCTTCAGATCCTTGAGCAACACCTGTTTGCGAAGCTTCTTTTACTAATTGACGTGCTTGGTTTTCAAGCAATTGTGCCATTCCGGCTTTTTCGGTTTCGCCACGAAGACCTTCTAAAAGTCCCGTACGTTCCCATTTGTTTACGATTGCAATTGCTGCAGCGCGTTGTGAGCGATCTGGGCTTTGCAATAAATTAGAAATACTCATTTTGTTTTCCTTTTTTTTTTTAAATTTGTTTTTACAATAATCCTGCTAATTTTTTCCATCTGTTAGCCATCTCAAAACCTTCAGAAAGAATTTGTGTTGTTTGTTTGCTTGGTGCAGTAGTTGTAGTAGCTTTTGATGCATACGATTCTTTAACTACACGTTTTTTGGTTGGACGTTTGAAACTTTCAGCCAATGTAGCGAAAACTAATTTTGCTTCACGTGTATTTGCAGCTCTATCAAAATTCTCAATTACTTTCATTTTTTGAGATTCTGATAATTCAAAGTTACGGAACAGTTTGTTTGTGTAAAGCAATTTAGCATTAAGAAGATTTACTTCGTTAATAACGTTTTGAAGATGTTTTACCGTACGATATGCTTCTTCAAGTTTTTCTTCTTTATCTGCAATTTCTGCTTCCATTGCTTCTATTACTTCAGAATCTTCAGTTGATGCTGGTTCTTCTGCACCCATTTCACCTTCTTCACGTAAGATTGCTTCAATGATTTCATCAATATCAGATACATCTTCATCACCTGAAGCCATCATCATTGGATCTTTCATTCCTTTTTCGTCACTAAATTCATCTTCGAAATACATACCTTCTTCCATATCAGATGGCATCATTTCATCTGGTGCGTCCATTCCGGCATCTTCTTCCAATTCTCGAATGATTTCTGAAATATCCAGATCTGAATCCATCATATCCATTCCTTCATTGTATTCTGCTGCCATTTCTTCTTCTGAAGCTGGTTCTTCTATTGCCCCTGCAGGTTCTTCCATTTCTTTACCGCCTGCCATTCCAACTTGAAAGTTATAATCCTTGCCACCAACTGATGCTGCTAAGGTATCATCCGTCCAATTGAAATCATCACCCATCTCTTTGCCTGCTGCCATTCCAGCTTCTGCTCCTGCCTCTGCTCCCGCTTCCATTGCTGCTGTTTCATCTTCTTCTTCGTCCATAAGTCCGGCGTCTAATTTTTCAGCAAACATTCTAGTAAGTCTAGGGGCAAATGCTTCTTGCAGAGCAATTTTTGCGTTAGCTAATGCAGTTTCTTTAACTGTCTTAGCGTCAGCAATCGCTTGTTTTAACAAGTCCGATTTTGCCATTTTTTCTCCTTAAATTTGTTTTTTGGAAATAAGATTATTTGAAATCTTAATAGAAATTATTTTTTATATATAAACGCTATATAAAGAACGAATAGCGTATTCTACAATAAATATAAGCAAGTTTTAAAAAACAGTAAAAAAGTCCTAACTTTTTGCTAGGACTTAAAAATTTTTCTTAATTTTTATTAAAATTTGTTTTGCAAATCTTGCATCTGTTGACGATATCTTGCTTTTGATATATCATTTCTGCGCTTAACACTTGGTTTAGTAAATGTTCGATTTTCTTTAACATATTCTAATACGCCTGAATCTTTTACTTTTCGTTTCCATGTTCTTAATGCAAATCCTAGATCATGGTTTACTACATTTACTGCTACAGAATTACCTGGCACGATGGTTTGATGTTGTTTTTGTTTTTTATTCATATATAACTATTAAATTTTTTCTTGTGGTTTTTTTGGAGCTTGTTGTCTAACATTAAATCTAAAATGTTTTAATTCTGGTTTCTGTGCTAAATAACCTTGTAACTTTTGTGATTCTAACGCTGGATCTTGACCTAATCTAAAATAGAAATATCCAATTTTACCTGTTGGTGAAATTGTTTTTTTAATTACCGTAAAGCCTTTGCGTTCTGCCCATTCTTGAATTTCAGTTGCAACTTGTTCTGATGTAGCAGGATCTCGAAGAACGTATTCAACACCACCTCTATAATCAGTTAAATTATTTACTAACTGTGCTTCATCTAAATCAGCTTCAGTCATAGTTTTCATTATGTCTGCAGTTTTTTGCAATTCTTGATTATACATGGCTAATTGTTTTGGATCAGTTGGTAACTTAGCTGTTGAATCCGACTGTTCATTTAATCCAAAAAAATCGCGATATAATTTTTTAAATTTGCTCATCATACACCTATATTATAATAAATTATTTTTTGTTATCCAAATTATCCGACTTCAAAAAAACGATTTAAATGATTACCAATGTTTTCATACGCAAGCGACATACGTTGTTGTGCTTCTTTTAATTGAGTAGCAGCTTCTGAAAATTCTTTATAATCTTCGTGCATTCTTTTGTTTTCTTTTTTAATTGCCAAATTTGAAAACCAATCATCGCCTTCCGTCATAATTCTATCAGCACCATCAACAATTTGTTTAACTCGCTCTACGATTTCTTCAATATCGCCTTTGCCGTAAACTGAATCTCCCATTGCAGAAAAGTTTTTTACGGCCTCTTTAAATGCTTGTTTTTCTGGTGCTGTCATCGGCGCAGGTTGATCTTGCATTATAGTTTCTAAAATAAATTTTAAATTGGGCGTTCTCATTATATTATCCTACATTTACCATCTTCACACAAAATCGATGTAATGATGTCGTTTACTTTATTATATTTATTTGTTTGTGCCGTTTTATTAATTGATTCATTCATGTGCGCAGGCCGCATAAAAGCCCCATAGGTAGAAGGATTAGATACAAAGTCCCAACAAATTAATTCAAAATCTTCTTGTACCTCTACAGTGCCCTCATTGCGTAATTCCTTTACAGAACCTAATCCTCGCGATGAAATACCCAATGTAATTCCAGCTCTAAAAAGTTCCTTAAGTATTTTACCTGATGGCGTATCTAATATTTGTACTGCTCCATGTAAATCATCACCTTTCCACCAAATTTTTAAAACGTTGTGAGAAACATTATTTAAGTTAACAACTGATGATTCTGGATGATCCAGTTCTCCTAATGCTCTATGTTGATCAATATATTCCATTTGATACCGTTGGCATTCTCTTTCTAGAATACGTTTTGGGTATACGCGACCATTTTGATTTTTAGCTCCTGCTCGTTGCAAAACTCCTTGTACAACAAAACCACCAGGTATTCCATATGCAGCACCGCTTGATTCAGTTAATGAACCAACAGGTTTAAATGGCATATATTCTACAATTAGTTGTTTTGACATTTTATTCTCCTAATGCTCTTACTCGCTCTGATATTTTGATTAATCTTTCTGATATCTTATTTAGTGCTTTATCTACTGCCGGACCATATCCTTTTCTAGCAACACCCGATTCTGTTTTTAATCTACTTGCGTAATTTACAGTTTGTTCAATTTCTTGAAGTTGTTTTGCTACTTCTTTAATCGTATGTTTAATTTTTGATTCCGGCGTTAATTTTGAATCGCCAGTTGCGTATGTTCGATATGATTCAATAATTGATTCATACTTACGATCCATTGCTTCTGCAACAGTCATTCCGCCTGCAGTTATAGTCGATTTCTTTGCCTTGCCGACCCAGTTGGGTGTCGTAACTGGAGCTACAGCAGCTGTTACATTTTGTTCTTCTAAATCTTCTTCTTGCGTAACTGCTTTTGTACGTACGTCTCGTCTACGTTGAAGATATTTATCGGCATCATCTTGATCGCCATCATTATCAATATCGCTATCCTCATTACCTACTGCATCTAATGTTTCTTCAAGTTCAACAAACTTTTCTTCCATTTCTTTTAATAATGATTTCATCGATGTAATCCTTTTAACTCATTAATTAAATCATAATATCTTAATAACGAAAGAATATGTGATTCTTTAATCGATTTCATATTTTCTACTGTACATAACATTTCAGAAAGTTTTTTGACTTTAATTTGCGTAGCTTTATCTGATATTAATTTTGATTGCTGCATTAATTGATTTTTAATTTGTGGAATAATTTGTTCAATATATTGTTTTAATGCAGTTGTATCATTAACATTTGTTATATATTTATTTAAGAGTTGTTTTTGCGATTCATCTAATATAGAATATTTTTCATTGAATTTATCAACTAATAATTTATACGCTAATAGACGTATATCTTTTGGCTGTGATTGATATGTTTCAATTAATTCATCTTTTTTAGCAATTGGTTTTTCTGCAATAATACCTGTTTGTAATATTACATGTTTACATTCCATTAACTGTTTAGGATTATCACTTTCTTCATATTCAAATAACATGTATATAGATGCCATTGTTTTATAATTAGAAATATGAATTTTTGCAATATCGTTAAATACAAATTTTTCTGAAATTTCTTTTACTAAATTATACTTTTGACGTTTTAAAACGGATTGATTTAATTTTTTATATGATTCTTTAATCATTCGTATGTAATCTAAACCCTGTGCATCTGTTTTATATTGTTGTTCTTTACTCAATGCATTATATAGTTGCAATTCTTTTGCTAATTCAGTATTACGTCCAAAATATTTTTTTATAATATCAACTGTTTTAGTTTTATTTGAAGATAACGTTTCAGAAGTTAGTTTCCTAACTAAAATTTCAAAAAGTATACCGGTATTTTTGTATTTCGAATGTTTTAATTTTTTCATATTGCATTATACAATATTTCGTTTTTTAATAAATATGTTTGTATTTATAAAATATTATTTTCATCTAACATAGTACCTTCATCAGAATGTTGTTGATGTTTATTTTTTAATGTTTCAGTAATGATATTAAGTGATTTTGATTTTTTAAGATAACGCAAAATACTATGTGATTCCGCTGCAATTGGTTTGACGGATCTTTCTGCTCGAGAATCTGGTTGAAATGTAGTTTTTTGATTCTCTGGATTAAACGCTTGATCGATTGTTTTATTACCAATTGGGTCCCAACCAAATTCATTTTTATGTTGACCAAATTTAATTCCTTCTTTTGGACGACCACCTTTGTCTTTATCTTCAACTTCATCTGACGACATATGTATTGATGCTAAATCGTGTGGTGTTCCAAATGAAACCCCGGTAATTGCTGGATCATTGCCTTCTTGTTCAATTTGATTTTGACGGAATCGCAGTTTAAGATCTTCAATAACATCCGTACGTTGTTGCAACCATTGATCTTCTGACATATTAAAAATATATTCATATATAAATTTATCAGAAACTAATTTACTATCACGCATTGCTGTTGCTAATGTCATTTTTTCAGTCATTAATGCAACTTTTTGTTGATCATAAATAATCGATGGGGCTGTTAATTCTAATTCAAATCCAATTAAATCTTCGCCTTCAAATCCTTGTGCATATAAATGTACAATTGCAATTTTATATAATTCGGATATAGTAATTTTTTGAATTCGTTCGATAGTTCTAGCAAAACGAATATCCATCGATGCTAATGTAGTTTTTCCTTCTACAGCTTCTTCAAATCCTAAAAATGCTTTTGGAATTCGTAAAGCTGCCATCATTTTATGTTTAATATAATTGATATCATCAATTCCAGTAAATGTCATTCCTGGTAATGTGTCAATTGCAGTAGAAGATTGTCCTCCGCGAACTGGCAAATAATAATCTTCTAACATATTAGCAAGATTAAATTTCAAGTTATAGTTGCCGGTATTTGGATCTACATGCGGAATTTTTTTCATTTTCATGATAATTTGTTCCATAAATGAATCAACTTCATTTGGTGGAATATTACCAATATCGATTTTAAAAATTCGTTTTTCTGGCGCTCGCATAATACGATGAATTAACATCGCATCTTCTAACATCATAAGTTTTTGAAATTCTTGTCGAGCTCCTTCTAACATTGATTTACCATATGGTAAAAAATTTGAATCCGATAACATTCGAAAATGTGCAATCTCAAAAACATCGTATGTAGCTTGTTGATTTGCTATGTTTTTAAATTGAATTTTATATTCTCCAGATACTTCATCATATTCTTCCCATCGTTCCATTTCATAACTAGAAAATGGTCTTACATTAATAATACCAATTTCTTCAGCAATATCCATTTTAAGGAAAAAATCTCCGTATTTTACCATGTTTCTAATCCATGGCCATAAATTGAATTCTATGTTTAAAACATCATAAAATAAATTATAAAGAATTTTTTGAATACGCGTATTGCTAGTTTTGATAGTTAAAATATCACCAAATTGGTCTGCTAATGTAGATTCATCTGCGTATATATCTAATGCTGAACTAATAATTGGATCTCGATCCATCATTTCATAATCAGCATAAAGTTGCATACGATTTTGATGCATATAATAATTAGAATCATATCCACCCATACCACCTACGCGATGTTTATTAGCACCATGTAGTCTAGTATATCTATCTGCAACTTTTGATTGATTTAAATTTCCCCGAGATTGTAATCGATTAGTATCAACAACTTTTAATCGATCTTTACCGTAAGTACGAACGATGACATTCGTAGCAAAGAGATTTTGTAATCGTTTTCTTAATGTAGGCATATTTTTATCTATTTTAATATAAATATAACTAGTTGTAGAACTGCGGTAATTATCGTATCAACCATGTTAAATCTTCATTACTATCACCCACATTCCAATTCCATGAGTCTCGTCCAGAATTTTGTGATCGGTTAGTGTAAATAATTTGATCTGAAGTTTTTTGAAATTGTGACAGTGCTCGTTTATTTAGCTCTATTCCTTGTTGTCGCAATTTAAGCGACGTATCTCGTAACCATAAACCAATACAAAATGACATAACAAGGTCATCATTATATCCGCCGTGTGCTTGTGCTTTACCATTTAACCAAACAAACACAAATAATTCTTGTATCAATCGTTTAGAACGAATAATTGGTGTTCGTTCTCGCATATACATTTCAAGTGCAGATATCATTAATGGACGAGTACGCGTTGTTGTTGATACGCCAGGAACCATCTGCGATTTATCCTTCATATCATAACCTTTTTTAAGTTGTACATCTACATCAACATAACCATCATCTTTGTATGTATAAAATATATTTTCATATCCCCTATCTAATGCGGGTTGAATTGCAGCCCAACCAATGTTTGCATTTTCTATTGCTAAGAGTGCATTATTCCATTCTGTTGCAACTGTTACAAGCATATTACCGAAATCTTTAGGTGGTAATTTACCTTTATATTCGGCAACTTGTGCAATCGATTCTACATCAATAACATGAAATGTTGACCAGTCAGCTCCATCTCCGCGGGCAACGTCAGCTACTACTATATAATTTTTATCATAGTTTGGATATTCCCAAATCCAATATCCATTGTCATACCCGCGACGTTCGATGGGTTCTATACATTTATTTTCATAATCCATTAATATAGCACCATCTACTACAGTATGTCCAGATGAAATAAAGTCACAATCACATTCTTGTGCTGCGCCTCGCTCTCCCAATAATTGTGTTTGTTCATCTCGCCATTGCTGATCGCGATCTGGATGTACGGTCCAATGCAATTTAATTGTATGAAATCCATTAATTTCTTGTTCGGCTTCTGACCATACTGAATGAAACCAATTCCCAACACCGTTTGGTGTAGACAATACAATTGCTCCACCACCGGTTGATAATGTTGCTTGCGATGCTATCCAAATTTCTTCAATATTTCTAATGAATGCAGCCTCATCTATAATTAATAAAGATAATGCTTCTGAACGTGCACCAGTGGTTGCAGAAGAAACTGCTTTGATTTGAGAGCCGTTTTTAAACTTAAGAGAAAGTTTATTGTCTGCTTCAATATTACCTTTTAACCAACTAGGTAAATTGTCATGCATCACTCGTACTTTAGTTACTAAGTTTTTTGCAACTTCTTGAGTCGTTGCAATAACAAGTACATTAAAATCTTCTTTGAATAACATGCTCCAAAGAGCAAATCCAGCCGATAATGTTGATATGCCTAACTGCCGCGATTTCAATATTACATTGTAACGATTATCTCTTAATTCGGTTAATGAATTTTCCTGGAATGGATATAAGTTAAATTTAATCTTGCCGCGTTTAGGGTGCTGAATATAACAATATTGACGCATAAAGAAAACAGGATCTTTAGCACACATTGTGTACTGTTGTTGAATAATCTGTTTTATATTTATATTTTGTGACATATTATTTTAAAATTTCATTGATTAATATTCCAGAACCTAAAGTTGTAAAAATGCCTGCAGCAAACCATAATGCTTTTGAATCATACCATTTTGGTTTAAAATATCGTTCTCGTCGAATATATATTTCTACATTTTCTTGTAATAAAGCAATTTGCTGATCTTTATATCGTAATTGCAACGAATCTAATTTAATTAATTCTTCATGTTGTTTTGACAACATAATATATTTATCAATCAATTTATTATTAATTGAATCTAATGCATATAACGAATCTAATGTATATGAAATATCAATAATTTCTTGTTGAGTAAAACATGTATCTGGTTTTGTTTGCGTTAATGCAAATATTGGAAATAGTAATATAACTAATAATTGTTTCATATTATTTTTTTGGTTTACGGCCGCGGCGTGTTTTATTTAAAATATTTTGTTTTGCTTCTTCTACAGGTCGTTCTTCTATTTGTAGATCTTCTTTAGCTGTTTGTAATTCTTCAATTTCTGTTTTAGTTTCTTGAATTTCTTGTTTTACTTCTTCCCGCTGTTCTTCAATTATTTCAGTTTTACCTTGAAGCTGATCAATTTGTTTATTGTTATCATCGAGTTGTTTATCAGTTTTTTCTATTTTTTTCTTGTTAAGTTTATCACTTGCAAAAATAGCAGCAATAATTGCTAAAATTATTCCGGCAAGTATTGCCCAATACTTTTTAATTGTTTTCATCTTGATTTTCTTTTTTATTTAATTTTGCTAAAAAATTTTCTTTAAACTGATTGAATTGTTTTTGAATAGTATTTTCAAATTCTTCTGGTGTCATTTTTGCTGACCAATGTTCTATTTGCCCATCTGAATTAGATACGAATTGTTGAACTTGTGTGTATGCTTGTTTTAATAATTCAACGTCTCGTTCAGCATCACGTAACCATGCTAATGCATTTTCTCGAATTTTATTTCGTTCATATTCTTCGAATTTGCCTTCTTTTTTTAATTCATGCTCCATTTCAATCACGCAATCAAAACACATTCCATGAAGTTTTCTCATTTTTTGATCTAAATGATGCGTTCCTATACACGTGCATGTTTCCTTTCTACAATTAGGAAATGCATGTAATTCATCTCGTACAGATTGAAATAAATCAGAATTTTTTGTTTTTCGAATTCGAAAACCATCTCGTTGCTCTACAACATAAGTATTACCGTGAGCATCTGTTTCTTCCCAAATATCTCCAACTTCATGATATTCAGCTTGGGCCGCTTTAGATTTTGCATCAGAAAACCCAACTGTTTTTTTGGTTTGAAACTTATGAGTACCATCCAACATTTGTTGAACTGCTTTAACATTTTGTAACTTTTTTGACATAACTTATTTATTTTTATTTATTTTGCTTCTGCAGCATCATCTGTTGTTTGTTCTGGAGCACTAATACTTTTAATTTGTCGAATTGCAATATTTTTAGCTCGTTCTAAATCTTCTGGATCTAATTTTGCAATTAATTTTGCTAATGGTGATATTGCAGCCGATACCATGGAATTTGGACCTCGTTGCTTTTTTTGTTTTAAAAATTCTAACCATTTTTTAATAGCCATAATATTTTCAGCTTCTTGTTGCTCTACATCTTTTTTAACATCAACTTCTTCGCTGCCTTTGTCTGCAGCAGCTGGAGTAGTTTCAGGTGTAGCTGTTGTCGGCGCCGGAGCGGGCGTTGCTGGTGCCGGAGCAGTTGGTGCCGGAGCAGTTGGTGCTGGAGCAGTTGGTGCTGCGGCCGCTGCTGCATCTGGAGCTGGAGTTTCAGTAGGCGTTTCTTTTGCAGGAGCATTAGGCGTCTCTGGCGTAGCGGCATCTGGAGTTTCTGTAGGCGTTTCTTCTGAAGGTGCTTTAGCTCCTTCTTCATCACCTTGCTCGCGTAATACTTTTAAAATTTTTCTTCGAATATATTCTCTAACTAACATTTCTTTTTGATTAGCAGTTAATCGATTAATTCGTTCTTGAATTTCTGGAGTCGTTACGCCATGGTCAATTAATTCTAATTTTTTTAGATATTCGTCTGAATCTGTTTTTTGTCGTTTATTTAAAACTTTAGCAGCATGTTTTGGATCATAATCTGCAGATTCTGGATCATATAATCGATCGTTATCTGTATATTTTTGGTATAATTTTCCGTCATCTTGCACAGCTTTATCTGTTTTCCGAGCAACCTTTTCTTGTTTCTTACCAGTAGAAAATGGGTTTAGAGAATCATGTTTATCATCGTGAGTGTAATCTTTAAGATCTTTTCTTGCATGAATTTTTTGAGATTTTTCAAAATCTTTTGGTGTTTTATACTTGCTTTTGTGTTTTTCAGCCATGATTAAATTCCAATTTTAATATAAATATATCAACGTGCATATTTCAATACGCCTAGTATCTGATTAACGGGCGCAAATGCTCCTGTTAATTTATATGTATTGCCGCGATAAGTAAATACTACGCCTTCTGATGGGACAATTGCATCAAAACCACCTAATCGTTCAATTCGTTTTAGTTCTAATTCCAGTTTTGCGACTGTTTGTGGATTTGGATTATTTTGAAGTTCTTGAATAAGCTCAGCCATTTCTTGCTTGATTGTTTGTACCGTTTTTGATGGATTTGCTGCTAAAAAGTTTTCTGCATTTTTTAATGCTACTGCTCCTAATCGCAAAAACAATGTTTCAAATGGTTCCATGTTTTGCTTGTAATAACGTTTGAATTCCGATTTATCAAATTCTTGAACCCAATTTAAAAATTCTGCATTATCAATTTGTTTTTTAAGCGTAGTCATACTTTCTGACTTATCAAAAAATGCCCAACGATATATCAATGTGTTTAATATGTTTTCTGGAATATCGTATCCCGTTTTATTGGCTTGCGTTTTAATAACATCTGACCACCATGCTCGATGATATTCAGTTAATCGATCCGTATCTTTCAACCCGTAACGATTTTGTAATTGTGCAACTTCATTAAAAAATGCAGCTTGTTGATCTTCAAAATCAGATATTCTACCAATTTTGATTCGTTGTGGCGGAATGAACGAAAATGTTTTTTGAAGGTGAGCATTGGCATCTTGAATAATACCTTGCAATGTAGCTCCGCCTGTTAGATCCGTTTCTACTTGATTGCCTTGCTCGTCATATTCTATTAAATTATGAAATTGTAATACTGCAATTTCGTATGAAATAACATTTTTTGTAGCAGGGTATATAATTTCCATGTTTGCAAATACTCGACCATTTTTAAATATTTGGTTGAGTTTATCTTGCGATACGCGACTAAATGCTTCTGCTAAATCTTCTGCAGCATTTGCAAATGCATCTGATATTGGCCCTCTACCTCCAAACTTGTCTTGAATTTGTTGTACAGACATTGGCGTAATAACAGTACCTTTATTTCGTGCAAAACCAATTTGTCCATTTTTCCACGTTACTTGAATGTTTTGGCCATCGGTTTTTTCTGTAACTGCAGATTCAATATCTAATCGCCCTTCTAAAGCACGAGATATAATTTCTTTGACATCGCTAAATGTTAAACCATGATCATCCCATGGATGTGCCATATGTCCTGCAGCACCGCCTTCTTTGATTAGTTGAATTCCTTCTGATAGTGGCACTCCATAAACCGTTTTATCAAAATCTGCAAAGTCATATGTAAATGCTTTTCCGACGTGATTATCTAAAAATTTTCTTAATTTTTTAATTTTTGTTTGATGTTTTGCTAATTGTTTTGGAGTAGGATACCCTTCAAATATTTGAATAACATTTTCTTGTAAATGTTTAGCCCACCAATCTTTCGTAAATAATGCTTCTTGCAATCCCGTTACAACTTGCCATGCATTTTTTACTAATGCATCTTTGTATTGCGGATATGATGCACGAAATATTCCATAATCTCTATCTGCAATTGCTTTGCGTACGATGGTTGCTGATATAGGAGTTCCGTCTGCGTATGTTTCTGGATCTACATCTATACTAATTTCAGTTGCATCTATTCCCATGGGAATTTTGCGTCCTTTTTTATCACCGATTGTAGCATATTTGTCTACGTTAGGAACAAATGCTTTTGCTCTAACATAATCATCTCCCTTTGCGGATGCAGCCATGGCATAACGACCTGTTGCATCTGATGGTAATGCAAACAAATACTCATATGCTGCGGTTATTGGTGAATTAAATTCGGTAGGTTGAATTCGTATGTCTGGATTATCATTAAGTAAATTGAACATTTCAATGCTTTGTTCTCTCGTAACGCCATCTCTCGGTTGTGGCCCTATCAGCATTATTACTTGTCCTACCTGCAGAGTCTCTGCATAACGTTGTGCTAATGCTAAATGTGCTCCCGTTAATGGTTTAAATCCGCCTGGAAATAAAACTGTTATTTTATCCATATGTTCCGTTTTATATAAATATGTTAAGATACAATACCAGCTGGGGGAGGTAATATAGAACTACCTACAACGCGGCTTGTTCGATATACAAATCCTTTCATTGCTAATAAATCACCAACATTGCCTGTTGCATCTCTACTAACAATCATGAATATCCTTACATAACGGCCTTGGTAATTTGCAAATGTTGAAGATGTTGTAGTAAATGTACGAGAGCCGCCTTCATATGTTCCAGTTGAATTTATTGTTGTAATTAATTGAGTTGATGCAAATAATGATTGCGGCGTACTCCATGAATCATATCCTGTACTAGTACCGGTACTACCAGATATACTTGCAGATTGAATATACCACTGTGCTTCTAAATTGCCAGTTGTACTCGTAGCAGCATTAAAATTATACATTAATGATATTTGCATTCTCGTTTCACCTGGTAATACAAATGTTTCAAACATTGATGCTGTTTGTGCTCCGGTTGTAGATAAACTTCCGGTGTATGTAAATTCAGATCTATCAAAATATACAACGCGTCCTACGTTTAGTCCATCAACAAATTCACTATTGGAATCAAATAATACATCTCCTCCTTGTATAGCAATAAATGATGATGCTGTTACATTGCCTTGAGCAGTTAAATGAAATCCACTTGCGGAAATTGCTATATTTCCATTAGCACCGCTAATAAATGTAGTTGCAGGATTTCCAAAAAAGAATTTATTGGTACGAACATCAATTTCAGAATCAGCAGTTGAATATCTAAAATAACTCGCCGTATTTGCATAAAGTTCTAAACCTACACCGCTATATGCCGCACCCCCTTTGGTTCCTGCACTACCTGGTAAAGCTGATCCGGACCACAATAAAAATCCAGGAAATCCGGCAGCAAATCCTTCATAACCCAATGATCTAATAAATCCGGAATTTGTATATCCGCTGATTGCTACACCACTATTTAGTGAATCTGCTACGTATAAAGATCCAGTAAGCATTGAATAATCGCCATCAATATAACGATTTCCGCCTTCCCAATCTTTATTGTATACATATGATGTTTGCTTGCTTCGTACGCCTGCTACGTTGTAAAATTCTGCTTTAAATGAAATTTGATTGTCAATTTTATGTGTAGTTTGTATGGGTGTTTTTATGCGTGTATAATTGGGAGTATATCCTGCATCATTATCTGTAGTTACACTAATATCAGCAACTTGCCAAGCACCAGACTCTGCTACTAAGATCAGCGTACCAGTCCCGGTATAATCTGATTCAAAGTTTAAAACAACATCATCAAAACGCTGATTATTGCCCGTAGCACGTAGTTCTCCGATGCGTTTACCAAACGAAAAATCTTGATTGAAATAATCTGTTGGATCTGCATAAAATGAACTACCTGATAAATATACCGACAATACTGGATCTGTTGTGATTCGCGTTGCTAATGCATCAACCGTAACTTTGTACGCAGAGTTTTTAATAAATACGGCCGTTGTTGTTGTGTTTGCAACAAGTACGGAATTTTTTGCAGTTAAATCAATTGAACTAGAAATTTGCATTGCATTGTTCAATGAAGCCGTTGTATATATTAATGTTGGTGCTGTGGTTTGAACTCCTTGCAGGAATGCTGAAGCTGACCAATATGTATCAATTATGCTTTGTGATGTAAATGCTCCAACTGCTAAATCAGGAAACAGTGATGCAGTGTTTGCAACAAAAATTTCTGTTTCTTCAAGTTCTACATCATTAACTAAGTCCCATGTTCCAACAGTACCGTTATTATTAGTAAACACTTTGATTCTAGAAACGTCGCCGGTTGCTGGATCTAAGCCTTTAATTTGTATGTAAGCAAATGATTGTGAATTTTCAGTTGCAACATAAGTAGGAGTAGCTTCATATGTCAATGAAAATGCAGAATTTGCAAACTCAGAATATGTATGTGCAGATATACTTTGACTGCTATAAACTGTATATTCTGTATCTAACAATGCCGTAGTTGGTGATAATATTTTTTTAATCGTTGATATGTAAGGGGTTATTGCTACCGCATAATTAGGAGTAGGCGTAGCATTTTGCGGTGATGCTACAGTAATAGTTCCTGTCGACATATCTGCACTAAACTGTCCTCCGATAATTTCAATGGCGGGTTGATTATTATATAAATAATATCGTATTTGGCCGGTAGTATATGTCGGAAATTGTCCTGACGTATATACTCTATCAAGTTGAACTCCTATAATTTCTTCAACAACTAATTCCGGTTCAGTTTCGAAAATTATTTCAGAAACATTTGATACATTTGGATTAACTGAAACAGACCGAATCCATCGAATATTTGGTTTGCCTTGCCACTCAGTTGGTATTATTTGATTATTAATTGTAACTGCTTCTGATATTAATGTTATCGTACAATCTCCTGGAGATGTATCTTCATAAATATAAATTGCAATTACACGACTTTTATCTTCATCAATATAATCTACAACTTCATGATAAATTGGATCTCCATTATAATCTAATATTTCAATTCCTAATACTCCGCCAACTTTTAAATTTTGAGGATTACCACGAAGTTTAAATAAATTTTTGCCCGCAGTTAAGCGTGTAGGAAATTCCGATATTTGAAAATAATCAGGTGATGTTAGTGATGTATCTTCAAAATAAACAGGAACGAATTGTAAACCTTTATATACAGCTTCTTTGCGTTTCATTGTGCGAAATATCTTTTATATAAATATTACGCATGAAATTTTAGTTATATAATTTGCATTTCATAAAATGCCAACGCTGCATTACATTAACACCTCCAGATTTTCTACAATAAGGACATGTTGATATTTTATATTCTCTACCTTTTTGTGCAGCACTAATATTCTTACGATGCTGATCTGTTAATGATTTATTTTTTAATGCTTCTGATAATTTCTTTTTTGTTTCTTCGGATCGCGGAATACCAGTATTCCATGGTTTAGTTCCTTTAAGTTTATCATGTAATTTTTTACGAGTTTCTGCAGAAACAATACGTCCTGTATTTGCTTCACTGATTTTTTTACGAGTTTCTATCGATCGTTGTCGTTTTTTACAATTTTCAGAAAATCCACCAGCACCACCTTTTGTTAAATTATAATATTCCGGATTGTTTATTGCATCATATTTTTTTATTAAATATTCTTCATATAAACGGGCATCAGATTCATTATTAAATTCTTTTAATATCATTTTTTGAAAATTTTCTTTTCCATATTTTTCAATTGCACGATTAATTAATTTTCCAGATCCATAATATGTTAAGCTAGTATCAGGCGTTTTAGAACAAAATCCGATATATTTTTTATTATCTATCAAATTTTTTATTTCATATACATATGGCATAATAGTAAATAACCTTATGCTTTTCGAGGTGGAAGCACTCTAATCAGCATAAGGTTTTAATAATGTTTTACAATGTAGCTTCCACTCTACATTAATAAATATGTTTCATATATGATTAATTCGACTATAACCATTAAGTTTATCAACTGTTATAAACGTATCTACCATATCTTTCATCGAATCAACATGAGATATAATAATTGAGAAATCAAATTTGGTTCGTAAATATTCAAATAAATTAACTAACGATGATATATGTGACGAATCTAGAGTTCCAAATCCTTCGTCTATTGCAATAAAATTAGGACGAGGCAAAGCTGAAACATTGATAAGTGCAATGCGAATTGCTAATGATGAAATAAATCGTTCCATACCAGATGTTAATTCTAATGGCCAATAATTATCTTCATCATAAATAATATAACCATTGATATTTTTGCCATCTGTATTTAACACCATGTTAAATTCTACAATTTGATTAAGTACGTTGTTAATTTCAGATTCAATTTTAGGAACTGCTTTTGCAATTAATTCATATGGAATACCATTACGTTGAACTGATTGCAAATAATATTCATATGCTTTATATTCAGTTTCTAATTGTTGATATCGTTCTAATTGATCAATCGCAGTACTTTTATTTGTACGTGCAACTTCAATAGCACCAAACAAAGATTTAATTTGATCTTGAATTATTTTAATTTGTTGAGAACATGATGTAATTTGCGTTTTACATTCTTCAATCGATTGATCTATTTGTTGATTATGTATAATTGCCGTTTCATTTTTACGAAATAATTCTTGTCGTTCAATAACTGTTTCTAATTCAGATTCTCGTGTTTGCAGATCACTTTCTAAAATTTGTAATTGTAATTCGTTGCGTTCCAATGTAATTTTTTTAGTATCAATATTGGATTTCAATTTATTATATTGATCTACAATTTCAAATATAGGTTTTAACGTATCTAATTGAGAATTTAAGTCTGTTAATTCTTGTTGTAATTCTTCTAATAACGCTCTATCTGAATCAATTGTATTTTGAGCTTCGATTGCATTTTGCACGAAAACGTTAGATGTACAGTATTTGCAGTTTGGATCATATTCGTGAGATTCGAGATGTTTAATTTTTTCTTGTTTGGCATTTACTTTCTCCTGTTGTTGTCTGAATTTTTGTAAGCAGGTATTGACTGTTTGTTCTATCTTTTGGTATTGAGTTGTTTGTGTTTTAATTGCATCTATATCTATTTGCAATAAGTCCGATTCTAACGTCTCAATAATTTCAGATAATGTTTCTAATTCTTGTTCTGCAGTTTCTATATCTGTTTGAATTGTTTCAATTTTACCAATTAATGTTTGTTCTTGTGATTTCAATTCTGCAATATTCGGTCCGTCGTATGTTGTTGGTAATTTAGTTTCAATAAGTTGCAAAATTTGTTCTTGAAATTCGTTTCTACGTTCTTGTTGCTGATCTTCAAGTTGTTCTAATGAAATAATAATATCTTGATTGTCAGTAATAACTGCATCAGCTTGTACAATAATTTCAGCGAAATCTGTTTTCTTATAATCTTTTAATCGTCCTGCCGTTTCTTTAATTTCATCTGCTGCAAGCTGATATAGTTGTTCGAATACCGTAATATCTAAAAACTGCGATAACAAATCTTTGCGTTCTTTTTGTGACTTTTCAATAAAATTATTGTTATCTGCTTGCAATGCAAATGCCGTTAAAATAAAATCATCATATGTCCCTAAATAGCGACGAATGTTTTTATTTGTTTCACTGCGTTCTTCTCCGTTTAATTTTGCTGAATCAGTATAAAAATCTACATCAACTTTCACGTGCGTATCTTTCTTTTTGTTTTGAGTACCACGTCGTTCAATGGTATATATGATGCCATTCATTTCAAAACGAAATACACCTCGGAACCATGTTTGTTTATTATTTAATACTTCGTTTGCTTTGCTTGTTTTGCTGCATTTATCAAATATAGTATATATAATTGCATCAAGCAAACTTGATTTGCCAGATGCATTTGCAGCAAAAAGTCCACATACATCAGAAAGTTTATCAAAGTTTAACATGTTACCTTCGCCATATGAAAACATGTTGTCAAATTCAAATGATATAGGATGCCATGTAGTATGTCGTATCGATTCTACTGCAGGCAATTTTGAATTTATTGTGCGATTAATATGTCGAATAGCATCAATTTCCTTAGGAGTAGCTTGCGGAAAATTTGTATCAATATAATCCGTTAACAACACATTTTGATACTCAACATCTCGAACATTTCCTATTGTTAAACTAGTAGCAGTATTAGTTGTAGTTGAGCCTATAGTTCGTTGAATTGTAATATCTTCTACTTGATATTTTTTACGGATTGTTGCAATTAGCCGCTTCATATCTGCTGCACTCGTTTCATTAAATTTAATGCGAATTCGTGGTCGTTTTGGCATACGATGTGGAGAAGATATAATTGTAGAACCTTGTGTTTCTATGGTTACATAACCATAATCATTTTCGATTTGCACAAATTCTGCACTTCTTTGCTCTACATTCCAAACCAATATCCCATGGTCTAATGCTTCGCCATGATTTTGTTGAATTGTGCTACCAGCATATCTAATTTCTGGTTTTTTTTTATATAACTTTATTTTTTTACTCATATAGTTTCATATTTAATTTGATCAATCTCATCTTCCCAGATACGTATTAACGTCCAGTTACTAGATGCTACTAATCCATTTTTATATAAATCATTTTCCCTTGTTCGTAGTTGGATTTCATTTAATTTCCCAGCCATTTTTTAAATATTCATCTAGTTCTAATTCATCAACTTCAATTTCTTTATATGAATAAGATTGCAATATTTGATTTGATTTATGAATATCTCCTAGCAACGTAATGTCATGACCTTCAAACAAATCAACGCCTACATGATCATTTGATATTTGATAGCCAATATCGGTACGAGCGGTATTAACAGCACCATGGTGCAATGCAATCTTATAAGAAGCTGCGAAATCTTTAGCACGAATATAATCAGCAGGCATTTTGTCGACAGCCATATGATTCCAAGTAACGCCGCCTAATTCAAATAAACCGTTGTCTTTAATAAAATGTATATTCTTATTTTGAATAACATCTAATACTGGACTAACTGCATCAATACGGTGCATATTATTTAAGTTCATATCATGGTTACCTAAAATAACAATTGTAGTTAATTCAAATCCGTTAAAGAAATCGACTAGCATTTGTACTAGCTCCGGAGACATATCTAATTTGCTATGCACAATATCACCTGTAACTACAGCAATGCTACGATCCGTTTTGGTTTGATTAATATATTCAAACATGTTTTTAAATACTCCTCGATATTCTCGATGTCGTTTCAATGTTCGAATGTGTACGTCTGAAATATGATAAATTTTATCAATTCGATCAATTCCCGTTTCAATTTTTTTTATGTCCATAACATGTCCATTTTAAGCGCCATAATGCGCTCAAACGTTAATATATCAGTATCGTTAATAATTTCTGTAATTTGTTCAAAACCTAATTCTGATGCATCAGCATCTTGCAATTTAATAAAATAAACATTTAATCCTTCTGCCATAAACCGTTCTGCAATTTGCACTGCATTTTTAAGTGCATCAGCATCTAAGCAAATATAGATATCTTTAACACGTTTTTCAATGATTTTCTTTTGCAGGGCCGGTTGTATAATTTTTCCGAACAATGGAATTGCATTGCGTTTGATTGCAATTGCATCAAATGCTCCTTCACAAAGTATAATCGGCTGTGACCAATTAATAGTTAAATCAAATCCAATGATATCTTTTGATATTTTCGGATTTTTATGTTTTTGTTTATCGGCTCGATAAAATGCTCTAGAAACAAAATAATTTAATTGTCCTGCTTCATCATAACTAGGAATAATTATTTTTCCAGAATATTCACCTTGTTCACAATACCCAATTCGATATTTTAAAATATCTAACATACCAACACCACGTTGCGATAGATAATGCATTGCATTTCGATAATCTGGTGTATTTTTTCTATTCCATAACGGAATATAATTTTCTGGTAATGATAATGCAGCTACAGTTTTTGTTTCCGTATTAACGCGATATCTAGAAGATTCAATTATTTTTGAAAGTTGTTCAAACCATTCTTTTGATAAACCCATCTGTTTGAATAAGCTAGAAATGGTTCGTCCTTTTTTATCAGATATCCAACAATGCCATGGATTTTCTCCAGCATGATTAGTATTTATATCAATTTCTAATTTTGGTTTGTAATGTGAAGTAAATGGAGAAAAGAATGCAATATTATTTCCGGAAGTAGATTTTCCTTTACCTAGAACTGATTCTAATAATTGTAACAGTTTAAGATTCTTCACAATTATAATATAATAAAAAACTGTAAGGAATCCAATTAATAATTAATTATAATATATGTTAAGCACATACATTTCATTTCTGGCTTAACGATTGAATCAATAAATTCTTCAATCTATTAATAAAATAAATTTCATTAATCTTCATGAATATATTAAAAATAATTCAAAAAACAAACCTTACTTAAAAAAACGTTTTGGATCTGTTGGAATTTCACCGGGTTTTATGCATTCAGCAAACCATTCTGTAGGTATATCTTTCTTTGCAACATATTGAATGCCCAATTTACGAGCAAATGCTTCATATGTAGTCGGAGATGTTTTTGATAATTTTTGATTAGGATTTTGAAACACCATCCTTATATCAATTCCAGGATTAGATTGTAATACGTGTTTCATTTTAGTACGATCTGCAGTAGTCCACCGGCCTTTAGTTTCAATATACATAGTGCCACCATTTCGTTTCGTAAAAACAAAATCAGGAGTATATTTTGCTTTACGTTCTGGAACTACGTAATTAAGTGTTTCAGTTTCATATCGCAATTCATATTCTGTTTGTTTAATCTGTTCTGATATAGTAAGTTCTAATCCAGATTTATAACCATGTTTGAGAGCATTTGTTCGTTTCGAGTTGCTACCCGAGTGCCAATGATTTCGTTTCATAACTTTACATGTAATTCCATTTAATATTTTGAATGGTAAGTTTATATTGATTTGCTAATTTATTCCATTTATAAAATTCCACCGGAATGCTGCCTGTTTTACCATTTTTGATCATGTAATAAATTTGTTTACATGCAGATCGTAAACTTTCAATACTTAAACGATCTTCTAACGTGCATGATAATTCAATTTTTTTCAATATTGGATTATTAACTTTATTTGAATATAAATCATTAAAATATTTGGAAGCACTTTCTTCGTCATCATTAAAAAATGACGAAAATTGTTTAAAATGGCGTTGTGGGTATTTTGTTATAGTATTATATATTATCCATATGGCTTTTTGAATTGCATCATTGTTTTTTTGTTTGTCAGCTGATTGTTTCGTACGTTTAAAATCAACGTGTACATGATCGATATGAGGATTTTTTCCGGTATATGAATGCCATCCAGCTGGATAGTTCCATATTTTATTATTATAGATTACATTAACGATATTATATTTAGTTGCATTTTTAACTAAATAATTTGCTAATTTTTGCATAACTGGATCGCCGGGTCCTTTTTTTCCGTGCCAATCGATTGCATTTCCTATAGAATGTTCTGATGAAATATTAGTACCAGCAATATTCCTTTTAGACATTATTCCAATTGCCTTCCATTTATCTGCAGAAAATTCAGCTCGAGATAGTACATCTCGTTTACAATATAATGTAGCTGTAGTTTGTTCTGCAAGTAAATGTTTTAATATTATCATTCGCTCTTAGCTTCATAATTACCGTTAGTATAAGTACCGATAATAGTTGTTCTAGTATCATCACTATATAGCTTGCCCGTTTTAGGATCACCATCTAAATTAAATGTACCTTCATAATATGCTATTACTTTATTACTAGCATCATATGCATATATTTTAGATTTATCATTTGTCGTATCTACAGCTTTTCCAGTTTTAAAGCCATGATATACTCGATATGATATCTCTGGCATTGAATCTACAGCATCTCGATTTGTAAATTGATATTTTCCATCTGTAAAAACTCCATTTTTTGTAAATGTTCCATCTCGAGTTTGATCGGGCGTTTGCCAAATACCTTTACTAAACCACCATGTATTATCCGTATCATCATATGAAAATATACCATTCAAAGTCGTATTACGATGTTTAAACGTACCTTCAACAGGAATTCCTTTTGTAGCATTATATATTCCAGTAAACATTGCACCATCTGTACCAATTGGTTGATTTGTTACATTTGATATTATATCTGTTTCATCAGCATTTTCTTCACTATTAGTATTATAATTAAAATTGAAATCTAAATTATATTTTGAACTTCGTTTAACCTGTAAAGCATCAATAAGATCTTTTGGTAATTTGGAATAATTATGTTCCAATATTCTAACATGTATCATATTTGAACTACCAATCTGTCCGATAATTGATGAGTCTGTTTGTTGTTTTTTTGGTAGTTTATATGCATCTAATATGGAATTTGGTATTACAAGTACATTTACAACGTAACGTCTATAGCTATTGGTAGTGTCTATATCTGCAGTAGTCGATATAATATATGTATATTCACCTGAATTCCATGGAGGTGACATACTACCTATTTGTGAATTTCCAGCTGATTTACCATGAACTATATTATTTATTTCGCCGATACCTAACTGTTTGCCTCGAATTACTACTTGATATGCAATTCCTTTATACTTCGCTGCAACAGCTCGTACATCTTTAGGTGCTTTTCTTAAAATAGTGGTTCTACGTCTTGCAACTTTAGCTGCAGGCTCATCATCTTCGAATAAACTACGCTTAATAATCGATTCCAATAAAGCATCTTTTTGTTTGCGTTCAAATATTATTTTTCGTATAATATTTTCTATTTGATTATGCATTTATATCCTTTTTTTATAATTACCAATCAATCATTACTAGTTTACCATTCCATATCATGACATTATCGGTTTTAAAATCTAAATCTAAATCTAAATCTAAAATTCCTGTTTTTTGTATATCACGCTGTAACGCTCGTAAAAAATTAACTAGTTGCATGTTTATATCGCGACCGCCATCTGCATCTAAATAATCAAATATAGATACTTCTCCACCCTGATCTTGTGCATACGTTTTATATTTTAAAATAAATTGATCAATGTTTATTTTTTGCTTACTAGATAAATCATCCGCCTTTGCCATAATATACATGTTTCGTCCATCAACATAATATACCGGAATAAATGTTGTAAACTCTGTAGTGCGACCAACAACGGTTTCTGCAACTCGATACTCTTCTGTTTCTGTTGTTATTTTAAACAATTTATCTTCTCCTGCAATTTCATAGACTCGGCCGTTATCTCCTTGTCCAAACAATGAAAATTGTTTTTTACGAATTTTTTCTAAGATGCGTTTTACATCATCTTCACTCATTTCTCGCATTAAAGTTTTTAATCGTATCATATTATCCTTTAGGTAATATATTTGCATCTAAATCTAAACGTATTAAAAAATTCATATCAACATCACTACGTTTTCGTATAGGCTGTGCTAATTTTGCAATTGCTAACATTTGACCAGCATCATTATATAAACCTATAGTTGTAATATAAGGAGAAAATGTACTACTAGAAACAAATGATCGATATGTTGAATCATCATCAGCCGTTAATGTTATATTAGTAGACATATTAAAATCTCCAGCATCTAATTTTGTAACTACATTTAATTCATTAATAGTTACAGTACTTCGATATGATGCAGTAAAAGGTGTTTTTAATAAATCATTAATACGATAATCTGCAGATGAAAATACAACAATTCCATGTTTCCCAAAAACATTTCCAACATATTGTGTTTGTAATGCAGTACCACCCTCATTACGGTTAGATAACGCACTTATCTGCGACCCGGATAGTGAGGTATTAAAGATTCTTATTTCATCTAGATAACCTTGTAGATTTGAGCTATTGGGGCTAAAACCACCAATTTTTAAAGTATCTAAATTATCTACACGAGCAGATGCAGTAAAAGGAGAGTTATATACACCTAATAATGTATTAGATGCCGACGAATGTAATGTACCATTAACATACATTTGTAAAGAACTTCCAGATTTTTGACAAACTACATGTGTCCAACTTGAAGTTACTACTGTAGATGATGTAATAAAAGTTTTAAATGATGTACTTCCTTGTGCCGTAAATATGATTTGATTGCTACCACTTAATTCAATACGAAATGGAAATGTTGGCGTTATACTTTGTGATGCTTTTGTTGCAATCAATTGATTAGTAGATGTAGAATTTGCACCACTAATAAAAAATGAAATTGCATAATCATGATCGCGATCATATAAACCTGGCAATTGCGATTCAATATAACCCGATCCGGAAAAATATGCAGCTAAACCTAAAGCACGTTGTTGACCGGTTGTAGTTGTAATACCCGGAACATATGTTACGCCGGAACTAATATATGATATACGATTAGTATCAAAATATTCATTAAATCCTTCATACCATTTAACATTTGGTACTATTAAATTAGTATTAAATGCAGCATCTATAATATTACCGTATCTATCACTAGAATATGATCCAGATACTGATGATGTAAACGAAAATGATGCTGGTTTTATTCCTTCGCCAATTCGTATTTGTGGGATCGATAAAATTGATGCCGATTCAAATAATGTTTTCTTTGTTTGATTTAAATTAGTAGGACCATATGTCTTTGCAGGTTCAAATTTATTTTTATAATATAAATGATTTACTGAAAAATAAGTAACACTTTGCAAAGAACTATCTACATTTTTTGCATCATTGTATGTTAATTCACTACCCAATGCTGGTAATGTATTAACGTCTGTATAAAATCCGTTTAACGGTAACGCACTAGATGTAGCACTACCTGAATAGATAGTCCAAGATTTATAAGAAGGAAATGGATTCACCGTTACATCAGATATATCAATCTTTTTGAATACAGATGGATATATTCCTTTGTATGCGTCTTCTTGTTCTTGTATTTTTGATTGTGCCATATAGTAAAAACCCTGCTACATTTAATATAAATATAACAGGGCTTAAATCAGTGTTGATTTTAAAAATCTAATTTAACTCGTATAAGAGCTTCTCGTTGAAATGATTTTAATAATGGTTTAGAAAGTTTTGCTACTGCTAACAATTCTTGATTATCATTATAAAGTCCGACTGTTGTAATATATGTCTTAGGATCGCCGATAAATGTTGATTGTGCAATTTGTCCTACACTACCAGTTACGTACGAAGGATTGTTTGAAAAATTATATTCTGCATTCTTAATTCTTACAAAATAATGTGTACTAGTTACTTTTTCTGAATTTCTTGCAATAAATCCGTATGGATCTGATGTAGTAGGATCAGTAAATAACGCAGATCCAGAAATAGAATGATATAATACAAAATGATTATTTCCTTCTGAACTAGAACCTGTATTTGTTGCAAAGCCTAATTTTTGATCAAGCATTTTGCCGTCTAAAATTAACGTGCCATAATCAGGATATGCTAATCCGTAATATACTGGCGCCGTTGAATTAAAAACGCCCGAGTTAATTGAACCAGAAACAATGTTATAAACTTTACCAGAATCTCCAATTTTAGCAGATGCTAATGAAGAATCATCAATTAATTGAATAATTGCTCCAGAGCCCGTAACTACAGAACCTGTTGCATTAGTTGCACGAGATAAAATTGGCACTAAAGGAATTTCCCAATTTCCCGCATCTAACCGTTCTTTCATTCGATTACGTTTAAAATTAACAACATAAATGTAATCCGTGCTACCAGATCCGGCAGTCGTAAAACGAGTATCGGTAGGAGATAATAAAAGCTGGCGGTACTGTGAATAAACTGCTTTGCTAGGAGAATCATTGAGTTGTCCTTGTGAATCTGATCCACTACCTAATGCATGACCAAATGCTAATGCAAATTGTACTGCAGCGCCATCGGCAGTTGGAGTGTCTTGATATACATCTACATAATAACGACGTTGTGTTGTAGTTTGTGTAGATGCAGTAAAATATGTAGTTAAACTTGCCAAGTTATCACTCCACATACCAGCAGTTACTGTTTCAATTTGATTTGCAACAATATCATTAACAGAATCAAACTTAGTATATGTTCTGCCATTACGAGCTAATAACTGCGTTTGCGTTTGTTCAGCTACAATTTGATTTGCTAGCTGTTGTGCTAATTGTCGTACTTGTTCATTTACTCCATTATTTGCAGTTGACAATACTTGATTTTCATTTTGCAATCTTTGAATTGTTTGATTAGTTGCTTGAGTTGGACGAATAGGTACGCCACCAATTCTAGGTTGTTGTTTTAATCGTGCAATGAATTCGTTCATTTTCATATTATTTCCATTTTATAATGTTGCGGTAGTTGCTTTTTTAACAGTTAAATTAACAGTAACACTTCCGCCAGTTTCATTTGCAATTATTGTAATCGTTGCAGTTTTATCTTCAATTAATTGTGTTTTAGCAACAATACGGAATTCAAATCCTGCTACTGCAACACTTTGTGCGTCTTCATTATCTCCAATGAAACGCGGCGTAGTCGGAAGTACTGAATTTTGTAATGCTCTTGTTACTTGAATATCAGCTACGGTAGAATCTGATAATATTGCTGTATATCCTAATGTAGCATTACCTCCTCTAAAGTTGCTTGTATTAGGTGCAATAATTGTAGAATCGCCAGGAGCAGATAATGTAATTGCGGTATTACCAACCGTAACAACCGGTATATTAGTTGTTTGTTTTGGTAATGTAACTAATTTATATTTCAATGCTTGCGTTTCATCAGGAATAGCTTCTGTTATCGGCATATTTTCAATGATAGTTCCATAATATGCAGTTCCTAACGGATGATCCGGATTCCATAATGAATAATCAATTTCATCATCACCTACTGCAAATTGCGTAATATTAAAAGCATTTCCGCCTTTTGCTAAAAGTTCTCGTCCTTTTAACGTTAAAATTGCGTCGACTGTAACGCTTGAATTATCTAAATATCCCATATGTTTTTACCTTATTTTATATAAATATACGTGTTATAGTTTTTATGGTTAAACTAATCTGAAACTTCCCTGCGTATTATCTTGACTTTGATATATCAATTGATTTGGATTTGCTGTTTTAAATTCAACTACCGGGCCACCGTCTACAGTTTGTGTTGAATTAATGTTAAAATCAGGCGAAGACATCTTAGCACCAGAATATCTTTGATTTTCAACGCTACGTGGCAAATAATCTTGAAATTCTGCAAAACTGCCCGTAAATCTACGTTCAACATTTATGCCATAACTTGAAGCACCATATGTACCCAATCCATATGAACCAATTGGACCGGAACTAGTAATTGGAGATACGCTTGACGAAATATATCGAAGTTCTGATAATATACTACTAGTATATGTAGGTAATAATACATCACTTAACCAATATGGAGTAGAAGCTGTTATATAACTACTACCAGATTTTACTAAATATTCATATGAATATGTAATACCATTATATTTTTTAGCAGACGAGGCAGTTAAAAATATTTGCCACTGATCATCATCTTGTGCAGTAAGATTTAATACTTTAACATCAGTTTCGCCTATATATTGTGGATAATCTCCCGACGCTGTAATAGCTGAATTTTCTATCAACGCATTATAGCTATTATCAAACCTAACAACAGTTGGTAATATTTTATCCTTGCTTCGTTCTAATATGTTTGGTTGTACTAGAATACCCGTTAATTTATTAGTTCGGGCAGGTAATAATTGATCTAATTGTCGAAAAAATGATAAATCGAACAACGTAAACATATTAATGTATGCATTGATATCATTCTTATCTGAATATTTTTTCCAATATGTTTGTGTAGCTTGAATTAGTTTTGGATATGATTTTGAATCTGTTTCGCCAGGATCGCCAATATATTGATCCAAATTTGTAAATCCTAGTTGTGCAATAATATCTTCATCAATCATTGATTGTGGCGAAAAATATATTCCTAATTTTTTACTATCTAACGGAGCTTTATCAAATTGACTTCGTTCTGCTCTAGTTTTTAAATCTAATTTACCAATCAATTCATTTTGTTCAATTCGAATTTTATTATCGTCATATGTTCCTGCACCTAATGATGGCGCATCATAATATTGCGTTTCTTCATATGAATCATACGGAGTATTAATAGACCAACCTGCAAATGATGCTGAAATATTTGATGGTTTAGGTTGAATACCCGATAAACTACTAGTAGTAGTATGATTAATTTTTTGATTAAGTGGTAATCTAAATATTAATTCGTTATATGCATCAGAATTAGCATTATATGACCCTGCAGCTTTTACGTGATTGTTAAATATAGAATCATTTAATGAAGATGACCATAATCTAAATTCTTGCAGTTGTCCAATAAATCGATTTGCACCAATAGATGTACTACCTAATACAATAGATCCACTACTATCAAAACTTGCAGTTGCAGATGCAGAAACTGCTGCAACAATTTTACCATATTTTGATTTTTTAGTAACTAAATCTAAATTAGTACCGTTTGTTTTTAACATGGTAGTTAACCATTCATCATTATATAATTCTATTAATCCAGATGATGTTCCGTTAATTTGCATTACACCTTTGTTGCCACTATTAAATTCTAATGTTACAGCATTAGAACCTATATTAAATAGATTCATAGTAGTTGGTATCAAAGGATTAGTTTCTATATTATCTGGCCTAAAACGAAGTTCTACGGTGTTGATAGATTGTGAATAATTTATAGTAACAGTACCTGCAGCGCTGCCAATTAAATCTAATGCATAATCAAAATTATATTTTTCATATACTGGAGCTCTATCTAATCTTGGGCCGCCATATTCATTAATACTTATAATTGATTGTGGGATTCCGTAACATGCTAGTAATGCCTGTACACTACGTTTAGTTCCTTTTGATTTTAATAGTAATGGCAAATTATTAACAATACGCCTCCAAATTGCATATGTAGTATCCTGTCCAGATACAGCTGGGTCACCAACACTATTCGAACCGGTTAACGGAATACCTGATGCGTTAGTTCCTAATACATATTCCCATAATTCTTGATTTTGTTTACCATTTGTTAACGTCCATCCAAATTGTTTTGCCACAGAATATAGTAATTCATTTGGCATACCTAATTTATGATTTTCTTCACGCTTATGAATTAATGATGCATGATGTACATATGTATATAAAATATCATAATGTTGACCCAACATATGTACAAATGTAGTGAAATTTGTATTTGATGTATCTAATGTAAGGAATTCCGGTATCGTATATATTAATGCGTTTATATTATTCGAATCATATAATGAGGCAGTTTGAATTAAATTATTATACCAAGATTTAAATGCTGAACTAGTTGTAGATGTTAAAGCATATGGTTTAGTACTATTAGTTTTAGGAACAGGCTGAATATAACTGCTAGTAAATTCTGCTACATTAAATGTTTCTTTTGGTATATCATATGTAGTTAATTTTGATGAAGATTCATAATATAAATATTTTTCAAAATTATCAAATCCGCTAACCAAGTTAGTTTTTAATATTGTAAAATCTTGAGCATTAGTTGTAGCAACGCTACCTGATAATGTAGCTATAACTAAACTTTGACTATTATAATATTCTAATAATTCTAACTTATATTTAAAATTTTGTAATCGTTCCTGCGCAGAACTATAAAATATAAAGTTATTAAAATCAGAATAATCAATATTTAATTTCATTCCAGAAAGACTTCCAGAAAAATAATTATCGACCAATTGTTGTGATGTTTGAGTTGTAGAACTCAATAAATCTGTCCAAGTTTTTAGACTAGTTTCAGTTGATGTATTAACAATTGCATTTGCTTGCCAATTTGGATTTGCTAATGATTTAAATGTACGTAACGAAACTTTAGATGCAATATTGACAGTATCAATATATGTAGGTTTTTGTTCTTCTACGACCCAACATTTAAAGTCTACTGCGATATCTTGCGGCAATGGTTCATAGAGTTTAACATAAAGATATTCGCCAATTACAACGCTATTAACAAATAATACGCATTGGTTTCTACTAAAGTTTAATAAATACGTTTTAAATATTTCAGACCCAGTTTGGTCAACAGTCTGTATGTAGTTTGTAATTTGACGTAAAAATTCTGGATCTTCATCATCTATTGCGCGCAATCTAATTTCAGTTCGATCAGGCGAAATTTCGTCAATTCGTAAATGTTGTCGTTCGTAACTACCAATTAAATTATTAAAAAAATTAATAGCAAATCTAAAATTTCCTGATGTTAATTTTAACTTATTAAATTCAGAAAAAATATCAATTGCAATTGGATTATTAATTGGAATTATTTTATTTGTTGTTTTATCAATATATTGCGGTACTTTTCTTTGCAATTGAATTTTATGATTTCCCGTAATCCAAGCATCATCAACATATACGTGAAATTCTATTCTAGAATCATTTGTAGAATTGATAATATCATTATTAAAAAATATGGGTTGTTGAGTTGAATATGTTACAACATCTAGCTTAGTACGATCAATACGTTCTGCAGATATTGATTTTGTAGTAGATTTAATATCTGTAATATTTTTATATTGATTAAGCATTTATCTCCTAATTCCGCTTCTCGTGTCAATTTCTTGATTTTCTATCTCTGCTTGACGAATTTCTTGATTCCAAAGATCTACGTTTTTATTCGCATTTGATATAACCCAATACGATTGTAGTGCATTGATTGTATGAAATTGAGTATCATTATTTTGTCCCGCTTTAGCTCCAATTCCAAATCTATCTCCAATTTCAAATTCTGAATTTGGAATAACAATATCAACTTCTAAATCTTGAACTTCATATTGATTAATCGATCCTGGTATCGTTGGTCTAAATTCTGATGTATTTTCAAATGTACGATATTCTCTATCTAAACCTTGTTCGCTTGATTTAATTATAGAAAAGAAAGCAGTTCCAAATCCAGATGGCGCATCATATCGATGTTGTAATTTAATTCTAAAACGCAAATCTACACCCGAATTTTTTAAATCTTTTGATATTGTATATGTATTCACATATTGTTGTGATAACCCATCTTGTACATCATCCATTAATATGCCAGAATATATATCTGCAGCTATAATTTTTCGATCTTCACTAGGACGATATCTTGCAAATACTAGGTCTTGTGATTCCAGTTGTAAATCTAAATCTAAATCAATTGGTTGATTGTCAAATTTAATGCTAACAGGAAAATTATAGTATGTAAATTGAGTATCTAAAACACGTAACATTGATTTTGTAGTAATTTGATTAACTGCTGTTTCTATAATTAATAATGAATTCGTATCAATTCCTTCCTGTAACGCAATATTACCATTTTCAGATCTAGGAATAATATTTTCATTATTTGAAACATGCGTTAATCCTAAGCGTTGATATTTCGCTTGCAATTCAACTGATATCGAATCTTTAATTTTAGACGCTGTTTGTTTAACTAAATTTCCAACGTTTGCTAATCTATCATTTACATTAACCATTATTCACTTACCTAACTACTTTAAAATAAATTTGGTCGTCGACGTACTGTTCCATAAATCCATCTACTATCTTAAGATTTAAACGATAATTGCGTTCTGGCATAAATCCGTTCATATCTAAGTAAATAAAATTACTAGTACTATCACAACTTACTTTAGTATAAATATCATCAAACGGAATAATGACCTCGTCAGTAGCAGCATCCGAAATTGAATAATATGTAGTAGTTGGTAAATGTTTAACTGTTTGTATTGGAAATAAATTTGTCGGTGATTTTCTAGGATATTTATCTCGACTATAAATTCTTATCTTTGCAATTTCAGTATCTTTATATGTTGGTTTAATATTTGTATAAACCGTATATGATTCAGAATTAATGTTATCTAAAGATCCAGTAATAAAATTACTATCATCCCAATACATAACTAATCTAGGAACATATATAGTATGTGTTTCTCTACTAAAAAATCTTACATACCCTGCAACATTACTATTTGTTTCATCAGCATCAGAAAATTTTAATAAGAATCCATTATTCGAAATAGTATTGCCACCACTTCCACTTTTCCAAAGTAAAATAGCTTCAGTGACATCCATATTAATATCTGTAGGTCGATAAGAAAATCCTTCAGCTTCTTGCAAACCTGGTTGATAGAAAAATGCTTGATTAAAAAATGATGCATTAAAAACACCCGAGCTAGATTGAAATAACCAACTGCCACCTTTACCTGATCCGGTGGCATATAAATTTGTTCCATTTATTTGTATGTTACTTCCAGAAATCCAACCAGTGCCAGTATATGGATAAAAAGACCACGTTGCTTGAGGTATCGCCCAACTTGCTCCATCTTGAGTTGCAGTTGTAGCTGATAAAAAACCTGTGCCATTTGTCCATGGTTGCGCAACTATTTTAGCATCGATACTATATTCAGCAGGTAAATTTTTTGCGTGAGTTGTAAATAATTGCAACATAAATTTACAATCATTAATGCTAACTGAATATTTTGCTAATACTGAATTAATTTCATTTAAATCGAATTTAACTAATGCTCTAGATTTTAAATAAGTAGATCCATCTGTATTTAAGCGTTTGCCTATTTCTAAAATTTCATCAAGCCCAGTATTATAATATTCAGCCGATTCATATAATGTTGCATCTTTTTCTGCATAAAATATTCTGAACATATTATCCTAATTTTTTTACCGTTAATCGTGGAGGTGTACTATTACTTGTAATTGTAGTTATATTAGCATTCGATGGATTAACCAATACTCGATAATAGCCTGGTGTTGAAATATATTCAACCAATGTTCCAGTAACGGTTTGATCATTCGTCCCTTCAATCGATTTGTAATCATTGAATAAAGAAACCAATGTAAATACGCCGCCTGTAGATGCGCCCGTTGCTAATTTAATTAAAATATCTACATCGGCACCCAATCCGCTTAAATATATTTGCGTAATAAATTCATAATATCCAGGTTGTTTTATATGTACGGCTGCAGTACTTAAACCAGCATCAACTAATTCAAAACTTGCAATGCTAGTATTATAATCAGTAACATCATATCTTATATTATTATCCGCACTATTAGTTAATGACACATTGTTAACACTATTAGAAAATCTTGCAACTGGAATTGAAAAATATGATGATGTTACAGCAAATGATGCAGTCGTTGCATTTGATGCTGTACCAAACATTGACCCCGTAAATGAACCCGTAATAAAACTTGAAGTTAATTGAGTAAATGTTGCAATCGATGCTGATAAAAAACTTCCTGATAATGAAATGAAATTTGCTAAACTACTTGTAATTTGTGCAAATTGACCTAATGAGCCTGAAATGCTACCTGTTATACCTAAACTTGCACTTACACTACCAACTAAGCTACCGGTTATATCTCCTTTTAAAGATCCAGTAATAGAAACAAAGTCTGCTTCGGTACCAACAATATTACCAGTTACATTACCTGTTAAATTACCAACAACTGCAGTTGAAGATATATTAGGAACAGATAATGTATTAGTATTTGGATTATATTCAAACACGGTATCCGATTTAAGAGCATTCGGTCCGCTGTTATTTGCCGCAAATATTACAAATCTATTTGCATTTGTTGAATCTAAATCAATTAAAGAATTCTCAGAATTTGTAGCAAATGACGATGTACCAGTTAATGTGCCAAATGCAGATCCAGTAAACGATCCAGTAAACAATCCATGGATTTGTCCTGTATAATTAGGAGTAGCTAACGAACCACTAAAAGTTTGTAATTGTGCAATGCTTGAACTAAACGACGCAGAATCTAACGGATAATTATTCGTATTTAATGCTAAGCTAGCACTAAACGATGCAGAATCTAATAAATATGAATTATAATTATTTACAATACTAGCGCTAAATGATGCCGAATTTAATAAATAAGTAGTTTGATTTGCGGCAATGCTTGAACTAAACGATGCCGAATTTAATAAATAAGTAGTTTGATTTGCAGCAATACTTGAGCTAAACGATGCTGAATCTAGCAAATATGAAGTTTGATTCGACGCAATACTTGCACTAAACGATGCAGAATCCAATAAATATGAATTGTAATTATTTGTAATACTCGAACTAAATGATGCAGAATTTAATAAATACATATTATGATTTGCAACAATACTTGCACTAAATGATGCTGAGTCTAGCAAATACATATTATGATTTGCAACAATACTTGCACTAAATGATGCTGAGTTTAATAAGTATGTATTATAATTATTTACAATACTAGAGCTAAACGATGCTGAATCTAGCAAATATGAAGTTTGATTTGCGGCAATGCTTGAACTAAACGATGCAGAATTTAATAAGTAAGTAGTTTGATTTGCAGCAATACTTGAGCTAAACGATGCTGAATCTAGCAAATATGAAGTTTGATTTGCGGCAATGCTTGAACTAAACGATGCTGAGTCTAATAGATAACTACTATTAATCGACGCCGTTGATGAATACAAACTACTAGTAAATGTATTGAACGATGCAGTAGGTAAAAATTCAGGAGTTACTGCTATAGTTAACGTATTAGTTACTGGATTAGTTGTTAATGAAATATCATTGCCTGCAGTTATAGTCATTGTATCAGTAGCATTTGCTGCAACTATACTGCTTTGACCAGTAACTGCAAATGTTGTAAATGAACTTCCAGAATAAACTCCAGATCCCGACACATTACCATATAATGCAGCCGAAGAAGTATAATATAGCCGTCCGGTACCGGTATCGATTACAACTACATTATTTAAATTTTGTTGAGTAGCCGACGGTACAAACAAACTACTAGTAACAGTTAAATTACCATTAACGGTTTGACTGCCTGACACATTAACAGAACCGGTGATATCTACATTTCCTAAAAATTTATGCGGCAAATTTGAATTTGCTACATACGTTATGCCTTGTTGTTGAATTGCATCTTCTTCAATGTATCCGGTGTATATTATAGGAGATATTAAATCATTAGCTTCTAGATTATTAAATACATTAACTCCCGTAAATGTATTTGACCCCGTAGTTGCAGCCGAGCCGCTAAATATTTCTAATGCATCAATTCTAGTATCAAATGATGCTGATGAATTTAAGAGTGAACTACTTAATATTGCAATGCTAGAACTATTTGCAATTATTCTAGTATTAAAAGAACCAGAATCAGTTACAAGATTTGTAATTCTCGTATCAAATGATGCCGAATTAGTTACAAGGTTTGTGATTCTAGTTGAAAAAGAACCAGAATCAGTTACGAGATTTGTAATTCTTGTATCAAATGATGCCGATGTAGATAAATAACTAGATGATAATAACGAAATACTCGATACGTTATTGATAATTCTAGTATCAAACGATGCAGAATCTTGCAAATAATTATTTCGATTTGTTATAATTCTAGTATCAAATGATGCAGAATCTACTAAATATGAAGAAGTAAATGATGTAAATTGTACCTCACTAGCATATGATAAATCTAAACTAGAACTAAAAAATTCTAAATTAGTTAATCTAGTAGCATCTGAACTAGAATTAGATAGAAAACTGCTACTTAATATTGCAATGCTAGAACTATTTGCATTTATTCTAGTTGCAAATGATGCTGAGTCTACATAATAAGTAAATGGACTACCCGTAATCTCATAGTTAGTTCCATTTGTATTTATAATAATATTCGGTCCAGCAACTAAACTTACATATGAAGCCGTAATTGCATTGTTTGACCAACTTGCTGTTCCTTGCAATGATGCAGTTACACCTTGAGTAACAATCATTGATCCGGTAATTTTCAATGAGCCAGTTAATTGAACTGATTCAGTGACCGCAGCAGTAAAGATATCATATAAATCTGATACAAAACTTGCCGAGATCAAACCACCAGCAACAATTTGAGCACGATTATTAGACAATTTGCCCATGATAAAGGATCCTTTTTGTATAAATATAAAATCAATAATTTATTACGCGACCTTTTATGTCTTTGTTAGGAAACTTGAGCTCAAAAATACTAGGATCTAGCGAAGGATAAATAACTCCGTTTTTTGTAGCTGAGGCTAACTCATATACATTACCTGAATAATTTAAGGCAGTATCATATAAGTTATTAAATACTACATTAACTACAGATTGTACACCTTTTACGTTTCCTAATAAATTCGTAACATCTGATTTCATGATAGGTTGATTTATCTGCCATCGATCTATGTTGAAATATGTTTTAACGGCATCAATGCATTTTAATAAAACTTCATTGCTATTGTAATTTGATAAAACTGATATTTCAAACTGTACGCCTATATTGATTATAAATGCATCTTTAATATTGATTGCATCGGTTAATATTCGATAATAATTTAAATAATTTTTTAAATTTTCTTTAACTGCTCGATTAAGTGCTGTAAGTTGTTTGTTTTGATTAAATCCTAATACATATAAATTCATTGCCAACGGATTAGCAATTCTTGTTTGTTCAAATTCTTGTTGAGAAATTTGATCATCAGGAACAATATATGCTTTTGCTACACTACCAAATTTTGATGGCATTGAATATGCTCGTATAATATAATCATCTCTAGTTACTAAACGATTCTGAGTAGCAAAATTTGCTAAAGCGTTGTTTTTGATATCTTCTAACGTATCAGCTGTTTTAGCACCAGTTGCAGGATTAGCATTTGTTACCGCAACTGTTGATTTAATGAATGTTTTAGTTGATGCGTTAGAAGTAGAATTAATGTCATCTATAAAATCTATGAAAACAACGTTGGATAATACACCTGCAGGTACATTATCTGCAATTCCATTTCCTACACTGTATGTTACAGTTAATGTAGTATTTGATGGTGCCTGTCCATATGTTTTTGTATATAAAAAATTTGACGGATCAATATTGACATCAACATTTCTTCGAAGTGCAGCTAATCCATTTCCAACATTTGATGGATTTGGAATTATTTCCTGATCATTATTATCAGAAATACCAGACCCAAATTGCATTTCTAAACGATTATCACTTCGCAATCTGGTAACAAAACGTTTTGCAGTTTTACGTAATTTTAATAAACTAGGAGCAGCCGATCTATATGGCGATAGTTCCGGATCATTTTCTAATAGATTTGGAACTTCTTCAAAAATCGTATCTTGTGCTAAGTATGGAACTTCGTACCAATTATCTCCGTCAGTTTCTTTAACAGAAATTATTTCAATAATATTTGATTCAGGTAAAACTACTTTATCATATGCGATAGGATTTGTAAACTTAAAATTTGTAGTTCTAACATCTCCCGAAACAGCCATAACTTGTTTTTTCAATAAATAATAAGTTGGCAATTTTGTGCTAGGATTTGATTCATATATGGTTATTTCGGTTGTATCATACGATGAAGAAAAAGAAAAATCAATTGAATCTAAAGTTCTAAAAACGGATGCACCATTACTTTGTTGAACGCGCATTCCTGGTTTAATTGTTAAGGCATAATCAAAATCAGGACGTACATTCGCGCCTGTCCCTATAGCCGGTAATAATTGATATACATCTAACATTACATATGCTGGCACAACATTTTTTGGTTGATATCCTAAGTTTTTAGCAATATCAAATATATTAGTACGCTCCGATGCTTGATCTAATAATGATTCCCGTAAATTAACATCCATATAATATGATAAAACGTCGCCGACATACGCTGACATTTCTAGGAACAAAGATCCAGGTGCTGATTGATTAAAGTCAGTATATGTTGTAGGAAAATATTGTTGTGCAAAATCAATTAAATTTTTTCTAAATTGATTAAAATCTTTACCTAAATACGAAATATCTTTTTTTGTTTCCATGTTTTGCCTTAAGGAGTAACGGTCAATGTGTCATTTTGATTAACTCCTAATGATAATGTTTTTTCTTCTGCACTATAAGAAGGAGAAAAAGTTATTTTTACTACAACATCATGAATCAGAGTAGGATCATCATCTGGAGTTATAACATCAATATCCATTAAAATAATTTCAGGTAGCCATTGATTTACTGGTTCTGTTATATAATCAATAATATCTTGTTTTATTTCTGAAGTATTTGGTTGAAAGATAATTTTTAACAGATCCGTACCAAATGTTGGTAACATTAATCGTTCACCTTTTCTAGTTAATAGCAATGTTTTTAATTTAGCAAATTCTTGTTCAATGCTCGTATATGTTGGTTCAAATACAACATTACCATTTTCTCCTAAAGATATTCCTAATGTAGAAATATTTGTATTGCGAATAACATCTGCAGCAGTAACAACCTGGTATCCCATTATTTGCCTTTTTTCTTATTAATTGCATTCATCAGCGCTGAATAATCTCGAGTCATAGCTTGTTGAACTTCAACTGGCACGTGAAGGGCTTTACCAGTTTCAGGATCTTCTATTACCTTCGGTTGCGCCGGCGAAATGCCCATTGCTTCTTTCATATTATGTCGCATTGAACCAAAATTAACCGCATCATGAGATGTCATTCGAATTTCTTCAATACCCTCATTCATTATGTCAGCAAAACTATTCATAGCTAATGGTTGTTGTTCAATTAATGAATCTGTTTCATTTAAAATCGATGCCCATTTATTATCAGTAAACTGAACTTTTGATTTTTTTTCCGATTCGCTAACTATTTTAGATTCGCGAACTAATTTGTTTGCATCTACTTTAGCCTGTTGTTTTGGTTGTGTCATTTCTGTAATGGTAGATTGTAATCCTTCACGAAGAATTTCAGTTAATTCTTCTTTTATAACTTCTCGTACGGCAACTTTAAGTGCTTTTACTAATGTTTTTGTATCCATATGACTCTTTTTTATATAAATATTAAGTTTAGTATTTTATACCACGTGGCCATTCGGTATGTGATAGTTTAGGCCCATAAAATATTAAATTTTCTGTATCAACATAATAATCACCCATTTTACCAATATCTGCAGTAGGCTTTCCTTGTTGTTGAAATACTGTACTAGGAGCTTCTTGCAAATTAGACAATACATCTAATTGACGCGTAATTAACGTTTGAATTGTAGTAGCCCTATCAAGTAAATCTTGTTCCGATACATTAATGTCTTGATAAAACTCTGATGGAAATAGATCATTGTATGTATCCATGGACTCATCGGACTTATCAATTGAAGGCATTGTAATAACAGGAACATCGCCATTACATGCACTACTTAATTTTTGCAATGCTTCTTGAATTGGCGGCATTACTACCGGTGATATTTTATTGATTAACGTTGCTGGATATTCTTGTAATCGTTTAATACACGTTAATGCATTAGCAATCGTTGCATCCTGAATAGCTTGTAATTGTTGTGCAATAAACAATGGAGCTGTAACTGGATTGGATAATTGTGCAATTGTAATAGCAGTCTTTATGCCTTGAGCAATATCAATTACAGTTTTTGTTGTATTAACTATTTGTTGTACTTTTGGTATAGTTTGTTGTACTCGTGCAATTTGTTGTTGAATTCCTTCTAAATCGCGTTTAAGTTTTTTGATTTTAGGATCATCGCATTTACATTTTATTGGAATTTGAATTGAATCTTGTACTATTTTTAACGATTGATCAATTAATTTATCAGTTTCTTTTAAACTCAATTCAACTAGTTGATTAGTTAATTTGCCAGCTAATTTGGGTATTTCATCTAATGGAGGTACTATTGCCATATATTACTTTTACTTTTATTTTCTTGGATTAAATTCCATTCGATATTTTGAACTTACAAGATCAACTAAGCGATTTCGTGCCTTAGCTAACTGAGTTTTTGATATGAACCCACCAGTTAATTCGCCACATTGAATTGGAACAAATTCTAAATGATCTAATATTTTTACTAATACATCTAGCAATACATCTCCGTGTACTAACGGTTGTGATGCAGCTTCTCCGCCAATATATATGTTGTTTGGGGTGTTTAATACAATTCCTTCTCGCGAATCAATCACAGCAACATCTCGTTTTGCTCGAAGTATAACACGATCTGCTACCCCAACAAACTGCGAGCCTACAAACGAATTGTTGTGTACTGTTAAATCTTTAGATAATGTCAATGTATCTAATTGCTGAGTGCTAGTTAAATATAGCGATGATGCATCATTTTCTAAATTTTCTACCACAAACTCGCGGCCAGATTTATTTATTCGACCATTCGATAAAATAATAATCGGATCAGATCTTAGTATGTCAGTTTGATTACCTCCGGGAGTAAACCACGTTGGCGATTTATAATAATGCCCCTCAGGATATGAAGTTGATATTGAATTACTAAATCGTATACTATTTCCCCACCGACCTTCGATTAAAAAATCTCCTTCATATGGTTGCAATGGCGATATAGCTTTTTGATTAAATGTTTTTCCAGGTTTCGTTTCGTCAATGTCTTGTTGAAGAGCACCATCAGACAAACCAGGTAGCATGTTATGATTAATTGAAGATTGAATATCGATCGATGATACATAATACCAGCCTTCGCGCCATTGATCGGTAGTTGCTTGTTGATTAAATGTTTTATAAATTAGTACAAATTCTCCAATTAATGGAATTTGTTTCATGTTTATATTCGATGGGCGAGCTAATATTAATTTGTCATTAAAATATGTACTGCATGATCTAACTTTTAATGCAAATAATTTATCTACTGTAGAATTTGGTTGATCGTTAGGAATGTACCGATATGTGTAATCATATTCGATTACTTCGGCTACATCCCATTCGATCCTACGATTGCTCATCTACATCCTTCTTTGATTTAGACATTGAATTTTCAATTCGTTGTTTCAATGCTGCAGATTCTTGTTCAATTGAATCCAATTCATCAGTTAGCTCTGCCGATAATGTTTGTTCAGCAACACGGAGCAATTGTTGTTTTTCTTCGTCACTTAATAAACTGTTAGCACCTGATATTGTTTGTTTAGTTGAAATATAACGTTGAACGATTGCTGTTAATTTAACTAAATGATCATCGTTTTTAACTGCAACATCTAAATATTCTTTAATTAGCGGAACGATGATTGTAGCATCAGATGCATTTTTTATTAATGGCTGCAGTTGTGCAATTAATTGATTAATTTGTCTATCTTTCTTTTTTGAATTGTGATAAACATCGGACATCAAATCAGCAAAAGTAGTACCCTTGAATAATTCATCATTTTTGTCCATAACAAAAAATCCTTTAAAATAAATATCAAAAAGGCAATTTTATAAAATCTAATTGTTCATATTCTTGAAATTTAGTTTCATAAATTGCTTTTAACGTTTTAATAACTCGAGTAATATTAGTAGTTTCTAAACCGGTTCGTTCACGTATTAGAATATACAAAGCTTTTTTATTAAAATTATCAATATCCTCTCTAGTTTCAAATATATGCAAAACTGAATCAGCTACATGAATATCAATTGAATTTGAAAAAATATAATTTAAATGATCATAACAGTATTGAATATACGCATCCATGAATTCTCGCAACGTTTCTCGCATTTCATCATTATGAATTTCAGTTATAACATTTCGTTGTTCATCAATATTAATTTCTAATGTGTCTGATTTTATTTTTGTATAACCTTTTTGATTCTCAGCAATTAGATAATTAAATGATGTTCTAGTATAATATGAATATGCCTTACCTGCATTTGGATTAAACTTGTCTAATCGAGCAGTTAAATATGTAACTAAATCAGTTTGTAAATCTTGAAATGTAGAATCAATATAGTCCGGTTTAACTTTATTAATAATATTTTCTGTAAGTTTCATGAATGCCGGATAAATAAATCTACGATATATTTTTTCTCTCGATGCAATATCTTCGCTTTTATTATATGCAGCAATTGCCAGATCTGTTATTTTAGTAAAATACGATCTATTTTTCTTCGGTTTCAGCATCGAATTGTTCCTTTAATTCTGTTATAACTTCTTTTAATAATTGAAATGCAGTTCCTGTTTCGTCTTCGGATTCAAATGCACCCAAACGATCAATTTCTTGCATTGCATTATATGATTTCTTTATTTGCTCATACATATATGTATTGGTTGATTCTAATAATGAAACGTATTCAACAGTTTCTTCATCTTGTTCTTGTAAGTCAGCAACTGCTCCTGCAAGAACCCAAACGCGGTATCCTAAATATATACTAATAATCGAAAGTATTAGCGTTGTTATGATAAAAAATAACATATTATTCCTCGTTAAATGCTTTAAAAATATCCGTTAATGCTTGTTCTACATCTGGATTATTTTCGGTAAGATTTTTTAATCCTGTTGATTTTTGTACTCTGTTTTTTTCTGAAACTGGTTTAGGTGTTTCTTTGTCTTTATTTCTCCAACGTTCAAATTCAATTTGTGCTGCCATATGATCTGCATGATGCAAAATAATAGGAAGATTTGTTTTTAATTTGGCTTGTGCCGATCGAGCAACAAAGTATGGTTTATTTGCATCTTCATACATTCCATCATGTATTTTAATTGCTTGATATTCTGTCCAAGACATTTTAACATCATATTCTTGTAGCAACCAAATTGAAAGATCTGGTACCATAGTAAATGGAATGTTTTCGTTATGTTTGTACATTTTGTTTTGATTCTTGCGATGCCAATCCGATGTTTCTATTTGATATACTTCATTGCCATCTCCTGGAAATCCTACTTTACCTAAATCGTGATGCATTGCAGCAAACCGAAGTTCTTCAATAGTATAACCAGACATATCCGCAGCCATTTCGGACCACGATGCATGAAGTTTTTCAGCACAATCAATTACGCGAAGTACGTGATCTACATATCCACCAGCAAATGCATTATGAAAATGAGCCATGGATGATGCTGGCATCATCGCCATGCGATCTTCGAACTCATCATACATTTTATTTAATTCTGTTTTGCGGGTAGGAAAATAAGTATTCACTAAATTGCGATACCGTTCCCAGTTTGATTTGATTTTTTCTGCTTGTAACATAACTTATTATATTGATTTATTTTCGTATTTCCAATCGTTGTCCATTAACTAGTTTTGATACACAACGGAAACAGGTAACTGCAGTTGCATTAACATCTACTTTTTGACAAACATCATCACAATATTTACATTGTAATTTTTTAAATCCTTTTGGTATAGGACTACTTTTTGCGATTTTTTTCACGGTCATTTCTTGTTTTATTCCAATATGACAATATTTCTGTCTTAGGAGCCGGCATTATAACAGTTTCTTTAACAATTTTATCAGTATGTGTAGTTAGAATTTCCTTGTCGGAAGCTTGAGTTGGGGCTTTAACCCGCTCGGCTTTACTCTCCTCAATTGCTTCCACCCGCTCCACCGGCAGAGATGATTCATCTTGTTGATGGATGATTTCTTTATTGTATAATATTTTATTTGTTGATATTAATAAAATTATAGCTAATGGATCAAATACCAATATAAGCATTATGATTAACCAATTAACTATAGTATCCATTGGTTTATTAGTTATACGAGCTACATATTTCAGCGGACCAACCTCAGCAGCTACCGTCGACGATGTTTGAAGATTAGTAATTTTTAATTCAATTGCAGATATCGAATCTGATAATATAGATTCTCGTTTATTTAATTCTTGCAATCGATTCATCGAAACATCTAGTTGTTTTTCATATGCTTTACGATTTGATGCATCTGTTTTAATTATTTGATTTCCATTTCGATCTGTATATTGAATTTGATTATTTGCTAATGCATTAGTTAACTTAGTTACATTTTTATCAACGGCTTGTTTTTCTTTAGTAGTTGTATTTAATTGAGTTTGCAATCTATTTTTTTTAGTTTCATAATTTGTTACTACAGTTTCTAAATTCTGTAAACGATATGCCGTATCTTGATATGATGCTGCTAAGAATCCATATATTCCTAACGATGTAATCATCATTAAAACCACAACAGCTGTAGTTAAATATACGCGCATCATAATGGATATCTGAGTCCAATATCTATGCAAATATGATGCCGATATTAATTTAGAAACTTCTAACGTCGAAGCTAATATAATTACAGCGTTTGCTTGTGACGAAAACAATTTACTTAATCCAAACACGCTATAATATGCAGCACTTGCAGCTAAACTAAATGCAGCAGCTAATACAATATATGGAAATCGTTTTGCCACTATCCTCTATCGATATAGTATTTTGCAGCTTCTAATTTTTTCATTGCACGAGCCAAATTGTCAAGTGCAGAAGCTTTATCAATTTTACCTTCACTTAATGCTTTTGCAGTAGTACGAATTACTTCATGTGCATCTACGATATCGTCCGTAATTTTTGCTTTATAGCGATAATCTGCTTTCATAAATAACCTTTATTTTATATTATTAATATTATATATAATAAATATATTATTCTAAAATTAATTGGGTATTTTGACAACATTCAACATTCAAAGACAATAAAGATTGTTCTTTAGCCTTTGCCTCAACCATCACATCAAGATCTGCAACACCATAAGTATTAGGAAGTCGCGTAATATAATCGGCATGAGCCTGCTCCTTGATCTTGGTAAACTCCTTGTATTGTTTGTGAAAGGTAGGCCAATTGGGCAAGTCGGCAATGTCAATGTTGTGATGTGCAAACATACGCTCAATAAGAATCTGTGCTTCACGTCGACGAGACTCACTGTAATGAGTACATTGTGTAACACCATGGTGTTGCCAAGTCTCGCGTGCCATAAAGAATGCTTCTTGTTCGGATATATCACCAGTATTGAATGTGTGATGCCAATAATCAAATGTAATAGGTATAGCAATCTGAGTATGGAGCATGGAATATAATTCGCGTACGGAATACATGGAAGCCTTGTCATCATTCTCAATAACTAAACGTGCCTTGCAAGAATCTGAAAGACGATCATAGTTATGCAACCACCGTGCAATAGTATCGGACTTGTCGTTATACGTAGCACCTACATGAATATTGATCTTGTTCTCAAAGCTAGGAGCAAAGCCCATCAAATCAAAGAGCTCAGAATGTCGTTCAAGACCAATGATAGAATTATCAACAACTACAGCATCAGGACTACCTAAGATATGAAATGGACCAGGATGTGTTGTAATGCGATGACCATGTGCACGAGCAAAGTCACCTGCGGCACGAAGATGTTGTGCAATAAGATCGATATCGGGCAAATCGGTTAGCTCATAATGATTCCAACGTGGAAACAATTCAGAACCTAAACGGAACAAGCGAATACCTCGTGCCTCATTCCATTGCAGAATAGCAAGTAAATCGCGGGCGTTGGCAAGTGCAATGTCAGATGCTAACTGCAAACCACCAAGTTTAAATTTGCGATCAATCATGGCACGACCGGTACGAATACCTTGGGCGGATAACTCCATGTTGATACAAGCATAACCGAAACGTATCATATATGTTTTATTTTATATTATGTAAAAAAAATGAAAAATCAAATTCAATTATTTGTATTTAGTATACACCAATGTTACGTTTGCCATGATATAGAACGTTTCTGATGAAATTGGCTTAACATATTCAAAATCATAATACAAACAAATAGCATCCCATTTAGAATCCATAATATCATTCCAATGCGCTGAAGAAGTTGGATACCCCATACCAGGAGTAAAAAACATATCTACTAATCGTTTATAAGTAATCTTAGGACAATTTTCATTGAAATCCGCAGGGATTTGAAATCCTTGATGAATCAACCCCTCACCGATATTTGCGTGCACATTTTTATCTAACAATGAAAATCTACCATTAATATCTAATTCTGTAAACTTAGGTAAATCGATCTTTTCAGAATGTGATTGTTCTCCAGCTAACCTTTGATATAAAGCATGATGGTATGCTGCAGGAAGAATAGATACATCATAAGTTAATGGTTTTGCTCCATTCAACTTGCGATAATAATTAAAACGATCAATAATGAATCGTTCTAATGTTATACGCTCAATACTATCAAATTTGGTTAATACGCTGGTTTCCGATTTACCATTGTATTTATTGGTATTTGTAATGTCAAACATAATAACATTACTTACTGTTCCGGAACATCCCGGATAATGTTTTTGTGCAATTAAACTAAAACTTGAAATTGCTACAACTGCGAAACTAAATAATTTTTTCATAACTTATTATTTTATACATTTATATTATGAAAATTTTTGCATAAATCCAAAAAATAGAATATTATTTTATGCAATATTTATATAAAACATATTATTTATAGGGATATAATGAATTCATATTTGGAATATCTACTTGCAAAAAAATTATTAGATATTAATACAAAAAATCTAACAGAATCAAATAAATTAAAATTAGCTAATCAAATTAATAAGTTTTTATTTGAAGCTGCGCAAGATTGGGTAACAATAACAATACCTAGTATCGCAATTGCATATGCGGCTGGTGCAACAGATTCAAAACCATTTATAAACGATATATGGACAAAAGTAAATGCAGCAATTGAAGCTAATACCACAACAAAGGCACTAAAAACTGCAAATAATTTAGCTGTACAAAAACTCGAAATATATGCAGGTTCTAGCAATAACTATAACGGAACGCCAACTCGATATGATACAAATAATGATATACGACCAGCAGATTTTGGCGCATATGCTGATTGGGTCTCACCTGGTACTGGACACGGAGTTTCAGATTTTGATTTAGCAGATGTAAAAACAAGAGGCGTAACGAAAACATTCACCAATCAAACCATGCTATCTGGTTATAAATCTAATTTAGAATTAGCAAAAAAACGAGTTGCTGACCTCGCAACCAATTTAAAGTCAATGATGATTACAAACGGTATCATGATACCAGATCCGGCAAAAGGTCAAGGATATGAAGAAATAATTACTGCAGGAGTAGTTAATACCGGCGGGGTGTTAGACGATAAACGAAATGTTAATCTTTATAAAAATCCGGGGCAAACAGCTATTATAATAATTACATTATCAGGAAAAGAAGATATAATTAAATTTCCAGTAACAGCGGAAGAATTAAAAGCTGGATTAGCAAATCAAACTATACTATGGGGAAATTATGGCGGCAATTCGCAATACGGCGTAGTTGATCCGTTAACAGCATGGGAATTAAAATATTTACCAGGTGAAGGACAAGGAAAAAACACGTGGGTAAAGCCAGTAGTTAGATGGACGTTTGAATATAATGCCAAAAATCAATTGATTAAAGTAAAACAAGAACCAGATCCAGGTAACATGGGCATCCCTACGGCTGTCAAACTTGCATTTCCTGCTAAAGAATATATAATTAATCCTCCTGGAAAAGCTCAACTTCAAGCTAAAGTTCCATTGGTATATGAATTATTAGTTGCTGCAGGAGTATATAATAGATTTTTCGATGCAGTTCCATAACATCAAAAATAACAATAAAATAGTTTGAATAAATATTTATATTAAAGAAAATATTAAAAGGTAAACTTTATGAATTTAGAACGCATATTAGCAGAAAATTTACTTCGATTTGGAGGTAAAAACTTAAACAAGCAATTGTTTGTATGCAAGTACTTGCTAGAACAAGGGGACAAACAAGCTGCAGCCATTGAACTATTAAAAGCGCAAGGAGATGCATATAATCAATTTGTAGATTGGCAAAACAAAGTAAGTAAAGATTATAAAAATGTAATTTTAACAAAATCGCAGGAATTTGTACCAGTTAATCCAGAGCCTATAGTTATCGAAGATGCATTTTATAATAATTTTGTTACATTAGACAAAGGCGTAAAAGATCCTAAAGCATTAAAAACAAAACTTGATAATTTAATAACTACATTAAGTGAACAAGGGGCTAAACTTAATGTACCAAATGGTAAAACATTGATTGAAATTGTTTCTACTGCAACACCACCGCCAGCTAGTACGGGGCCTAGGCCAAAAGATTTTCCTGGAAACGTGGTTCCGGCCTCTCATAAAAAAATAGATCACGATTATGGCGGTAATTTAAAGTATGATGCTACCGGCAAAGCAACGCCCGAATCTATAGAATGGGCTAAAACCAACGGAAATGAATCTTTAGCTAAGCAACGCGGCGAATCGGTAAAAAAATATTTAGAGAGCAAAGGTGTTCAGGCAATCATTGTCGTAGTGCCATTAATTAATCAAGAAAAACGAAATTTTCAAATAACAGCCAAGCAAGAAGGAACGCAAAAAGTTATTACGCCGATTGGTACTCCAGATGTACAATGGTCAGTGTTTTATTCAGCGGGTCTAAGTGTCGGTGAAGATATGGATTTTTTAAAAAATACAGTTGAATGGACGAATATTATTAATGCTGCATATACAAAAATGCAACATAATGCGCAGCGAGATCGATCCAGTGGCATTAAACCAGGTTCGCCTTTGGCAAGAATAGAATTGCCAGATCCGGCAAAATTTTCTGATGAAAATTCAAAAGAATGGCGTACAGAGTATAATAGATTAAATTTGGGTTTACAGGGTGCAATGTTGCAATGGGCTTTATATGGTACGCCACAAGGTAATATATACTTAAGCGCAAATGGCGGTTGGACTTTTGGTAACTCACAAGGAGAATTGCCAGGAGTAAATGCAAAAATAATGCGCATTGTAGGAACGGGCAAACCATGGGGCATTCTTCAAGCAATTGCGAATGCAGCTGGTCCAAATTTAGGAGATATGTCAAAACCAGGTACTACTAAATCTGACATCGAAACTAACTACCGCGGTATGAAAAAAGAAATGTTTCAAACTTGGATACCTGGCTTTGGAGTTGATGTAAGTTCGGGAGAAGGTAGCTTAGAACGTCAAGGTGCAAAGGGCGTATCGGGCATCAATGAAGCCGGCCGGTTGAATACTACGGGATATACCCGGAATGGGAACGTAATTTATGCGCAATTTCAAAATGCCGCATCTCCATTATTTACACAATTAACTGGTAAAGATGTTGCTGCATGGTTAAAATCCGTAAATGATTTAGCTTTATCGGATGCTATATATAGCAAAGCAAGTGCAGGAAGTTTCTACTACGAACAATTTAAAACCGATTTCCAGCCGCTACTTTCAATGACAATAACAGCAGAAGGTAAAGGTGATTTGAAAGCTTTGATTAAAGCTGCAGTAGCTGCCGGTATCAGTGACACATCTGAAACGATTTCAACCGATCCACAATATTGGACTAATGCATATTATATTGATTATACTAAATTAGATCAATTTGGAAAACCAAAACGTGGTAAATTAACGGGACAAGATGCAATAGATTTCTTTGAAGGTACAAAGTTTGCGTAATGAAATTAACTAAACAACAAATTGATAAATTATTAGAACATGTTTTGCAATTGCAAGAACAGCCATCGTTTGATAATTTAGAAACAATTCAAGCTAAACGCAAACAACAACAGCAAAATAAGCAACTAGAAAAAAACGTTTTAGCTAAACGCGGACTTAGACCAATTCCGGGGCTTACTGGAGAATATGGTATGCCGTTAAAAGGAACTCAAGCACAGTGGATTGCTCAGATAATATATGATGCCAAAGGAATCATTTCTGATAACGAAAATAATGCAACTCGAGCCATATTAGCAATCAACGATAAATCGGAATTTGAAGCAACTCAGCGCGCCTTACAAAAACTTGCAGGTGGCAGAGGTATTGGACAGTACGTTGCTAGTTTTTTTGGTACATATACTGACAGTTACATTAAAAGCTTAGAACAACATGATACGGCAAACAAATTAGCTCCAGTAGGTAAGATTGTGTACGAATTACTTGGTAATCGAAATCATTGGAAATCTGAACGGCGTTTAAATAAAATTATTACGCATTTAAAAAAAATTGGGGCATATTCTTCTACTATATCTGAATTGCAAAAGGCATATGATAAAATCAAATATATTGCATCCTTAGAAAATAAAATATGGCAGTCTAGTATAATCAAAGCTACTAAAGATTTTATCGAAGAATATCGTCATGAAATATTATTAGTTTTAGAAATTGCAACTTCATTGATTCCATTTCCCGTAGGATTTATGATTTCAGCAGGAATTGGATTAGCAAATGCTGGATTATATGCTTCTGAAGGTGAGTATTATCAAGCTGGAGTAACTGCTGTGTTTGCAATGATGCCAAGCATAGGTAAATTAGTAGGAAAAATTCCTGCAATTGCAAAGTTAGGAGCCAAAGCTATGGGTCGGTTAGGTCAAAAACTTATAACTAAAAGTGGACAATTAACAAGAACTGAACAAATTATTGTTAAAGGTTTAATAGGTATGAGGAATACAATGAAATCTATCTATTTTAATTATTTAAAAACTCAAGCAAGGCAAGCAGAAATGGCCATTTTAGCAAAAGCTAGTTTTAAAAGTATTATTTCTCGAGGCAAAGCTAATCCAGAATTAATGGCGAAGGTGGCACGGTTATCAGGTTTAGATAAAATGATGATAATGATATCGCGCGGAATCATTGGTGTTACCGAATTTGCATTAATAATGACTGCGTGGAGTAAAGGTACTGATTTTTTAGTTAAAAATGCATGGGACCCTATTTATAATAAATACTTAGCAAATACCGAATATGAAGAGGCATTGGTAAAAGATTTAGTTGGAAAATAAAATATGAAAAAATATGATTTAAATTTATTAGAAAGTATGATACTTGATAATAATATAATACTACGCGAACAAAGTTTACCATTTACAGATACTACGCAATCTAATAAATTTAGATTATGGTTTCGAAAAACATATCCATCTAAAGCCAATGAATTAGATTTAGATCCTACCGGACCCATGAATAATCCAACCATTCAACAAGCTTGGAATTTTAAACCATATGATTTAGATACAACAACAGCAGGACAGGAGTTTTCAAAACTAGGTTCATCATCAGGAGGATTAGATAGCGGCATTCTTGGATTAGGTATTAGCGGATGGGATCTTTTATTTATAACTGCAACGGCTGTTGGTGTAGTTTCAGGTGTAGCTGTTGCCGGCGTAAGTATATGGAAAAAACTACAAACTTTAAATAAAGTACGAAAAACTTTACCGCAATATTTAAAAACCAAAGGCAGTGGCGAACGATTGTTAAAATTTTTACGAGGAGAAAATGGTAGAGATTTAGATAAACTAAAACAAGATATTGAGTCTAGTATTAAATTATCTAAAAAAGAAAAACGTGCAGCAAAAGAATTATTAGATAATCCAGGTACTGTTACTGCAGTTAAAAAAGTAATTAGTAAAGAATATGCTCAAAAGCTTCGCCGAGGTGAGATAACAGCTGAACAATTTATTAGAGAAACGGGAGTTAACCCAAAAGGCCAAGCAGCTCGAGAAGCTAGAAAAATTGAAGCATTACAGAAAAAATATGGTAAAATGTGGAAACAAGCTTATGAAAAACAAAAACAAAAAGAAAAAAATATAAAATCTGATGTACCTAAACGTCAATGGTCTGCAGTACCATTTGCGCCAGAAATTAAATTTTCTGCAGATGGCGGTTGGTATTTATTTAAATCATCTAATGTTGCTGCAGAAAAAATAGATAATGCTATAAAAAAATCCATTATTACCTCTACATCGAATCTATCCATTAAAGAACAGTCTATGTTAAGAAATGCAATCAAATCTAATTTAACTAGCAAATTACATACTGGCGATGCTCGTATGAGTAAAAAATATTTAGGATTACAACAATATCCATCATTTAAACAATTCGAAGCTGATTTACGTGCTGCAGGAGTTACTGATAAGATTGATATGAAACGATATATAACCGCACAATCTTTATGGAGATTAGCTAAAGGCTTATAACTATTTTTTTACAAATCCATTTAAGAAATTTCGTTGTCGCTGTATTGCATTGTCGAGTTGAGTGTTTTTTCGTTTCTTTCCAACTCCCGCAGTATTTCCATCAATGCCAAATTCAGCAACATGTTTTGTTTTAACGTTAGATCGGGTTGACTCATTTCTTTTAGAATTTGATGCAGGTATGCGTTTGCTATCTGCAGACCCGCTTCTGCTTTCATCTTCTGTCCTTCGGTTATTTGAATTTCAAGAATTTGAGTGTATGCTGGAATACTACTTATTAAAAACAATAAAAATAATATGCGTTTCATAACTGGTTAACTTTTTAATTATATTACAATAATATGAAAACGTTTGCAAGAATCCAAATTTCATTATTTTTTTTTGAATGATATTTATTAATAAATCAAAAAAAAATAACTATTATGGATTTAAACAAACTTCTCAAAGAAAACATGTTAAGATTCGGAACTAAAAATCTAACATATGAACATCTCGGAAATATTATATCCGAAGAGCCAGACCCGCCCACTGAACCAGATTTATCAAAATTTGATTGGTCAAAAAATGGAACTCAAGATTGGGCATCAGCTCCAATTAAAAGTTTAGTTGAATATGTACGCGCCGTCGATGCCGGAAAATCATATACTCAGTATGAGATCTACAAACCAGTTATGCAATGGTGGCAAGATCATGATACTGAAGATACCAGATCATCTTTGCTTATATGGATTGGTGGAGAAGCTAATATGTATTACGGATTAAAAGCAGCTCGAGATATCGCCACTAAAAGTGCTGAGGCAACTACTACTACAGTTGATGATGAAGGCAATTCGGAAGGATTAAAAAAACTTGGAGATGAATTATTAAAAAAAACTAATGAATTAAAAGGAACATCTACTCTAGACGGACAAGCTAAAGTGCAACTAATTACCATAGCTAAAATGTTAATTAGAACAGAAGAAGCTGGTGTTTCAGTTACTGATGATGGCTTTAAGAAACTTTCAAGGATAGTTACCGAATTACCGAAGTCAGCTTCAAATTGGAAACCGACGGGTGGATATGATGATAAAGTTGTTGCAAGTTTAAAAACAACAGTTACAAATTTAAAGTCGATGTTAACAACTGGTACTCCTACTAGCGTAATCGATATTGATGTTACGACATCGCAGATAAAATCAAACTTGACAGATGATATTAGATCTAGATTATTAACACAACTGCAACAACAAGTTGATGTAAAAATTGCAAATCCAAAAACTCGAGATGGAATTTTTGGCGGTAGAATATTTGATATTTCTGTAGATAAAGCTGTACGAAACGCGGATACTTTAGTTGTAACAAAAGATACATCAAAATTATCCGTTGCAGGTACTGCAAGTGGAGATGCTCGAACCAAAATACTTGATACAATCGTATTTCATTTTGCAGTTCCTGATTTAGATGCACCTCAAGAACAAAGAGATTACGATGCACAAGCCATGTTTGAAGATGATAAAACGAAGTTGCAGTCATGGTCGCAACAAGCAGTATACTTTATTGCTGACCAATTAAATCAAAAAATCAGAGAAATTCAGGAACAATTTCCTGATGATATGATTAAGGTACAAAAATTTGAAACAAGAGCATTTTCTGCTACTAGTTGCGTAAATACATCATTTGGATCTGGCGATGCTCAAGGAAAAAACAAAGTATGGAATAAAGCTAATAATGTACTATTAGCAAATGCCCGACTAAAAAGTATGCAAGATGAAATGAAAACTGCATTAAATGAAGAACTCAAAGGATTAGAGGATGAAGATGGATTGATTCTTAACAAACTAAAAAGTACTTTTTCGATTAATGCAGCAAATGTTGGTCCAGAATGGGAATTTGTAGGTTTTGGAACTTTAGGCGACGACGGCAAAGTTAAATCTGAAAAATCTGCTACATATATTGACAAATATGGTCCAATGTTTCAAGAAGCATACAACAATGATCCTACAATAACGCCTAAAAAATTTTATAGAAATCGCAAAGACAATCAAGCTCTTTTAGCAGATTACCAAACAACATATGCTAATTATAGAACCGCAACAGTTTCTGTACAATTAGAAGTACTTGCGCCTAAAAACATAGTGCAACAAGTTGCAGAAGGTGAATATGTTGTAACTGTTGTAAGCGGATATGGTGCTGAAATAACTTGGACGAGAAGAAGGAAAAAAAAGAAGCGAGGCAGAGGTGGTGGAGGTCGTAGAGGTATCATAACAAGTTTTCCACCTATGCCAGCATTCAAAGGACGTACATTAAAATGTCCTAATTTTTAAATTATCTAACAACATATACAAACGTATATTTGTAATCAATACGGGTATTGGTTTGAACAACATAAAAGTGACAACCAATACCCACATATTGAGCTGCAATCAATAAATTAGCATCATGTCCTGCAGATTTTTTCCATGATGCAATAATTTGATTTTTGCAATCATTGATATCTGTATTAGAAAAAGAAAATCCAGAACCAGAGCACCCTACAATCATATTTAAGTTTTCTGCTAAATACTGGTTGTTATTTAAATTAGAATGCGTATATTCTTTAGATGTAACCAATTGACAAGCATACTCATTAGCATAGTTAATCATACTAGTATCAGTAATTAATTCATTTAGTCCGCGTTGTACACGATATTGATTGATCGATTTAATAAATTCAAGATTTAAACTATCGATATTTATTGATCGTACAACTGATAGTGATTTTTGAGAAATTTCTACAAATGGATTAAATGCACTAGATTGTTGTGCACTTACGGAAAATGTAACTAAACTAATAGCAATTAATAAACGTTTCATAGCTTTTAAAAATTTTATTTATATTTCTATAATATAAAATAAAAAATTAAAATCCAAATATTAATTACTATTTTTTTACAAATCCATTCAAGAAATCTCGTTGTCGCTGTATTGCATCATCGAGTTTAGGATCATTTCGTTTTTTTCTAGTTCCCGTACTATTTCCATTAGTGCCAGATTCAACAGCATGTTTTGTTTTAACGTTAGATCGGGTTGACTCATTTCTTTTAGAATTTGATGCAGGTATGCGTTTGCTATTTGTAGACTCGCTTCGGCTTTCATTCGTTGTCCTTCTGGTGTCTGTAAAAAGTTCTGAATAAGTGCTTGAATGTCCGGTTTGGATGCGTCTCTTGATTTCATCTTGTCCAATAGATCTTGTTTCATCGATATCGATGCATCCGGTCGTATACGCTGTTTTATGCCCCTTGACTGAAATGCCGCATGGATATCGCGTATTATCCGATTCAACCAAATATTGAATGCCCCAAGAGCTTGTTTTAAACGTTTTAACATAACCATATTTTTTTGCACCTAACCAAGTAAAAAATACCGCATCATTGATTTTGAATTGAGGTTTTTCAAACTGTTTGATGATAGCATCGGGCGCTTGTTGTTTTTTTGCCATTATAAATTAATTAAGACACATTGAATTTGCGTAATTAATGATTCGAAATACGCGGATATATCTCGTTGTTTTATCTTTGCGAAACATTTTTTCTGTTGACAAGTCTCGTTGCAGGATGTAACCAGATTCTGCAAATTTATATACAACGTGCCTAACAGCTCGTAAGCTATTAGATTCAATCATAATATTTTCATCATCAATCATTACATCGACGAACTCTATATTATTATCAGAAGTTGGTAGTTCGTCGATGGTTGTTGATTGAGGTGGTGCAGGAGTTGCTGCATATTGATCTAAATTATCTCGAACTTCTGCAAAAAATGAAGATAAATCTAATCCTTTAATTTGTAATGTAGTTGCATCAAAGGTATCAAATAGCCAACGTAATTGTTCCGATGCATGCATCGTTTTGATAATTGAATATTTAGCTTTTGATACAAAAATTTTGTTAAAGATTGTTTGCACGAGGCCTCCTTTTTTGTTTAATAACAAATAATTGATCGATCTCTGCAGCAGGCAACTGTTTTATTATGCATATTTTTTCTCGAGCTTCGTTTATATTAGAAGCTATTACGCTTCCAATAATTTCTTGTGTCGTATCCGTTTTAAAAAAATATACGTATGTTGCGTTACGCATGATGCAATTTTATTATAAATATAAACCTAATTCGTATCTTCGAATTGTTACATCCAATGCATCTGATAATGTTTGGGATAATTTACCAATTTCGTGTTTACATAATATCAAAGTTCTACCTTTAACATCAACAGGAAACGCATCGTGTTTGTTAGGTTTACTTGCATAAACATTATCTGATAATGTACTAATAGCTTTTGAATATGCAATCAAATCTTTATAGCGCATTGCAATCTTTTGATTAAAAATTATCAAATGCCCAATTAAACATTCCATTGGTTCTGTTTTAAAATTTTTTTCGGATAATTTTGATTCAATTTCAAAATCCATATTAGCCCATGTTTCGCCGTAACGGTTAATGAATTTTTCTGAAATAGCCCAAGGCCGATTAATACTGTTTGTCATAGTTTTATTGTAATTTATAAATTAATACTGTATATACGTCTTTTGAATAATTGCATCGAATGTTAACAAATTGATATTTTTCAATTAACATGTCCATAACCAGGCCTGGATGTACATAAAAAAATCCGTCATGATGATACGTGTTTATTGGATTCATTAAATTGAATGAAACTACTTGAGTTGATAAATTATATAACGTATCAATATCCGTAAATAATTTGCGTAAATCATCATCTTCTGTTTCACAACGTCGTTGCGTAAACACCCCAGAAGCAACAACCCATTCGCGTTTATCCAATTTAGCAGTTTCGAATGCACCAACTTTAACATCAGTTAAGCCCCATTTTTCTTCGCCTAACTGCACCATAACGGGATTATGGTCTATGGCACTATATAATACCACGTCATTATTTAACGCAGCCAAATCGCGTGCTACTCCATATATGTCACAACGACCACATCCGATATCTAGTAATGATCCGCCACTATATCCAACAAGTAAATTTTGCATTAAAAAACGTTGTTCGGTAGTAGTATTATATCCTACCGGTATTGGACTATGCATCATATATTCTGGATCATTAGGTTGTAATACATCCCAACGATTCATTTCGGCATCTGAATTTATTAAATTATCCATGATGCTTTGTTTTAACTGTTCTTTATCCATGGATTCTATTTGATATTCGTTCTTTATTTTGCAATTTTTTATGTTCGGATATCATTGCCTTTAAAGGATGTGTACGATTAATACTTTGTTCTACTTGAACAAATTGAGATATAACGCGCCATGCTTCTGATTCTGTATCGGAACCTGGTATCATAAATACTTCATGTAAACATACATCGCCATGAACTATATAATATTCTCCAGTACAATCCATTTCGCAAACGCAACCAGGATAACGTTTTTGAACTTGTTTTTTCAAACTTTCAATTGACATTATTTACGATTTAGTAATTGGCAATGCATCATCTGCTAATAACTGCTTGTACGGAATAGTTGTTTGAATCATATCCGTATCACATAACATAGTTGTTAAATGCTTATTAAGATATGTTGAATGTTTTGAATTTGTAGTAATTATACAAGCTGCAGATCGATTTTCTAATAACACATCATATACAATGGCTTTATTAATCAAATATTGATCTAATACTACTCCTACGCGATTTACTCCATCTTGAGTAACAACGACAGTACGTCCTGGTCGATATGCCATTATTCGATAATTTTAATGATTTTACTTGCTGAAACTGATTTAACTTCAAAATCAAAAGTATAACCTTTAAATTCTTCAACAACCTTAGCCTCTGCCTCAGTTACCGAAAGTGCTTCTACAAGATACGTTTCGGTTGTTTTCTTTTCTTTTGTGCCTTTAGGCGTATCAATTGTATCAATCAATTGAACTTTTGCTGTGTAATACGACATTTTTTTATTTTTTATGGTTTATAACTATATTTGTAATATAATAAATTAAATTGAAATATCAAAATTATTTCTTATGTAAACGTTTTTGTTTTTTATGCATTTCATATGATTTTTCAATTTGTTTATCATTTAATTTAAAATTAACAAATAAATTATCTAAAATATCTGCAATTAATCTTTGTTTTTCTGCTGCAGAATATTTCTTTTTACTAATTGATGAAATCAATTGTTCTAAATGTTTAATATATTGGCTAGGTACCTTTTTTAATATCCTTGATTTTTCTATATTAACAACATGAGTATCATGACGTTTTTCAGAAATTAACTGTTTAGCAATTTTTGCAGATTCTGATAAAATATCTCCATATTTAACAGTCCATGATAAGTCGGGTGGTGGACCGCCCATGGGTAAACCGCCAGCGGCACCACTTGACGCGCCAGAGGCTCCGGATTCTTTTTCGGCGTTTTTTTCATCTTCTTTGCCAAAACCCGCAATATCTTCAAGTGGTAATTGCAATTCGAGTGTATACGAATCATCTCGACCCCAGCCCGTATATGGTACTATTTTAATTAATTTATCTCGTAATAATTTTAAAAGTATTGCTGGCGTTAAATTAAAATCTTTACCACTTCTAGCAATAAATTCTCGTATGCCAATATCAGAAATGGAGTATAATATACCCATTTGTTGTGATCCATATGCATCAAACTTTCCTAAAAAGCGTTTTTCAGCCGGAGTAAATGGCGATTCTCCACCAGATGTATTAATATCATCTGTTTCTATAGATGTTTTGCCAGCAACAGCAGCGTCGGCTTGCTCTTTAAGCATGGCTCGCAATGTATGATATACTAATATTTCTTGTTGTTTTTGCATTATTCTGATTTAGATTCTGCTAATTGAGTTGAACGATACTTACTGGCTAATTTTTTAACTTCATTGATTGCTTTACGTGCTCTAACGCCCGCAGCCTTTACCCCTTTGTCGGTAAATCTTTCGTGATTTTCTTTAAATACTAACCAATGTTGTTCGATTTGATCAAAAATTTCTTGTGATGTCATGTTAACCTTTTTTATTTTTATATAAAAATTTACATTAAACAAAACGATCCATTAAAATATGAATGTTTTCGTTGCGTATCTTTAATTTTCCATAATCAGACAGTTCTAGTATTACATCTTCACCGTCTTGACGTATTTGCATGATATGATTTTTATTAATAAACCGTAATTCTGGCTCGTTTTTTTCATGCTTACCATGTAATTCAATTACATACAATGCCAAAAACTCTGGTTTTGTTATCATTAATCACCAGTCCATTCAGCTCCGCCCATATACCCTGGTTTTCTGCTAGGAATAGTCGCTCCACTTAAACTACCCATACCCATTGGACTTGTTGATTGAGCCATTTTTTGAGTTTCAATATTTAAACGCATCATTTTAGCAGAATTATCTCGAGCGTATTGCATTAATGCCATTTTTAAAGATTCTGGTTCTGTACTCGTTGCTCCGACTGTTTTTGCAATAAAATCTTGAAGTTGCTTAGTATTTTTAAAACGAGTTTCATCAAATATAATATCAAAAATACCACGTGCATATGTTAATGCACTCTTGTCTACAGATTTTGCATAATCGGCCGTATATTTACTTATATCGATTCGATTTGTAATAGCATCAGGAATTTCAAGCCATTCTGATTCTGCATATTCAGCTGCAAAATCTGCACCCATTTCGTTGTTTACGCTAGATAATAGCTCTTCTCGTTGCTGAATAGTTAAACGTTTCCAAATGTCAGCTTCATTATATTCTCGTAAAATTCTACGAGCTCTAATTAGTTCTTCTTTAAGAATTTGTACATGTTTAGAATTTTTAATATCAAAAATTTTCATGATAAATTTTCCAATTTATATAATGTTGAATAAATCAAATCTTTAAACGCATCTAGCTGATTAATGATGTTTGTATCTTCTTTTGGAAATTTTGCATACATTCTTTCTAAAAATGTAGCTAATGCTTTAAAATACTTTATTGTAGTATCTGCAGAATAATCATCAAACCGTTCTGCTGGTTCATAACCCGTAATAATACCATGTTTTCCTTGATATGATTCAACTAATGCATCTACCATATCTGGTATTGCATCGTAATATTTATTTAATGCTTTATGTGCAGCAAATGACCCTGGGCCTTTTGTTTGCCAATGAAATATATGAGCTTGATCTCTTGATGCCATTAATGTAGAAACTAATTTTTCAAACATTATGTTTTCCTTTTAATATAAATATATGTTATTCAAATTCTATTTCAAATTTATTAGTCCAATCCGATGCACGACTATGATCTTCAGCTCGACCCGTACCACCTGCATTAAGATTTACAAAATACGTTGCTGCAGCTGTTTTACTAGTAAATTTTGGCAATACGTCAGCTGGTTTATTCTTTGTAAAAAATGCAATTGCAATTTCTGAAGCAACTTCTGGATCATTAGCTTGTTCTGGATCGCCTACTAAATCTTTACCAATAATACTACCATACTTTTGATAGTTATCCTTAAATGTTAGACCATTAAATCCTCTTCCTCGATACAAATATCCTTCATCTGGGGCATTTCCAAATCGACCTCCATACACGCGATTAAAGAAAGCTTCATCATCTGCCTTTAATGTATTTAATTCGTCATCGTCTGCAGGTACTCTGTTTCCAAATATTTCGCGAATTCGATTATTCGGCGTGCCGCCGTATCCAATTTCATCCTGAGGAATAAACCCAGATTCTTTTCCAATAACAGATAATATTCCTATTTGCGTAAATGGATTAGTAATACCCTTTTCATTCATATAGGCAATTAAAAGTTCAATATTATCAGCTTGATCTGCCGCTAATCCGCTAGGAATAATTACTTTGCCTTTAGTTGATATTTGTTTTTTAGGTTTCGCAATTCGCAATGCGTCCATTGTTTCATCATCGATAACTTCAGATGCATTAAGACCATGTTTCATTTTGAAATCAGTTATCGCTTCGATTGTAGATGAACCAAATTCCATGGTAAGTATTTCAGATGAATCAATATCATATCCCAATCGTTGTAAGAATTTATGTACATCTTCCATAATTATGCCAATATATCCCGGCGTTAAATGTAATTCATCATCTTCTACTTTTTCTTCTTCCGCATCAACATTAATTGAATTATCTAAATCATTTAATATTTCCAACATTTCATCATATAATATAATGTGAGCTGGACGATCCAAATGTACATTTGTTTTGTCAAAAAATACATCATCTGTAAACGAATCAGTTAATAATACATAATCAGCATGTTTACGAATCCAATTATCAGTTTCTAAATCATCTGCTAACGTAAAATCAATATTTAATTTTTTCTTAATAGTTGGTTTAATAAATCGTACGGACGGAATAGTATTTAGTACTACGGGTATATTAAGAGATTTGCAATATTCGATTATTCTCCGAAGATTATCAATTATACTATGAACTTCTTGATTTTTATTTTTTTCGTATATGCCGCGCGTAAATATAACAACTAAATCATAATGTGTCGACACATGATGTATTACAAGATCTTTAAGTTGTTTGACGCTACCTTTATCAGCAGTACGTATATCTCCAGTGATTACTTGATTATTGATTAATTGTCGAGCAAAACCACGTCGGCGATCTAAATCATTATCAGTAACAAACAATACATGTAATTTATCTGATAGTTTTGTTTCTAATAAAAGTGTTTTTAAACGTATCATTTTCCTTGAGCTACATACGGGTTAACGTAATTTTTACTTGATTTATTTAAGCTTTGTTTAGATTTTGCATGAACTCCCGGACGTTTTACTTTTGGACGACGCACGTGCATTGATGTTGCAGATATTTTTGCCTTCGCTGCCATTATTAATACTCCAAATTGGTTAATATATCATCTGATAATATTTTTTTTGCATTTTCAATAACAATATCATCCATGCTAATTTCTGGATTCTGTTCATGTAAAGATTGAATATCAGCAATATATGTACAAATTGCATTCATTAATACCATAGCATTTGTTTGCATCATATTTTTAGCATCAGCATTACCAATTTCTGTTTGATTAAATGCAGCTTCTAAATCCGATTTACATTTTTCGCAAACTGTACTTAAAGTAGATAATGATTGTTTAGTTAAATCATCTTCTTCAGTTAAATTTTTACGGTGCTGTGCCTCTACTTCTGCCAACGTTGGTAATCCTTTACTAGGTTTGCGTTCCCAAGCATATCCTTCTAATAATGGTTTTAATTTCATCGATGTCCTTTAATAATTTCATATATGCTATATAACGCAGCAATAATCATTGCAATGCTACCCTGTATAAAAGCAAATAACCTATTCATATTAATAAATATTGCTAGTACATTTTTACAGTAAAAAAGCGCGCCATAAGACGCACTCTTAAACATTTGTCTTGAAATGTTATGCCTAAAGTAGCAGGCGCCTATTTGCGAAATGCTTCGCGAAGTATGTATTCATGGCCATGCAAATTGCCTTTAGCACGGTTCCAAAAAGATTCCGTCATTGCATCTTTAGGTTTATTATATGCAGCATCATATGGTTCCACTCCAGTTGCTGAAACATGCATCGAATGTGTTTCATCATCACCATATTCATTTACGGAATCTTTGTTTTGCTTTGTCTTGCTTACGTCTATCAAGTTCTTGTTCTAATTCTCTAATATCATCTTTAGTACCATCAAATCGTCGCAATGTTACAATCATATCACGCAATGCATCATCAGAATATTCTGCAAAACGTTCTTGAAATGATGCACCTTCCTTCATATTCTTAGCAGCATCTTTCATTGGCTCTTCCGTATCACCATCTTTATCTAAATCTAAAAAATCAGGCTTCGAAGCTTTGTTGCGTTGGTACTCGGCTTGAACTTCAGCCAATGTAGGTAAAGGCTGACCGGGACGTCGTTCCCAGGCATACACCTCCGACAAAATATCCTTAAGTTTTTTCATAATATACCTTTTTAAAATAAATATTGCAACGCCTAATAAACTAGTACGTTAGTACGCCCGTTTGACTCATCGAGCGTCCTTTCAGGCCGGCACTCATGATTTTTTGGTGAATGTTAAAGTTACTCCCCAACCGACCGTAATTTCAATTTTCGATTCACCTTGCTTAATTGCAGTAACGAGCTTGTTTAAATCGGCAATATCTATTTCTTCTGTTTGATCGGCATTGGTTGATACATAGTATTTTTTTTCTTTTTTCCAAATAGACGTTATGCCAACCGGCCCGTTATATGTTAGTGACGACATGGTAACGCGATACGTGACAACGTTCCCATCCCATGATGCTTGTATGGGGCCGCCGGCGGGATTAGCAGCTTTAAGTGTTACTCCATTGATGTTGATTGATTCGATTAATAAACGTTTTAATTGTATCATACTTATAAATATTGGTTTCCGCAATATATTGCTGGAAACGAGACGGCCTCGACTTTATAATAAATACTATATACGCTGGGTTCGGCCTTAGGAGTATGCGCTAGATGATCTAGGAAGGATTATATGACACCGTCATATTCAATAAAGAGCACCTATATAGCAAAAAATCTTACCGCGCGGCAAAAACATGCATAACCTCCCGCATCATCTTGGGGGTGGTCTACCCCTTTAACGAAACTCTCCCCACCCCCCCTATTTGACCCCCCCGATCACCCCTTAACACACCCCCATACACCACCCCCCATACCCCCATAAAAAAAGGGGGGCTATTGCCCCCCCATGATCACCCCATTTAAATCAGCGGCACCTTTACGCGGCCCGGGTCTCTGATTGCGATGCTCTTAACTCGGCAGCTGCTATGTTATCAGGATGACGGAAGTCTTGTTGTATACCTAACGTCTCCATCACGTGATATATGGCACACCACTTAATGCCACACCACTTACCTCTGAGGCGATCGGTTAATGCATCTTCTGCACCATACCATTGCTGTGCCATCATGTAACGTAAATATGCTTGGGCTTCTTGATTCTGGATCGCTTGGATCATGTTCTGCTTTGTCATTGTCTTTCTCTTTTAATTAATAATAATAAAGATAAGAAATATGTTTCATATATCCTAATCTTTTAGCAACTTTTTTTACTTTTTTTTATAGCAGAAATCCGACGCCTTTCGACGCCGGATCCTGGTTTGAGAAATATGTGTTCTAAGCCGGGATGATTTGTTCTGCAATCATCATTTTTGGATTCTCAAAGCCCATTGCACATATGCGTGCTGCTTTGATAAAGCTACGCAGGTTGATCTCTACGCCATCAAACTCTGCATCAAGCTCCTTCATTAATGTCAATGCCTGCTCTTTTGCTGGCATCGGAATGCGACGCTCCATTGTTACCATCAACTGCGACATTCTGGCAAACATCTGATCCGTTGTCAATGCAACATCACTTACAAAGCTTCGGCTGCGGATTGCTTCATCCAAGCGGCTTTGGTTGATGTTGGAGATAAAGATGATGCGTCCTGTGAATTCAAAATGACGTGGTATTTCACTACCAAACTCGTCTTTAAGAGTCTTTGTGGAGATGTAACTTAGCCTGCGGGTGTCATAAGAATCCAAAGCCGCTTTGAGGATATTAACTGCATCATCATCTTTGAATACCGAATCACAGTCATCCAACACAATAACCTTGTCGCTATTCTCATACAGCGTAATAAACAAGCCTGCAGGCGTAGCACGACCCTTGAAGTGAACAAAGTCGGTAGACTCCTTAAGGCCCAATGACTCCAATGTACTCTTAACCAAATGCGTCTTGCCCGTACCGGCACCTCCGGTAATAACAAGTGACGGCTGAATGCCGCGCCCTACCATTTTAGTTAGACGCTCAATGTTTGCAAACATCTCCTCCGGGTCCTGGGTTTGCTTGGTTTGCATAAAGGACATCTTGACAGCCGGAGGTGGTGTCAATGCAACACCCATATCAGCGGCAGGGACTCTGGTAACACGTCCCGTTGCGGATACTACTAATACCTCACGGTTCTTCTCAGCATTCAGCAGCTGGATGTGTCGGATGGTGTCCTTAGTCGCTATGCTACCTGTGGTTGTGTTCTTAGCAAACAACTTGCCTTTAATTCTAACTGGTTCAAAAACATTACTCATCATGTATCTCTCTTTTTAATTATACTTAAAGATAAGCAAAAAAAGAATGCGATCCAACCGTTTCGCAAACTTTTTTCAAACTTTTTTTTCTAGTTGCCGATATTGTTGAAATCAAAATCATTGACAATGGCATTGATTGCGGATCCGCCATGCTGCGCAGCATGCTTTTGGCCAGCTACTTGGGACAACGCCCGGGCAAAGTCTGGAAGGTCACCCTTTGCCTTTGCAACAAGCAACATTTCCATCAAATGGCCCAACAACACAAAGTCTTTATCGTCGGTTAGCATTGCTAACACCTCAGCATTGGTTTGAGCATCTGTTACGTTCTGGATTAAGTCCCTAGCTAACTGTTCTTGCATCTTGTTCATCGCTCTCTTTTTAATTATACTTAAAGATAAGTAATATGTTTCATATATCCTAATCTTTTTGCAACTTTTTTTAAACTTTTTTTAAACTTTTTTTAAGCCTAATTCAGCTGCTACATAATTAACATGTTTGGTGGTTGTCTTGCTCCAGTAGCCCAATACAAGTAACTTGTTGCCATTAATGGTTGCTACATGGGTAGTATAAGAAATAACTCGATCTCCGTCTATTCGAAGATTCTTTTTGTAACGATTCAATTTTTTCATGTGCTCTCTTTTTACGTCCGCAAGGGCCGACATTGCTGCCGACCCGGGACTGAGAGATATAGCAAAGATTTTAGCATTGCAATTTGTTAATTGTTCAATCAAATACAAGCTTGGTTCCGGAGACCATACATCATATCGTCGCTTTCCTCAAATATGTTTTCCATTGTCTCGCGTATCGCTGCAACTATGCGATTCGTGTTTATAGGCACACTCGCCAATACAATGGTGTTGTGATACAAATCAAACTCAGCATTGTCAAAATCAACTATGTCGCTGCTGTACAAATTGCCAATGGCTTTATCTACAACATCCATTATTTTGTCAAACGACTCGTTATTTAATAGGACCTTTTCTTCCAACTGCTGGATAAGGGCAATTACTTGGTCGATTGACACTACTGATGTTAATGCCTTTGCTGCTTCTAATTGTGCTACTAATTCTTGTTTTTTCATCGCTTTTTTTTTTGGTTTTGTGGGACTATTCCCTTTTTAATTATACTTAAATTTAAAGAAAAAATCAATGCGATCCAACCGTTTTATCTTCTAGTTTTGAAAAATTTTGCACTACTATTTGGCACACTTCACATAGTATCTGGTTATCTTCGATTCCTACGGCTTCGAGGAAGGTGCATAAGTCAATTTGAATTTGTTCTTTTACTTCAGCTTTTGTCATGGCTCTTTTTGATTTATTTACTACTTTTTTTTGCTGCGGCTAATCAACATCATGATTAGCACCACATTGAGCAACAAGCTCATATATACTATCTTGCCTATCATACTCCAATGTATACGGCACCTGTGGTTCCTGTTACTAACTTGTAAACAATAAAGGCAATGCCAAATACAAATAACCCGGTGCATGCTACTGCTAATGCTTTAAGGGTTACTGCTACTACGTTCTCGATGCTAAACACTTTTTTCATTTTTCTCTCTTTTTAATTATACTTAAAGATAAGCATTTTTTCAATGCGATCCAACCTTTTTTCAAAAAAAGTTTCAAAAAAGTTATTCACAATCTTGCAAGTTTTTTAACTTCATTGATTGATTTGCGCGCTCTAACGCCAGCTGCCTTTGTCTATGAATTCAATAACATATTCAAACAGCGCTGGATCATCAATATCAAATCCATCTTCATCTCGGAACACCGTATCGATTACTTTACCGCGCTCATCTAAATAATCAGTAACCGTAACTATGTTACCTGCTGTCAATTGAACCTGGTACCTTTCTGTAGTGATCGTTTCTACATGTTTACTAACTAACTTCATTTCTCTTATTTTTTAATCATACTTAAATTTAAGGACTAAATCAATGCGATCCAACCGTTTCGCAAACTTTTTTCAAACTTTTTTTACAGGTATTGCTCAAGCAATTTGATGCCTGGAAGTGCAGCCAATGCCTCCTCAGCCTGACGAACCAATTGTCGTGCACGCTCATTTGTGATGCCCATCTCCTCACCAATCTGCTCCATGCTCTGTGCATACTCAAACCCTAATCCATAATTACGACGCAATGCTTCTGCTTGCCTAGGCTTCAATTGTGCCAATGCTCTATCAATGTCAAACTGCAGATCCGCGCGGTCTCTGCTGCTGCGCACCTCATCGGCTGCTAAGTATCGATCCGCATATGTCTCTTTGTTCTCATCATCGCCTACCGGAGTGGAAATGCGCTTGATGGAGTACTCTTCGGTAGCCGTACGGTGTGATGGAATCCTTACTGTGCGAGACAAATCATTAAGGGCCTTCTGCAACTCGGCGCGGATATACCATACTGCAAACGTAATGAATTTAACATTCTTGCTGGTATCAAATCGATCCACAGCCTCAAACAATCCAATGTTGGCAAATGCTATAAGATCTTCCATCTCCAAGCCCATGCCCTGATACTGACGGGCCACTTGCACCGCAAACCGCAAATTGCTTTCTATTATGGTATTGCGTGCCTTAAGGGAGCCTGCCTGTGCTGCTTGGATTAACTGGGTCTCGTCTTCTCTGCTAATGACCCGAGCCTTCTTTATCTCGGCTACATAACGCTTTGTGGATTCGGCGCCTACTATTGCACCATTTGTAACATTGATTCTTCTTTTCATAACGCTTATTTCTTTTTGTATATTATACCGGGTTTCTTGCTCTAGGGTTACCTTTTTTTCAAACTTTTTTGAAACTTTTTTAGCCCCGCACTATTTTACTATGTGGGGTTTCTGTAATGCTGCTTGAGCTTCTCTGTAAATGCGGTTGCGTTCTGCTTGTGCCATTGCATGTTTTACTGCTGCATTTAATTGCTGAGGACGTTTTGCATCTGCCAACAACCGGGCTGACACTGCATCTTGCTTGAAAAATCCTGAATTCTTTTTGCCTACTGCCATATCTCTTATTTTTTAATTATACTTAAATTTAAGGACTAAATCAATGCGATCCTAATCTTTTGCAAACTTTTTTTGAAAAAGTTATTCACAATTTTCTGCTTCATCTGCTTCAAGTATTCTATCGATATACTGCCGGATTAGTCAAGCAATTTTTCGTTTTCATGGCGTTTTGTTTCAATGTGCGTTACGGATGCGCACCCCCCCCCGGATTGGTAATTTATTGATTGTTAATAATATCGTTTACTAATTCATGAGCGTCATGCCATTGAGCCCAACGTGTAAGTGACCGAATGTATTCGGGTGATTCTTTACCCAAATGCGTCTCGCAAAGATTCAAGAAGTCCCGCTCTTGTCTTTGTCGTAATCGTAATTGCTCAAGGATAAGGTCCAACTTGATTTGTGCGGTCTCTTGCGCTTGTTCGCCGGTGTTGTTTTGTTGGTTCATTGTTTCCATGTTGTTTTATTCTTCTAATTGATCTATAACTGATTTAATTACACCTTCTAAATATCCATAACAATATGCTCCGGTCAACAACGTTCCATCCGCTTTCTTAGCCCATCTTTCTTGAGCTACAGCTAGTTTCTTTTTCAATGATGCTACTAATGCTTTTTTTTCTGCTTTTGTCATTTTACTCTCTTTTTAATTATACTTAAAGATAAGAAAAAAAAGAATGCGATCCAACCGTTTCGCAAACTTTTTCCAAACTTTTTTTAAGTTTCAATTATCCTACTTCTTTTTCTTCTACTGAGGCGTATGTGTCTCTTCCGTGTGCACTATACGTCTCAAGGATCATGTTTTTCTCTCGAGCTATTTTTTTAAGTTCCCACAGTGCATCTTTTTCCTTTTCATAAACTGAAATTGAAACCCAATCCGGTTCGCTGAACATTAACACAAAAACTGTTTTTCTTTTTATCTGTCTTATTTTAATTTTATAAATAACCAAAATTTTGTAAAGGGTTACCCTTTTTTATAAAAAAAGTTTTGAAAAAGTTTCAGCCGTTTTAAGTGGACCTTTAAAGTCATTTTCACGTCCCCATATTTCAGCTAAGCCGGAGTGGCTGCACTTAGGAATTACTGTATATACTACATTACATGTCTCGATATTGCATATACGGAAATCATCATACAATGGGCCGCGGCCCGGGCAATTGTTTTTGAAGAATACATAATGATCCAAAAGATCAATGTCATACGCTTTAACAAAGCGCTCGGTTTGTTTCATCAACGTCCGGGCTTTGCGCGCTAAAGATGAATCCTTGCAAAACCAATCATAGAAATTGAAACATTTTGATTGACTCCCATCGGCATCTAATATTAAGCCATTTGCTTGGGCATTTAATTGATCTGCTAAACTAACTCTGTTCATTTCTCTTATTTTTTAATTATACTTAAAGATAAGCATTTTTTCAATGCGATCCAACCAAAATCCAAAAAAAGTTTAAAAAAAGTTATTCACAAAAAAAGGGCGACCGAAGCCGCCCATGGTACACGCCTGGGAATAAGAGAGAGAAACCCGTTGGTCATGTTACCCATAATGAGACGGGATCGAGGTGTTAGCGCTAACACCATGGTGGTTACGATCCCGCCAAGTGTGAAGGTCGATACTATCGATCCCGTCGTTATTTTCTTTTGTATTCTCGGTATGCGATCGCCGCAATCAATGCAATCAACGTCGTCATCCAAACTATAAATAATAGCATCATTTCCTTTTATTATGCTCATATTATATGAAATACGCGCACATAATCCAACCACAATACAAAAAAAGTTTGCGCTGTATAGCTAGAGAACCAAACGAAACCGGGTCTAAAGCCTGGTTTTGGTCTAAAAATAACGCATATTGGACTAAAAATCAAACCGGCTTTGCTCTAAAAATAATCTAAAAATAACGCATATTGCTCTAAAAATAGCGGGAGGGTGCGGATATTGTGCTAAAAATAACATGTTCAGATCACTAGCTATACAGACGCGCGCATAGCATCTAAAAATAAAGCTGGTATTAGATTCACTATATATAGAGCGCATGATGGACTAAAAATAACAGCCACTCGGACTAAAACGTAACCAGGGAGATTGGGGTCGAGTCCGTTAAAACCAGCTGATATTGATCTAAAAATAGATGCACCCGTATACTGGCTCTTACAGTTCGTTTAAGAACATTGTAGCCCTTTTGGAGTCTAGATATTCGTGAAATGGGAATAAAGAGTCTATGCCCCACGAAAACATGTAACACCGGCAGGGAGATATCTTAAAGATCTTGCTGGTAGCTACTACACACTAAACTTTGCTTTACATATCGTAATAAGACTATTAACATTACGTGTATCCATCTAAAAATACGCGGGGAGAGGGAGCCATACTAGACTCCGTTTTGTGTCTACCAGGACTAGTAACGCAATCAAGGATACCTGGATAAAGTGGGACTTGTGTGTTTACAAGCGTTTATACTTCGTGCATACTTATATTGTATACTTGCTTATGCTTGCTTCGTATATGCTTACCGAGTTGCATTCTTCAGTATCCGTAAACATTACAATGCTACGGCTACTACGTAGTTTAACATTACTTATCTAATTTGATTTGATGATCATCAAGTATCTCATAGAACTTAGCTCTGATTCTTTCTACCATTGCCCATTCCTTTGCATCTAACTCTTCATACTTGCATAGTGTTCTAAGTTCTTGAGAAATGTCCCAAAGTGCTGCATACATATTACTCCCTTGAACCGCAAAGTCGAAGTCTGCTTGGTCTTCTGGTAAATTAAAGGTTAATTTTGCTTTCATTTTATTCTGATTTAATTACGATTTCATAACCCGCTTCACTTTTCAATGAAACAAATCCAGTAACCGTTTTGCCTTTGAATGCTTCATTAAACTGTCCCGTATCCATGCCCGTTGCAATGTAAGGTCCACCTGATGGATCAACCATATCAATTGATTCGGTATCGCTGTATACCAAGTGCATGTATTTTTTTGCAAGCTCGGTATATGAAACTGCTTCATTGTCCCGCTCATGTACTAGCGTTTTAAATACCAATTCACTTTCAGTGCCGCCGTCAGCTACATATTGTGCATAGACATCATCATATGCATTAGGCCAACTGCAACGATGCCATTCGAAGTTACCAGTTCATTTAATGTTGCCATTTGGCATTGTGTGAAAGTGATGTGCATCACCATATCTGTTTGTGTAATTTACCATGCTATTTTAGCTTTAAAATTAGTTCTATAATATTGCTCAGCACATGTTGCAGCGCTTCTATTGTGATGTTTATTTATCTCTCGGAAGTCAGCTCCTCCTATAAATGATTGAGTTATCTGCTCCTGCTCCATTGCTTTGGCTTGTTGCAATATAGCATTACACTCCCATTTATCTTGAGGTGTATTCCATAGCTGTTCATACAACCACTCTACTGCTGTCTGTTTCATCTTATTCTTTTTTAGTTAATTCTTCTTGTCGGATCCGATCCTCAGCATATTCATATACTGCAAAGCAATCAGCACGTTTTGTTTTACTTAAATAACATCTTCTACTAAAATTTCACCGTCAACTAATCTGCTTATTTGTGCAAATTCAACTTGATCTTGGGATTCCAATTTCATTTCCACACGGAACTGATCTGCATCTTCCGATGTAGCCAAGGTTCCACAACATGTACCAATGTCGCCTGCCATTTTGTATCGGAATGAACCATATGGATTTTGTAGTTCAACAATATCCCAATCCGATTGTGTTAATTCACTAAGCTTTTTATCGCGGTTCTTAATAGTTGCTGAATAATGATAACCACAGTTATTGCAATTTACATATTCCTCGCCTGTTTTGTAATAAAAGTCACTACATGCTGTTGACTTGCAACTAGGACATGCAATGTAATCGATTATTGAGCCCATAATTTATATTTTTTTAATTTAATAAAGGTGTTTTAATTGTTTTGCTTGTTCAACATGTTTGCACCGCTTTCTAAATCCAAATCCAGAGCATGTACATGACCATTGCTTGAAGCGAACGGTAACAGTGTATGCAGTACCCGTTGAGCCTTTGATTACATACTGCTTACGATCCGTTGGAATATCGCGTTGCTTTGCTTGATAGCGAACCCATATATAAGATGCATCTTCGGGAGTAACATCATCGGCAATGCGAATGCTACCGCCTTCGGCATCATGAAACAACATGGTGCGACCTGATAGAAAATTTACAATTACTGGAGCATACAAGGAAGGACCTCTATGCATTGCTCTAACTTCTTGCTTGGTGTATACTTTCATAACTTATAATATATAATTCATTTCATGTTTCCAATCAATCCCACCACCAACTTAAACTTCTTACAATTCACATCCTTCTACCTCCTTTGGTTCCTGAGTTGTATCGGGACGATACGGATCTTGCTGATCAAACAACATGTCACGCAATATTTGATTTTCTTGTTCTAGTTGTGGGCATGATGTACAGTCATCACGAAAAATTTCTGTTATCATCACTCCAACCCCTATTCCAATCACAGTTCCAATTGCTGCTAAATACATTTCAATTTTGTTCATCTTCTACGGATTTTGTTTTTGTTAATTCATATTCATATCGTTGCGTAATCAACATACGCTGCGTACTGCTTCGTTCCGACGTTTTATCTCGAACCATTTCATATTCTCGTTGCAACGTTTCCATATCCATTCTAGCTATTTCGCGTTTCGATGGCGGCAAATAATCTGTTGGATCAATGTTTTGCATAAATTGTTGCAAGAATTGATTGTATTGTTTTTGTTCTTCGTGTGTTAAATTTTCTAAATTCATGTTATGCTATTATATTAATTAATAACCATATTGCACATGACCATCCAGCTGTTCCTACAAACAACATGGATTCTATAAACAAATCTGATTGTGGTTCCCTTAATCCTTCTACTAATCTAATCAAACAAGCAAGTGCCAATGGAATTCCAAAAAATGCTAATGTCATATCTTTTATTTTTTATTGTTACAAGTTTTAAACAAAAAGTCATTAAGTGAATGTCCGCAGACGCACGTTTGTAAAGAAACATCAAATTTACAACCCGACCTCGATATTTTTTTATCTGCTAAGAATGCACCGACCTCTGATTGCAGTGAATGTTGATTTACAGGTACTGCATCTATAGGACCATCATACTTAGTTATGCTACCATCAGAATGAATTGTCATTGCAATTCTCAATTTTTTTGGCTCTGGTTTAGACTGATCAAATATTCGATGAAACTCGCCATTATCGAATTCAAATAAAAATTTTCGTAATTTGTTTGTTGCTGTAATAATATATTGTAATCGTTTCATGAATCTTTTTCTATAATATATAAAAGAATCAACGATAAACCAACCAATACGGGAGAAACTTTGTTATCCTTTAATTAATTTTTTTGTTTGTTCTTCGGTTTCTTTCATCGTAAAGTAAGTAGCTACTAGTTTGTCAAATCGTCGATCAACGTATGAATTTAATTCATCAATCCGACGGTCTGTTGACTCTGCGCAGTGACTAATCTCACGATATATTTGATTGTGCTGATCCTGTGTGTTTCGATCACTTTCATCAATCATTTTACATAACTGTTCTTCGAGCCGAGTATTGCTTCGATATAAATTAGCAATCGATTCGTTTGCGTTACGATCTTGAAATTCTAAGCTTCGTTTTAATTTTAATACCTTCACAGTACTATATACAGCAATAGCAGCAATTGCCACTAAAACCATTGTTAGTACTCCAAAAGCAAACATCAATGTTTCCATAAGTTTCCTCCATATGTCAAAGAACTCCCGTATCGAGTTGGTTATCGTATTTGTGAATAAGCATCACAAGACGAACGTGTTGAGCGACAAGCTGTAAGCGTGCAACACAACGCAATAAGTATCATAGCAACAATTTTCATATTGGTGTTCCTGTTATGTTTTTATAGTCAATATACCGTTCAACTGCTTCATCATAGTCTTCACGCGGAAAAGCAATGCGAACATTATCGACATACGCAAATACTTCCCGCGGAAATGACATTACATCGGAAAGCTTATCAAAATCAATTTTTTGAAGTTTATAATAACTTCCCGTTTCTGCCAATCTCGTAAGTATTTCAATTTTCATAACTGTTCCTACATGGTCATGTTTTTATAACTTATATAATATATATATATAGAAAATAAATTTTATTTCCAATTCATTTAATTGTTTTGATTACTTGACCATCTTCATGTAAAATATCAACGAATCAATGTTATATGACCTGTTATAGTATACTTTGCATCCGTATTTTTATCACCAAACCATATCTTATACGTATACACACCGTCTGCACATAATGCATTGTTATAAGTTCCGTCCCACGCTGCTTCTGCCCAATAAGACTCCCAAACAATCTCACCCCATCGATTAAACACAGTCAAATGAAACTCTTCAGGATCAAAGCCCGAAGTAAATACGGGTCTCCATGTTTGATTGTGTTGGTTTCCGTCAGGAGTAAATGTATTAGGTACATAGTATAGGAGCTGCGGACAACGAGACACCGTAAACGACGTAGTTACTGATTCTGATACACACCCATTAGCTGTATGCGTAGCTTGTATTGTATACATTCCAGCATCGTTCCATGAAACTGTCAGTGTTGGTGATTGTGTTGTATTGCCCGCCAGTGTCCATTCTGTAACGCCGGGCACACTAACTGTAGCTACATATGTTGATGTAACAGAATCTCCTTCGCAAATTTGTATGAACTCATCATTCGGAGTAATTGCTAATACTTCTGGTTGTGGATAAACTGTTATTGTTGTAAATGATGTAAATGTACAATTACTTTGCGTATAAGTATATGATATTGTATTTGTTCCCACTGCTGCAGCAGGATCAAACATGTTACCTGTTACGCCTAATCCAGCAAACACTCCCGCTTGAGGTGTTGCTGAAAGTGCTGCATCCGCATCATAAACGCAAAATGGTCCTATAGCATCAATCACAGGAACAATATTTAATATGTATACATCTCGCACAATGGGTGTGCTAAGACATCCAAATTGATTTGCAGCCACTACTTGAACAGCTCCGCTTACTAATCCTGCGTTTAATGCACTCCAATCTACGGTAATGGTATTTGTACCTTGCCCTGATACGATTACTCCCAGCGATGTCCATGTATATGTATATCCCGGTTGCGCGGGTACCGAATATGTTGCTGCAGTTTCACCCATGCACATGGTATCAAGTGATGCAATTGGCCCAGTTACTACTGACGGAGGATCTGTTAACGTTATTGTATTAGATGCAGTACAACCATTAGCATCGGTCACTACTACAGCATACGCGCCTTGACATAACATTGTAGCCGTTTGTGTTGTTTGGTTGTTGCTCCATGCATATGTATATGGAGCTACGCCATCTATAGGATTAGCAGTCGCAGTACCATTACATTCTCCGGCGCATACTGGATTCGTTGCTAACACTAACGGATCTTGCAATGGAGCTGGATCTACTAATGTAGCATTTGCAGTAACAGCACAACCATATACATCTGCTATAGTTACCGTATATGATCCTGCACAAAGACCCGTAAGTGAATTTGTTGTTTGTCCCGTTGTCCACGTATATGAATAAGGAGCAGTTCCATTAGTTGGTGTAACAACCAATGTGCCGTCGCAGGCTGCATTACATACCGGATTGGTTATTATGATATTAGGTTGATTAAGTACTGGCGGACCTGGCACTACTTGAACGGTATCTGGTCCTTGTCCTGCACTAGCATTACATGTAGACCAACCTGCATTGCACGCCGGATATTCTAAATGGCAAGTATAATAAACTCCTCCTGCAGGAGGCGTTACTGTTATTTGATTTACATTCTGAGCAATTGGCACTGGATTACCTACTTGGTACCAAACAAGAGTTGGCGTAACTGCAGCACCATTTGGAGTCCATCGCCAAGCATTATTTACTGCAGTCCATTGGGTTGAGTTTCTTCCTGGTACCGTTACTGCCTGCGTACCTGTTGCATTATGTATGCCATGTACTGCAGTACCGTTAGCCCACTGATTGCATGCTGGTTTGTTGGCAAGATAACTTTCAATATAATTAGTAGATTCATGAATTACTATATGAAATGTACCTTGAAGATTAGTGCACAAAAACATGGGCACTCCGATCCAACTTACTGTCAATTTTCTGCATGGTGCAACTCCAGAAGTTTGATAGCGTATTTGACCGCCAAGAGAAGGATTCCAATCCTGCCAAGGACCCATTATGCAATTTTTTGGTACCACAGCATTCATTGATGGAATTGCTTGCGTTGCAAATGTAGCCGGCTGTACACCCGCACCTAACGATATCCAACCATTGGATCCAATTCGAAACTGGGTATAGGTTTGTCCGTAAAAGCAAAACGTAAATCCAATATTGAACGTGCCGGACTGAGAATCATCAGACAATTGCACCATTGCACCTGTATTAGTTTGTGCTGCATAAGGCAAATTTGCAACACTGTAACTTGTTGTTTGATTAGGATTACTACCCGGAGTACATTGCGATAAATCTGCTGTCAATGTAGTTGACGTTACTCCACAAGGAAGAATCTGATCTGGCCCTAATGCGGGACAATACTGAGAATAAGATATGATGCTAATTAGCATCCAAATAAGTGCAAATATGCGTTTCATAACTGGCCTTTAATATAAATAAGAACCTAAGCAGTTTTGTAGTCGGTACGGGATTCGAACCCGTGTGACGAGAATGAAAATCTTGTATCCTAACCCCTAGATGAACCGACCAATATTAAAAATCTCCTAGTCGCAAATGATAATTGTATGCTGCTTGATCTTCATAATAAGCCATATCAGCTAATCGCATTACACATTCATCATACGTACCCGTTAACAGGACTTCACCTTGAGCATTTACAAGTTGAAATACATCCTTCTTTGAATTTACACAAACAATTTCCATATTCTTTTTTTATATAAAATAAAATTGCTTTTACATATCCAACCAAAATCAAATAAATTGTAGTAAGAAATAACTAAGTTTATATCCTGTAAATGCACCTAATGCTGACGGTATAGGAAATACTATTAATCTACCTAACTCAGTCACATACTTGGTACGATTCACAATTCTACCCATAAATGCATAATACGCTAAATAACCAAACAATACTGCTAGGTCCGTACGCGTTGCAATAAACACTACCAATATTGCTCCCAAGAATCCAAATGTAAAGTTGTCTCGGAAACCTTCCCAAATTTCTCGTGTCGATGCATTCTTATATTCTTTATATATGCGTTTATATCGTGATGATTTTGTTTTCATTCTATTGTTTTTTCTACGTATGTACATGTTTCTCCGGCATCGAATCCTTTTTCTAACAACAATGGTAACGAAGCTGATTTGCACCAAGCATATACTTTGTAACCTTTATATCGTTGTTGTGCATACGTCCAACGCGTATCCCAAAGTGTTCTATATATTCCTTTGCGACGATGTTCTTCATGTACCCAAGCATCAAGGAATTTAATTTTGCTATCATCTTCGCGCTCCATGTAGATGTGTCCAACAATCTCACCATTGATCATGGCAATCCATGTTTCAAGTCGTTGAGCATTGCTTTTGAGATGTACTATTTTAATATCATCTGTTGTCATAAATTTCCTAAATAAACCACTAATGCTCCTATTGTATAACCTATAGCAGATGCCGTTGCCATTTTAATTCGTTCTGTCCATGATTTTGAATCAACCATGTATCCTACAAATGGTAAACCTAAAAACGGCCCAATGAATGCCCAAAATATCATTGCAATGCTACGGTCTGCAACTGTTGCAATGTACATGGTTGATGCTGTTTCCAAAACAAATGCAGCAAATGCTATGATAAGATATTTTTTCAATTTGATAAAGGTGCTTTAATTGTTGGGTGTGATTGATACTTGTATAATTGTATATCTTCTTCTAACAGACATTTGCAGAAGTGATCGTTTTTGAATCCATGAAATACAGCTGTAGCATCCAATGGTCCTTCACTACATTCACCTGATTCAGTTGGCCACCACTCTGTATTGATGTTTAAAGTTGGTAGTGGATACGGTTCTCGATGCATTTGTTCTTTAGCTTGCTCTATATGATTCAAATATAAATGAGCATCGCCTATATTGCCAATCAATTCATCTGGGACCATATTGACTGCTTTTGCAATAATTTTAAGTAACAATCCGTAACTAGCTATATTGAATGGTAAACCTAAAAACACGTCTGCTGAACGTTGATTCCACATTAAAGAGATTGCTCTACGAGGCACATTAAACTCATCACATATGGTATGCATTTCTACATCAGCATCTATTGTTTCATGGTTACCTTCCTTAATCATATCATAAAGTTTAGTTCTTCCGTTTGAACCTAATGCAGTTCTTTCTCTAGCACTCAACTCTCTTGTATAAACTTGAAATCCATAATGACAGGGTGGAAGAACCATTTGGTCTAATTCACCTACATTCCAGGTATTAACCATTAATCGTCTTGAGTCTGGATTTGTTTTAAGTTCGTTGATTAGGGTAGATATTTGGTCTCCCCATTTATGTCCATAGTTTGGTGACCAACTTCTCCATTGTTTACCATAGATCGGTCCTAATTCACCCCACTTCTTAGCAAACTCATCATCTGTTTTGATTTTGTTGATGAATTCTTCCTTTGTCATAAGACGAGTGCGGTTTTGGTGAGGATCATCTACATGAATATCATAATCAGGTTCTTCCACTTTACTTGCCTCTTCACAATATTTCTTATAGCAGTCGCCATCCCAAATATGACAATCATTATCAACAAGGAATTTGATGTTTGTATCGCCACGTAAGAACCATAGTAGTTCTGTTACAATTTGTTTCCAAGCCATCTTTTTAGTAGTGAGTAAAGGAAAGCCAAGTTTCATATCGTGACGAATTTGCCTTCCAAACGCAGAATGTGTTTTACCGTTTCTGCCTTCCTTTAATTGTCCATTCTTAAACACATCATATAGTAGTTTAAGATAATCGTGTTCTATATTATTCATCGCCATATTTTTTTCTCAAGTATTCTGCCCAAGATCGTTGTTTTCGTCCATTAACAAAGAACCACCCTAAGTTCATTTCAAACCATTTATTAACTTCATATGACCAATAACATACAGTATGCCAAACAAGCCATGCCATAGTTATAATCCAAACACTAATTAAAATTATTAATAAATTATTCATCTTCTAATCCATCTAAGAGTGTATTATCCTATAACAACATATCATCATCAATTTCTTCTGCATCCTGTATGGTTTCGCAAAATATAAAGTGCGTATCTGAACGCAAAACATGATCAGCTCGTACCCATTCCATATACAATTTAACATATTCCATATCAGGTTGTTCTCCTATCTTGCGAGCAAAATATGATACAGATTTTTTTTTAAAATAATGTATGCAGCATCACCATGTTTGTATATTGATCTCATTGTCCCCATTCTTCATAACCCAATTGTATTGCATCTGAAATATCTAGTTTAGGATTTTCTTTCATGCGTTTCAATGCCCAAGTAACAACTTCCGTTTCTACTTTCAAATCACGTGCATCACGCAATACATGTTCTACAATATCCAAAGACCGATGAATATCTTCCACCGGCCTTGGTTTGGGTGTCATTAACACCTTAAGTACTTTTTGATATAATTTGGTTTGCTTCATGTTACATCATTGGCATTTGCGGTTCTTCATCTTTTGAAGGCTCATCAACAATTACACATTCCGTCATCAAAATCATTGAAGCAATAGATACTGCATTTTCAACGGCCGTTCTGGTTACTTTGGTTGGATCTACAATACCCATTTCAATCATATCACCATACTCATTTGTACGAGCATTATAACCATATGCGTAGTCAGGTGTTGCTTCTTTCACAAAGTGTACTACTACATTGCCATTACCACCTGCATTGGTAACAATTTGATAGAGAGGTGCTTCTAATGCTTTACGAACAATCTCTACACCTAATTTTTCATCCTCATTGGCGGTTTTTACTGCATCTAATGCAGCCGCACAACGAATTAAGGCAACGCCTCCTCCTGGCACAATACCTTCCTCTACGGCTGCCCTTGTGGCTGATAACGCATCATCTACTCGGTCACGCTTTTCTTTCATTTCAGTTTCAGTTGGTGCACCAATGTATAATACAGCAACTCCACCTGCAAGTTTCGCTAATCGCTCTTGAAGCTTTTCTCGATCATAATCTGATTTAGATTCTTCGATCTCATAGCGAATTGATTCAATGCGTCGTTGTACTGCTTCTGATTCACCATATCCATTAATGATGGTTGTGCGGTCTTTGGTAATCTCAACTTTCTCACAATGACCTAACATATCCATTGAAGCTTCTGATAGCTTATATCCGGTCTCTTCTGACACTACGGTTGCTCCTAGCAATGTTGCTAAATCTTCTAGCATTGCTTTGCGTTTATCTCCAAAACCTGGAGCTTTCACTGCTGCAATTTTCAATGCACCACGAATTCGATTCACAACTAGAGTACCTAGTGCATCACCATCAACATCTTCTGCTACAATCAATAAGCCACGTCCTGATTGAACTACTGGCTCAAGTACGGGTAGCAATTCTTTCATTGAAGATACTTTGCCATCTACTAGCAACACATATGGATTGTCCATTTCCACAGACATCTTTTCTTGATTGGTAACAAAATATGGAGATAAGTATCCTCGGTCAAACTGCATACCTTCAACCGTTTTAACTTCAGTTTCAGTACCCTTTGCTTCTTCAACTGTAATTACACCATCGCGGCCTACTACACGTATTGCTTGGGAAATAAGTGAACCTATAGCATCATCGTTATTGGCAGATATAGTTGCAACTTGTTTTACTTTGTCAGCATCAACACCAACTTCTTGAGACATTGCTTTGAGTTCTCCAACTACTACGCCTACTGCCTTATACATTCCTCGTTTCAAGTCAATTGGATTAGCTCCTGCTGCAACACTCTTAAGTCCTGCTGTTACCAATGATTGTGCTAACACTGTTGCCGTTGTAGTTCCGTCTCCTGCATTATCAGCTGTCTTGGATGCCACTTCTTTAACCATTTGTGCACCCAAGTTCTCAACAGGATCTTTGAGTGTGATTTCCTTTGCTACCGTAACGCCATCTTTTGTTACATGGGGAGTACCAAATGGTTTACTAATTACTACGTTGCGACCTTTCGGACCTAATGTTGTACGAACTGCATCTGCTAATGCATCAACACCTGCTTTCAATTTCGCACGAGCATCTGAATTAAATTCGATTTGTTTTGCCATAACTTGTTTATCCTTTTTATAACTGTTTATTTAATATAAATATTCATTTAGCAATTTCCAAGAACTTGGAATTCAATGTTCTAGCAACTTCTTGCATATTCTTCGGATCGATAAATTTAGCATCTTGTCCGTACATGGTATGAAATGGAGTCTTTTCATAACTACGTCCACTATCAGCAATAAAATAACTAATAACATTGATACCTGATTCTCGGAATCCATTGATGACTCTGCGAGTAAATTGAACGCCATCGTATCGATAAGCAACACCTGATACATCGGTTGGGTATCCATCTGAGTAATTGATAAAAATGCACTCGTCACCCTTTGCATCTCGTTTAATATCTTGTTCAATGCTCTTAAATGCCAATCCTTCCGGAGTACATCCAAACGTATCTAGATATTTGAAATAGTTACGAATCTTACTCATTTTATCTTGTGCCGAATCGTATGCATACAATGTAATTGCTTTTTCTCGGTTACTTATTGATGCTTCGGTACCGCGCAATGAAATTTGTACGCGTATGCCGGTTGTCATTGAAGCAGCTTGTGCAATTGCAACGGCTGACATAATGGCATTACGAAATTTGATACCAGTCATCGATCCAGATGCATCAATTGAAATATGAATAAAATAATTCTTGTATCGATCCGTAACAATGCGATGAAACACGTTAGCATTGTCATAACCTAATTGCGAAATCAATCTGCGATCAATTTTACCTGTTTGCAAACGAGTGGTCTTTAAGGTTCGGTCCGCATTTCGAAGTTGCAACTTGCGTCCCAATGCCTTGCCTAAAACGATACCCTGCGTAACAGTTTGGTCATTTTGAACAAGCGTACTAACACGAGGTCGATCAAATTGTGCATCGTTTGCATAATTCAATTTACCAGAAACATAATCATTAGAATAAGACGTAAATAAATATGGCATTGCTGCGATGATACCCGGAGTCAATTTCTTGATAACAATTGTATCAACGAAATCTGAAGTACCAGATTCATTTGTTGCTACTTGACGAACCTCTGTGCCAGATTCTCGAATTGCATTAACTCTGCTTGCCTGCGTTTTAGTCAATTTACCCGTTTTTTTGTTGTCACCTTTAAGGAAGTCTCGTTGCTTTTCAATTGCCGTTTCCAATTTTTTAAGATCATTTGCTGACAATGAAGCTTTACCATCAACGCCGCCTTTGGTTGCTTCGATAGAGTCATCGCCTTCGCCATCTTCATCGGATGCATCACCGCCGCCGCCTTGCTGAGATTCATCGCCGTCTTGCGGTTGCACTTTGTCTGAACCAGCAGCTGCTTCTGCTTCTGCTACAGCATTCTTAACCAATTTGTATACTTTACATGCAACTAACAATGCATCTTCGGTAGATTGCAATCTTTGAATATTTCTAAGATCAATCACATTCCAAATTTCTTGCAATGCTGCAAGAGCTTTCAAATTGCGATTAAGATTCGTTAGGTTGATGATATGAAACATGTAATCCTCCCATGTCTCTTGACATTTCTCATTAGCTTGAAGCGCTCTGTCGATAACTTTGTCATTGAAGTACTTATCATACATTGCCTCATAATACATACGGTATCCTGGCGCATTTGTATAGATATAAAAATCAATGCGTCGATCCTCAATCCAATTCAATAAATCTTTAATAATGCTAAAGTCACTGTGAGTCATTGTCATATCTGGATCAAGTCCATTCATCCGAACAATTTGTGCCATTGGTGAGCTTGTTAAAATTCCACCCTTGAACATGTTAAAGTCAGTCAAAGCAATATGTGAACCTTCATGCAATGCTAATCCAACAGCCGGATCGAAATTCTTGTCATCAAGCTTGGTGCCAATTACAACGGATTCGCCATCGGTATAACTTGCATCTGTAGACTGAAATACTACGGGAATTGCTTTGCCTGTTACAATGTTAACAAAATTAGCAATGGCACGTTGTGTTGCAGCCAACTTGGTATAGTCAATACCATCACCTCGTTTAAAATTTGTATGAAAATCATCCGTTAACCAAAAGCTAGATGCTGACTTTGAATAATATCGTTTGCCATCAAATTTACCTAATATACTCATATGCTCTTTATTTTATATAAAATATGAAATTACTATTCAGTTTCCAACCAAATACAGCAAAAAGGCGACATTTCTGCCGCCTCTTTGAGCTATGAAAAATCAGAATGAGGTTTCTTGTCCGTTGGCGTCCGTACCGGTATTAAAGATGTCTTTCATTTCGGTTGCCATATGCTTTTGAATGATCTGCTTAACAAAGGTCCTTTCAGAATCTGTACCACCAGATGCATCAAAGAAAGGAAGAATTGCAACCTCTGCAGCCTCAGACAAAGAAAAGCCATCAGCTAACAAATCACATACGCGCACCGTCATACGAGTGGATACCATTGTGGTAAGTTTACCTTCTTCGGATCTCCATTCTTTGCGTGTTGCATCTGCAATATCTGCTACTGCGTGAATCAATTCGCGGGATACTGTCGGGAATCGTTTTGTCAATAAATCTTCTTCTTGAGATAGTGATAAGATGTCAACTTCAATGATTTCAAAACGATCCATCAATGCTCGGTCTAATACTCGAGTGGATGTATATTCGGTACCAATGTTTGCTGTTGCAATAAACGATACACCTGATGCAACTCGAATGGTAGGCGAATTGATGTCTTCATCCAATCGCAGATACCTTTGACCCTCATCCAATACTGTCATCAAGATGTTCCATGCTTCAGGGTGTGCACGAGACAACTCATCAAGCAAAATAACTGCATTTTGTGTTTTAATTGCTTTAACGAAAGCCGATTCGTCAAATGATGTTTGGCCATCAACGAAATGCGTATTACCAATCAATGTGGATCTTGGATCTTGTGTTGCACCCAAGTTAAAATAAAAGAATGGTCGATTGGTTGCTACCGGAAGATCTTTTGCGGCTTGCGTCTTACCACAACCTGCCGGGCCAACCATCATGATGTTTTTGCCACGCACTGCCGATCGAACCAAATATTTCCATTTGATGTCGGACATTTCCAATGTTGCAGGCTTAATTTTATAAGCATTCTGAATTAGGCTAAGCACTGCATCTTGTTCTTGTGGCATAAGTTGTGGTGTTGGTTGTGACTGTTTAATGTGTGACTGTTTAATGTCTTCTAGTTCAATGCCGGCTTTATTCATACGCTTTGCACGGCCGGTTACTTCATCAAACAACAATATTTCGTCGTTGTTAAATGCATGCTTAATCATTACGGCACGAAATAATTCGGTAATGTCTTTGCCCGTGCTAAATTCAATAATACGTTGATTGCCATTTATCAAGGTTGGCACACCAATAACTTTTTTGTTTTTCATAACTCTTTATTTTCTATAAAATATGAAATAAAGCGTTACATTCCAACCTATTCTTCTTGTTTTTTATGTTTTTTCTTGCGGGTGTAAGATTTTTTACTTTTCTGAATAATTGGACGCGTTGCTTGCCAAATTTCTTGCATAGTTACTTCAATCTTTTTCATGGTGCTAATATATGAAAATGTTTCGTGAAATTTAAATTACCATTTTCTACAAGACCAATATCTTGCTGAGGTTCTGTCCTTGGCAGTATGACAACGGTGTCTTGCTCTAAATGAACGCCTACGTGCAGGATTGCTCTTGCGTATTCTCATATTAGGGTCGCCGAAGTTGACCTTTACAACGTTGCCTTTAGCATTTTTAACGTAGACTTTGAATTTTTTGACATCGCCACGCATTGGTTTACCTAATTGCACTTTGCGTCCTTGATATTCAGCTTCATTGATTCCAGATTCCTTGATGGTTACATATTCTGGATTTTCGTCTGCAGATTTTATTGTTTCAATTAAACATTCGGCGCAATATGCTTCTGCTACCGGTATTTGCGATTCATGTAATGTCATTTTATTACCTTAAATATTCGTTTTTAAGATTTAGTTGCAATTTGGCTATAAAATTGTTGATTTGTTTAAATGCTTCGTCTTTTAGTTGTTTGCGAACATCTTCCATGGAACGCTCGCCAAACAACGTTTCTCGACCCTTTGCATCTTTCTCGATGTATTTTTCAAGTTCTTTTAATTTGTATTGAATTTTATTTTTAGTGATAAGACCGGTAATCCATTTAGACACTTTTGTTTTACGGCCATATTCATCCGCTACAGTACCTGCCAGCAAATCTTCCCAATCGGGCATTTTAGTACTGTATTCTGGTTTACCATCTATACGGTCTGTCTGCGCAACTATGTCTCGCATTTCAAACCAAAAGCTAGCATATTCTTCACTTAGTGAGCTAATATCAATTGAAAATTCTTTAGATTCATATGGCACGCCAATGCGATCCAATCTACGAGATGATTTAGTATCTGGCAATGCTGCTAATGCACTCAACACTGAATCTTGTTGCTGCTCGATGCTTGGATTGCGATCCATGGAAACATATTCTCGAGCTTTGTCTAAAGGCAACGCCTCTTTGATTAGTTGAATTTCTAAAAGTGTTTTCAATTTAATCACTATAACTCCTGACGAATTGCTAGTTTAGGAAGATATGCTTTCCACGCATTTAATATATTTTCTTTTTCTTGCGGAGTAATTGTTTCATTATCTACCCACATAGATAAATATTCATCAACTACTGTTTTGAATGGTTGTTTGCTTTTTTTTGCCTTGAAATACAAACCTTGAAGCATTGCTGGTATTTCCTTTGGCAACGTAAAATAACGAGCTGCAGGCAGATTACCGGCTTCAACTTTATTTCTAAGATTTTGATCAGATGCAATATATTTGCCATCAATTGTATTCCAACCTGATTGCGTTACATGTTCAATTTCATGACGCAATGTATCGCGTAGATTCATTGCAATGCTACTTAATACGCGAGGATATTCTGCTGGATCAATCTGGAACCGTACTTCAATTAACGGCGGTTCGTTTGATTCTCGTTTAGAATCATTATATGCATCACCTCCATATTTAAGATCATCTAAACCTTCAATCCATTGTACTTTGAGTTGCAAATAAAATTCTACCGGAATAGTTGCATTTTCTATTTCTTCAAAATATATTTTAGGTTGAGTTTCATCATCTTCAATGTGAGGTACCGTTTCTCCTTGTTTGTAAAAGATCCTTACACTGCCATATCGGCCTTCGGGATCGGATACTGCTGAATAGCTTTCTTTGATTATGCTAAGCAATTTGTTTGACAATGAAGTCACTAAAGAATCATAACGACCTTCTAAAAATAATTGCTTTATTGATATCATATTAATAAATATCACTCAAGTAAATTGTAATTCCAATAACGTTCTTTATCCGTATTAAATGGATTACCTGTTTGTTGATAATAACAATTCATGCAAAGCATTTGAAGATTTTCTATGCAATGATTTGTTTCATCTCCGTCAATATGGTCTAAAAATAAAGGCACCGTATCGTCAGTTATTCTGCGTTCTGAATATCCGCAGGAGTTGCATTGTTCTGGAAGTATTGCCAATGCCAACAATCTATTGCGTAGCTTCCAGGTAGGATAGTTAGGATGGTTGCCTGTCAAGATATTATCAATTGAATATATACCTTTATTGGCTTTGCAAACATCTTTTGGTATGCCTACCCCAAATTGATTTTTATGAAGCTCATACAATGTCTTTCCGGTATCGCGATCTACGTACATTCGAGCATACTTTTTATAAGTAGTAAATGATATTTTGAGAAACCGAGCTGCTTCAGCATTAGATTTAGTGTTTTCCATGGCATAGCGTATTTCGCTTTCAGGAATATCTAATGCTGTTTTGCCAATTCCATATATGTATTTATACTGCTTTTCAGACATCAATACAATCCGTGCGTTTTTAAAATGCTAACCGCATCTTTTGGAAACGTTTTTGATTCATACAGTTGCTTTACCACATCTCCAAGCTTGTTGATCTTTCCTAAAAAAAATGTCGGATGAACTTTGGACAATTTTTCAACTTCCTCAATCCAATACGAATATGCTGCATACTTGTCGTTGAAACGATCTGCATCCGTACGATTTTCCCAATATTCGATTTGATCTTGCAAAGGCCACATATAAACTGGAATATTCGGATCTTTTCGTATACCGGATTGAATCGGCATACCTTGTTCTCGTTTTATGTTTTTAGAAATAAATTTATCCATAATCAATGCAGAACGATCTTTTGGGGACATTCCCGTGTGTGCTGATTTTTTACCCATTTTGTTTTTGTTTTTCCGTTAATACAACTATTTTACGCCATGCATCTTCTGCACGATACGCATATGTTTTAAACTGTATGATATCAAGTTTTTTTCGAGCAGCTTCCATGCGACGCATGTTGCGATGATAAGTTGCATGAAGAAATGCAATGCGAAAACGAATAATGTAATTATGAATTTTTTGTATCATGTTTTTCTAGTGTTGCTGTTAAATTGCATTTAATAAAATATTCATATACGGTTTGACATGTATCATATGAATTTACGAATACCACACAACGACCCGCATTGTGCACAATTAATGCACATTGATGTGCTTGAAATTCATTGTGATCGCACGCATCCATGATGCATCCTATTACATGATCAAACGTATTGTGCGTATCATTATGTAACACAACTTGATATTTGCCGCGTTTAGCAGGTTTCTTCAATACTTTCTTTGACATCTCGTATAATTGCACATTGTTCATATAATTCTCGATCCATAGCATATCGCAAAGCTTCAGATAAAAAATGCAATCTGCGTTCTCTATCCCATTGATCTGGCCACTCCCATTCCCTAGTTGCCATTATGTTGATCGAATCAATAAATAATTGTTCCATGAAGTTTTGATTCATAATTTAATATATATAAATTTGTATGTTAATCCAAATTATTTGATAATTAGCTTTTGTCCAATTTGAACAGTATCTGATTTTAAATTGTTTATGCGTTTAAGTGCATCATGATGTTTTGTTTTTTGATGATTTTGTTGTAGAAAGCGATTTACCTTTATTTGGTCCTTCTTCGTATGATGCCGTTGCAGGATTGAACCCATACCATTTACTGTTTTTTGGTCTACCCCATTTATCTCTAGCATCTAATATGTTAAAAACTTGCTTTGCAACTTTTCTTCGACTGGGTAGACTTGCTGCTAGCGCACTCGCCTTTGGTCGTTCGCAAAATTTTGCAAATCCTTCTGCTTTATCTGCAACAGTTTTACCGTAATTCATAGCTTTTTGAAATTGACGTGTTTCATACGCATAAGTTCCATCATACTCATCTAGAAGCTCGTATTTAACAAAATCTAATTGAACTGTTAGATTAGTCATTGATTTTTTTTGTTTTTTTGCGTATGCAGCTAATGCTTTTTTTCTAACACCGAGCCATTGCATTAAACCAAAATCTCCGCCACTACCTGTTGCTGCTGGGTCAAATGTAGATTCAGCCCACATATTTCCAACAATTGCAGCTGCTTGAATTTTCGTAAATCCTCGATTGATTAACGACCATGCTAATGACTTACCTGTATTAATATTGTCTCCAGTAAGTACTCCTTCACCTTCAAAAATCAATGATTTCATTTTGATCATGATTTCTTACCCCAATTCTTTGCACCTTTCTTTCTGCATGCAGCAAGTGCCAATGATCCGTATGCTGAAGGCCACGTTCCGCCGTCTCGAGTATAACGAGCTTTTACTTTGTAGTAGCAAGCATCACGTTTTGCTTTCTTTTTTTCTTCGATTACACCTTCAGCCTTAGGAGTACGTTTACCCATACCAACTCGTCGTTTTTGTGCAACTAAAGATTTTTTTTCTTTTTTATCAAACGAGCTCCATGTTTTTGGAGTATCTTTAGAAACTTTACGAGAAGGACGGCACTTTTTAACGCCTTTGGTTTTGTCATTGCCACAAGGCCGGCCATGTTGATCTGTCCATTTTTCTTTTACCCAACGGCGAAGATCTTCTGATAGTAAATCAACTAAACGTATCATCGTCCTTTTTCCTCGCGGATAATTAATTCGCCCAACACTTCTAATCGACCAACTTCTCTTTGAAATTCAATTTGAGACATTGATGATGAAATCCTTTTATATGTTTCGTCAAATTCGCGTTTAGCTTTATCTAAATCAAATTTCCCAGCAGCTGCTCTTTTATAATAAGGAAGTTTAACTTTGAAATGATGCCAAGTTAATAAAGCTAATCCACCTTTTTCATGAGCAGTTGTTGCAATCTTCTCTGCACCAGCCTCGCGGGTATCTGCAAATGATTCAAAAGTATCTTTCTTTTTTTCTTTTGATTCGAAAAGTAAATTTATTAGTTTCATATTAATAAATATTACAACGTAGGAATTAATTTGTATGATTTACAACCAAATAATAGCATAGCTCTAAAATCAGCTTGTTGAAATGCATCTAATGAATGTTTTGGTAATCGATTAAATCGTTTAGTAACAGATATTATTTCATCCCAATTGGTATATTGTAATACTGTTTCTACGTAGTCAACATCAACTAACATATCTCGCACATTAGGATAATCCCACTCAATATGTACTATAGGCATGATGCGATCTTCATTTATATAATCAATGCATAAATCTAGTCCGCATTTAAAACTGGTACTAAGTATGCGAAATAGTTCAGGACGTTGTGTTGCATAACGTTTTACTTGTTCTGCAGCTTCTCCGGTCAGTGGATATCTAAAAACAAACTGACTATGATCTAAAATTAATTCCGATGTACCACTTTGTGTTAGCCATGGTTGAATAATTGCATGAGCACCTTTGGCAGCATCTCCATCTTTATACCATGTTGTATCGTGTTCTAATGAAATATCATTATGTGCATAATATGCTTGTTCAATTTCATTTAAATCAAACCCTTCATGATCTACATGACACGTATAATTTAATAATACGCGTTCTGCAACATCTTCTGGTAATGGTTTTGAAATTTGAATATCCAAATAGATAGGTTTTGATACGTTATAACTTAACATTACATCATGTTTTTTATTATGTTAGCAAAATTTGTTTTTGAATTGTTAAAATCTGAATCTGCATCATCAAATAATTTAGTTTCAAAAGAATTCTTTGATTTTTTGATTAAACAAACTGTTGCATCGAATTGTTCTAAGCCATTAAGTAAATATACAATTCCAAAGTATGCATAGTTATCACAAACTTTAGCAACAAATTCTGCTTTTGAAAATATCAATTTCATTGTGCCTAAATCTTCTATAGGTGCACTAAATACGTGTTCTTTACGTTTCAATCCTAAATATGAAAATTTAGGAGACGTTTTCATTTGTTTTGCAAATTCTTCGAAAAACGGTTTTGCTAATTGTTTTGGATCAACAACATTTGCTTCAGTCAATATGTTTTTTAGTTTCATCATCGTGTTAGATCTTTATTATCTAAAGCACCGCCTGTTACCCAGGCAGTACAACTTCTGCTACCAGCACATTTAAAATGAAGAAAATTGCAATAACCTAAATCAGCTTTTTCTATTGTTGCCATTGCATCAATATTTTTTTCATTGCCTTCGATGCCCTTTTGCATACACTTCCACATTTTATCTGAAACATCGAATGCTGCACAATTACCACATTTCATAGTTTTCGCTGTGGTTTCATCTATCTTCCAACGTTTTGCAGCATCTTTCCAATACTTACCTGGTTTATCTGGATTTGCTGGACCATAAAAATATTCATCTATTGCATGTTGTCTATTTTTAAGATTAACATGAATATCTTGTGTTGCAATAGGACAACCTGTTTTTGCTTCAATCAATAGATGTTTTAGCTTCTTCACTATTTTTTATGTTTTGAAATTTCTACTGCAGCAAGTTGTTTTAATGCTGCTCGTTTTGATTTTGGTCGTTTAGATAATCGGCGTCCCGATTTAGTAGTAGCAAAATATCCAGCTTCCGTTTTTTCAATGCGCTCTGGCATCATTTGTTTGAGCTGATCTTTAAAGTCAGCTGGAATGAATTGTGGTCGTGATGTATTTCCACCAAAGCCTGACACTTCTTGTGTTTCGTCATGAAGCGCATTCATTAAAAAATCACCTACTTCTTGAATATCATCCTTGGATGTAGCAATATGATCGGCTGCCCAATCATGTCCATTGCTCAATATGCGTTGAACGTGACGCGGATCCATTTGCAACATGGCATCTACATATTTTTTAATTGTTTTTAGATTGCCAAAAAACATGTAGTTTGCATTTTTATCACCACAAACTCCGGTAGTTCCCCCACAACCACAACTGCATTCGTTGAGTCGTTTCATATTAAGCCTTTGCTAATACCGACCAAACAGTTCCGGTTAAAGTAATAACGCCGCCAATGATTTCCGTAGCAGTAGTTTCATCAATAAGTCCTTTGGTTACTAAAATACCCCCAACAAATGTTAAGGTGTGTCGAAGAATGCCGAGCAATTGTTCTCGTGTTAAACGTTTCATTGTTTTCCTTTTTTATATAAATATATGTTATTAGATTATATTGCAGTCCAACCTGCGGGGTCTGATTCTTTAAAAACATAAAGTACTCCCGCAGCATCATCCCAATATATTGAACCTGCAACAGCTTGGTCTGGTCGATCGTTTGGTAATACAAACTTACCAGTAAATCCAACGCCACCAAGTCCGGCTAAGTTTATTATGCCATTTTTATCTGCAGTTAGATTTGTATTGTCATCAAGTTGTCCGGAAAATCCAATACTAGATCCGGATATAAATGTTGATCCGGTTACTAATAATGCGGTTTGATTGAAAGCAGTGCCTATTCTTAACGACCCTGATACTGCTAATGAACCGGTAACACCCATTGACCCGGTAACTTGTGCACTACCCGTAAATGGAAATCCAACACCGGATCCACCTCCCGCATTAAGAGCAAATGATGCCGTTACTGCGTATGATGAACTCAATGCCGACAAGGCATAACTTGCCGTTACGGGAACATTTCCAGCATAAGAAGCACTTAATGCAGTTGTAGCATATGATGCTGTTCCTAATAAAGAGCCTGTTATTGATGATGCGTTAACAGAACCAGTAACATATAACTCATTTGTTACTTTTAAACTACCTGATATACCTACATTTGCCCAAGTACTTGAATCAATTGACATCCAGCCGTTGTTAACTAATCCCGTACTAAGGCCGCCAATAAAGCTAATACGTTTATTAGCTCCTCCAGTATCAGTTAACTGCAATATACTAGAATCTCCGTTGCCTATTAACAGGTATTGATCAATATTTGTAAACTGAATTGAAGCTGTTGCGTTTGAATCGTTTTCTGTAAATACAATTTTTGAAGTACCGCTGTTATTAGTTAAAGCAATATTGTTATCTACTGTAATTACGGGCCCTGTTAATGCACCAACTAACGATCCCGTAAATGATCCGGTTGCAACGACTGTCGTTGTTGTGCTAGTACCATCCAATGCATCTATGATATTTGTTATGTGTGTGGGTTGTATAGTACTTCCACCCGTAATACCTGTTCTACTTATTGTTCCCATTTATGTCCTTGTTTCGTTTTTTGTATATTGGCCAATTTTTTGTTTTTTCATTGAGCCATTCTTGTCGTTCACCACATCCGCAATCTTCATCTAAAAGTTTAGCAATTTGTTTTGCTAATTGATCTAAACGAGTTGCACTAGTGATGCGTTTGATATCATCTCCTAAACCTCTACTTGCCATATCTACTCTCATTTCGTATTTTGTTTAATAATTGCATCATAACCGTTTGCCATTGAGGCGTATGTGGTATTTCAAATACCCGAGTACCTGGATATTCATATGATTGTTCGGGATGCATTAATTGCATATGGCCCGTATCATCAATACCTAATACTTTATATGGTACTCGTTGCATTGTAATTCGATTGCCTGGAATCATAGTACAACGTCCAGGATGTTTCCACTGTCCTTGTGAATCGGCAACGCCTCCGGTTTTTTTGATAATCATGTCCCATTCTGTTTCTGTAAGTTTGCGTTGTTTAGTAACATGTTGAGCGAGTGAATCTATTATAGTTTCATCAATTATCAATCGATTAGAAGTTATGCGATGAAGCATTACTTTTATTTGATCAATCAATCCTTTGTTTCGCAAATATTTGAAAGCTAAATTTTCTATAGAATATTCGCCTGCAGCATCTAGTCCCGCTTGACGAAGATTACGCAATTTGACTAAGATGCGTTTTATTTTTGACTCAGCATTTGAATCTGTAGTATCAATATTGTTTATTTCAAATTCGTATGGCTGAGCTTTTTGTTGTATTAATTCATCATCGATTGATATTGTGTCTGCATCAGGTTTACGTATCCATTTATTATTCATTACAGAAAATATACCGACTGATCCGTGCAAACTTTCGTTTGAATCTTGAGCATACAATTCAATGTTCATGCCTTTATATGTTAACGGATATTTAGAATTCCATATGCTTTTTTTGGCTTGTAGATATTGCTGAACTAAATATAAATTATCGCCTACATTCAAATAATTTACAACAACATGTAAATCTATGTCACTATGTTCTGTCCAATTATAGTTTGCATTGCTACCAATCAATATGACATCTAATATAGGAGCATCAATTTCTAGAGAATCATGAAATGCAGTTGCAATTTTCATAAAACCAGCACGCAGCTTCTTAGACAAACATTGATTCGTTGTCCATAGTTTTGGGTTGAGTTGATGTTGTGTTTCGTATTCGTTCAGCATTTTATATAAATATCATTACTTCCAAAAGAGCTGTACTAAAATAAGAGATACTGCTAACATCAATGAAACTGCAGTTTTTAGATTGATTGTTTCGCCTTTAAACATGTATGTCATGATGGTAAAAATAAAGATACCCGCAACAAATGATATAAATCGCCCAGGCCAAAATTGTCCTCCAAAGCCTGATACTGCATAACGAGTTGCTTCCATGAAAGTCCATGTTATAGGAACACCTAAAAACATCAATGCAAGTTTATATGTTCGAGCCCACTGCCAAAGCAATGGTCCATTTATTTGAATCCAAACAACAATTTGGCTTAATACGAATATTGTTATTGATAACGCAATGTGTCGATAATTCATTGCAAAGATTTTAGCATTGCAATCATACGAGGACAAGGATAAATGTCCGATTTATCTTTTCGATAAGAATTATGCGTATAAACGCCCGGTTCTCCTTTCAAGGCGCTCGTTGATACCGTCCACATATCATCTTCCCGATATGTTAAATCAATGCTATAAGTTTCATTCCAATATACCAGTAATTGACGCGTTGATTCAATTTGTGCATCAGTATATCGATGATAGAATTTATGTCCTTTATATGGAGTTTCTAATTCAGTAACTTGATCTGCAGGAATTTCTCGATCTACATAGTTATAAAATTTGCCATTAACTCGATCCAACGGGCCCCAGTTACAAATCTCAATACCAATTGCATGTTTATCTAATGCTCGGCGTAGCAAACCTTTTGATTTGAATACATCTGGTTTGATTCCTAAATGATATCCCCAATACTTAGATGAAAATGCTTGACAAATTTCGCCATCATATGTATCTTTTGATTGACCTTTACCTGAAATTGTAACGCAGGTTGCAATGCGACCTCTATCATCCGTATCCCACATTCTAATAGTGCCAACGCCGGAAGAGTTGCCAGCAGTATGATGAAGTACAATTTGTTTCTTTTCTGTTGCTTCTTTAATGTATTGTGATTCGCTCAATGGAATTTGTTTGATTTTTGATGTATCTAGTTTCATAACTTAATCCTTTTGTCTTGTACCTTTATGTAAATCAATTTTGTCTAATATGTCTGTTAATAATTTGCCTTCAATGAATCCGGCCATCGATGCATTTTTCAAAGCACTAACGATTTGGAAGAATATGAATGGTAACAATATCGTTTCACTCAACCAAGATGTTCCCGGAAAACCGTTTTCAATGATTAATAACACTGTTAGGAACATGATCCAAACTACGCCTGTTCTTAAAATTTTAAGTGCTTTACATGTTTTAAAGCCTTCTCTTCGCGTTCCTACAATAATTCCAAATATACCATCTAATGCTACAGTAACAACAATTGCTAAGTATTGTTCGGCATTATTCATGGTCAAATTTAATAAATACGTGCAAAAAAATGATACTGTTGTTGCTACTGACATCAATAATCCTGTTTTCATTCTATTCATACCTTTTTCATACAGTTGGTTCATCATCTTGTTTTTTTGAATGGTTTGAAAACTTGTCTACTACAGTCCCAAACATGGCAGCAATAACAATATATTCTACGGCATCAACTAAATATTCTGCGGGTGCAATAGATTTTGAATAAAGTGCGTTAATAAACATGATGATTAGTAAAGACACAAATCCAACAAATCCAATTACGCGTTTAGACGAAACATTGCCTGATTGATCGTCAGATAACATTCGTTGAAAAAAGTTTTTGCTTTTACTCATTGTATTCCTTAATTTTGATAACATTTGTTTCATAGATAAATATACATTACTTTGAAATACCATTACACGTTTATTCATTTTTTTGATACCGCTCTCCCAACCTGACGTTCCCAGTCTCTATCAGTACGTACTGAATTGTTCTTTTTAATAACGGAATCAATGATTGTGGAATCAACATTCAATGATTTTATTAATGATTGTAATGCAGCAATATCTTTTGGAAAACAATGTCCTCCATATCCAAAATCACCATCTGGACCTGGAATAGACCAATGTGTATTACCTAATCGATCATCATATCGAGCATATTCAATTACTTTATCATAATCAATATCTAATCCAATTATTCCTATTTTTTGCATACTATTAAATCTTTTTGATATGTTTGTACATTCATTATTGTAATTTTAAGATTACCTAATTCAAACTGTTCTCCGGACTGCGTAAATTCTTCATGAAGATCAGATGCGTTTAATATTTCTGATAATTGTTGAATATAGTTGAAATCTTGTTGAGAAAAACGAGAACCATCAATTTCAACTATGATATCATCATAATCATATCGATCTGCATCAGTTAATGAATGACACCGTTTTGTTAAATCATATAATGTTTTAGGTTGTTCTAATGTAATATATTTCATCCATTCTGCATCTGAATATATTCTATCACACCATGGTTCTAACAATGAAAGTAATTGTTGTGTACATTTTTCTGCACGAATTGCAACGTTATATTTAGGAAATATAATTGGATGCTGCCATTCGTCATTACGTATCCAACTACCCCATTTACGAATATAATTTCGTCCTGCCTTTTCTGAAACTTGCTTGAAATAATCATCATCTTTACCAACTTCTTCAGTCCATCGATGTCCTCTGCAAGTTAAATGATATACAAATGCATCTCGGCTTTGAATTAATTCATATCCTGCTAAAATCCAACGTTGGAAAATATCCGAATCTTCATATGGAAATGGTGCAAACACCGGATCGTGTCCTCCTATTGCTTGAAAATCTTTTTTGTATAATATCCATGGTGCAAACATTCCTTTACTAGTTTGATTTTTAAATTCATTTTGAAGTTCTGCACAATATGATTCAAATCCTAAAACATTTAATGTATCAAAATCTTGTCCAAAATCCATGATAATTTTTTCTTTTCCTGGTGGGTGTAGTGGTGGCTCGATACGAGTTGCACAGACAACTTTTCCAGGTTCTAAATGCTTTATCATATTCTCAATATAATTTGGGCCCAAAATCATATCAGCATGTAATATACCTACTATTTCGTTAGTAGCCATATCGATACCAGTATCATATAATATTGTATGACCTATACGTTCTTCGCTTCTAAATGAAATACATTCTTGTTGTTGAATCCATTCCCACGACCCATCAGTCGACCCATCATCTAATAAAATAATTTCTGCTGCCGGAGCATGCTTTTTAATACTTGCGTACACATTCTTAAGATGCCGCAAATTGTTGTAACTAGGAATTACTAATGTTATCATAATTTTTGAATTGTTAATGCCCATATAACATTGGGCGTGTGAATATTATATACCGAATAATACTTCGGATCATTGATTTCAGAACTCATTTCATCCCAATTTTGAAAATCAGCTGAATAATAAAATCGTTCGTTAGTTATTTGAAAACCATGTTTATTTAAAATTTGTTTAATTAATTCTTGTCGCCGATAATCATAGTATCGAAGAAATGGTTCTCCCGATTCTTCATAATTCATATACGGTCCAGCTGGTAATGTTATAATAAGTTTTGAATCTGCATCCTTAAGTAGTTTACATGATTTTAATATTCCTCTAATATCATGATTCCAATAGCATACATCATCTTCTACTAATCCATCGGCCATTCTATTACCAGCAAACCAGAATCCAAAGTGCTCAAATACTGAAATTGAAATAATATAATCAAATTGACGAGTTTCATCAAATTTAATGAAATCGCATTGAACATGTTCCCAGTCCGTATTTTGTCTTAACCAATATTCTGGCAAAGATGGCATAATGTCTGTGGTAGATACATTTGTAAACCCCTTTTCATGTATAGTTTCTGAAATACCTTCGTGTCCGCCTTGACATTCTCCAATAATTAATACTGATTTTGAATTATCAGTTAACTGATCTGCAAAGTATGGAACTTCTACAATCTTTGTTCCTTTTAATTGATTCATATTGTATAATTTTCTCCGTAATTTCTTAATTTGAAATATAAATCTTTATATGTAGAATTAAGAAAATAATTGTACATTCCATGTTCAGCTCGTTGACAAAATTCAGATACGCCAATATTGATTTTATTTTCTTTAAAGGTCAATGAATTCATGTGAGCAATTGTATTATTATCTGATACTATAGTTTTTAATCCTAAAGAATCTGCAATGCATCCGGCATAAAAATCTAAGCCCCATCCATGTATTAACTCTGCAGGAAATTGCTGGATTTGTTCTAAAATATCTCTTCGAAGTAATGGAGCTTGGAAATCTATCCAACTAACTTCTCGCAAACTCTTTCCCCAATTCCACATTTGTTTCCAATGGCATTGTTCGATTGATGCATTGATAACAGTTGCAGAATATACTGCAGCATCTGATTCTCGTGCTTCTCGCAATGACGTAGTTAAAAATGCAGGACCATGAAATACTAAATCGTTGTTTAAAAAATATAAGTATTCATGTTTTGTTTGTAAAAAATAATCAAGTACTACATTAAATCCGCCGCCAAAGTATACATTTTCTTCTAGACGATGAGTAGTTGATTGTGCTAAAGATTCTGTTGATCCATTGTCTACAACCATTAATTCGCAATTAGAAAATAATGGGTCTCGCTGTAGTTGCGTAATTAAATTATCTGTCCAAATTGGCAGATTATGATTAAGTGTTGCTATTAACATATGGCGGACGTTCCTGTTGAAAAATAAAATTTGTTTTAAATAAATTAAGATATTTTTTATAGTTTTCCAAATTATTTGAGTTAATCCATCGTTCAATATATGGATGTAAATCATTAAATGAACAACTAAATCGATTTTCTAAATATGGAAAATAACCAGATCTAGAAACTATAAACGGAAATATGCCCTCAAAATAATATCGATCTAATTTGTTAGTAAACCAATTAGGCGAAATTAATTTAAAAAAATTCTTAATTGGTTTATTATTTATTACATAAATTGTATGAATATAAAAAAAGTTTGCATGAGTACATGGTAGTTGATTAGACAAAATATTTGACATTAAATTGATTTCGCAATCTGTATTTTCATAGTTAATATGCGATTCATATTCTAACCCTAACATTCCATATGAGCCGATATCATTATTTGAATTAATAAATGTTTCTACATCGGTAGATTTTGATAACAAATTATCAATATACCATTCGCGCAAATAATCGCTATGCGAATTAACACCGCTTTTAGTATGAATGAACCAATAATTTTCATATTCTTTTTTTGATTCATATAAATGTTTTAATGCAATCTGATATGCAGATGCATCACTTAAAGAATATAATTCGGGCAAACATCGATCCATGGATATAACGTTAATGTTATACGTACGAATAATATCTTCAACGCATGATAAACTAACATGATTGATGCCTATGAAGATATCATAATTGCTAAATTTAGATTCAAAAATTTGTAAAAATCTATGCAATACAAATAAACGATCTTCCGTTAGTATAGTGCAAGAAAAAATTACGCAACTTTTCATTTTTTAATAATAAATGCTATTGGTGAAACGTTACCCATTTCGATATTCAACTGTGCAATATTGTCATTAAGATATTGCATTTCATAATCAGTCATACAATTACTTTGAATTTGTTTTGTTTTATTAAAATCATATAGCATTGCTAACGTATCAGTGTCGCCCGTTCTAGTGTAATTAGAATTACCTGATGTATGTAAATCTTCAATAACAAAGATACCGCCAGGTTTTAAATATTTAAACATTGTTGCTAATGTAATTTGCTGTTGATGCATCCAATGCCCGCCGTCATCGATAATAATATCATATTCATTAAACGTTTTTGATACTAGAAATTCCAATTGTTTTCGATCTGACTGATCGCATATATGAATTTGGGTATTTGGTAACTGAATATGGGATAAATCTAAAATATCAACGCCAACTAAACAACCCGTTTCAAAATAATCTCGCCACATTCGAATGCTTTCGCCTTCCCATAGTCCAATTTCTAAAAAAGTTTTTAATGAGTTTCTATATTTAGAAAAGTATTTTTCATAAATTTGTAAATAATTATGATATACATTGCCTTTATCGCTACGATAGTTTTTACTAATTTCTTCTAAATTTTGTTTCATAAGTTTATTCCATAAATTGATATATTGATTGCATACCTATACCCAAGTATAGTTTTGCAATTTTAGTTAGATCATATCCAAACTTTACATCATAATCATATTGATTCGGATAATGATAATTTTTAAATAAAGGACCGCGCGGTATTAATCGAATTATTTGACTATGAAATAACCATTCCCCATACCAAGTAAATTCAGATCCATTTACTTGAATTAAATCACTAAATTTTAATTCATTTGGTTGAATATATTCAGTTTCTAAATTTTGCCAAACTTTAGAAGACCATATGGTGGGGCCTGGGCCAAAATCATAGACGGCGCCGCTCCTACCAAATAATTCCATAATTTGTAATCGTTCTTGAAGAAATGATTGGTATGGATCAAACCCTATAGGATGTTTGTCTAGAAATTCAAAAAATGATTTATATTCATGACAAATCGTATATGGTGTTTCATTGTCAAACATAAAATCATTAACATAAAATGGTTTTATAAAAAAACAATCTGAATCTATGCATACATAATTTTCGCAAAGGCCTAACTTCCAAAATTGACTTTTAACAATTTGTTGTCCTTTCCAACCATCATTATTAGAGTCAATTGATTCATCTTCTATTAGTTCATAACCCGTAGTTCCCAATACCCGTTTAAATAAGTTAATATCTTTTTGTGGCACTGAAATAAAAAATGGTATTTGATCTACGTTAAATTTTATAACGCTATCTAATAGCTTTTTAGCTATATGTACATCTTTATCATAGCTTTTACAATATAAAACTATTTTATGCATACAATGTAACTATTTTATATGATTCAACCAAGCCTTGTCCTTTTTTCATACATTGAAAATTACTATGAAATCCATCCAATACAAAATCTCCAAAATATTCATGATGAATTTGTGATTTAAATTCATGTAACATTTTTTTCTTAATATAATAAAAATCTCCCAAAGAAACAAATAAATTAGGAGTCCACTTATCTAACGTTGATGGAGATTTATATTGAATTATACTATACGGAGTTACTCGTGCCAATGGCGCGGCAAATGAAGAAATTAATACATGTTCAAAATGACTATCAAATTGCGTAGTAGTCATAATGCAATCATAGTGATATTTTTTTGTAAAATTTGTTTCTATATAATTTATCCATTCGTCGACACCGCGTTCTTTCAAATATTTAACATCGCTAAAATATAAATTACAATTTTTAGAATTTGTTACCGACCATGCATTTTTTACCTCTTGAATACGCGAAGGTCCAGATGATGTATCACAATCTCCCCCTTGTGTTAAGCATAGTATATCGAATTCTGTATCTGCATGTTTAAGAATAACCCCTGCCATACTATATTCAGTATCATCCGGATGCGGACTTAAACATAATACTCTATTAAAATTTAAAAATTTCATTTACGTGTTAAATTAAATTTAAAACCATGTGGTACATATACTCTAATACCATATCTTCTAGCAAAGTCTCTAAATGCATCTGTTACTACATCGTGCACGCCGGTATAACTAAAATCATCTACATTTATTTGTAAATCATTCAAATATAAATATGGATATTGTGCATTAATGGTAAAATTTGGAACTTCGTAATATGACATCAAATCTTTAAAATCTGATATCAAACCTTCTAACATTTGAATTTTTTCTTCTAATGTTGGTTCAGTTACATGTTTAATTAATTTAGCAGGAGACCCAGCATAAATAGCCTTAGATTCTAATAAAGATTTAGTTATTGTCGAATGCGAACCAATTACTACATTATCAGCAATATCAACGCCGCTCATTATAACTGTTTTCCATCCTACGATGACATTGTTACCAATATTAATTTCTTTAAACACTCTAGGATATCCTTCTAAAATAGAATACCAAAATCCATGAGTAATTAAATCAACATCATGTGATAATCCAACATCATTTCCTATAGTTACAGGATTAGCTAAATTTATATGGCCAGTATGGCAAACCATTCTATCACCAATGTGTAATTTAGCATATGGAAAGTTAGAGCCGCCGCCGCCAATAATCATACCGCGAGAATCAGTAGGTCCGTTGTAAAAATACTCTCCAATAAATATTTCTTCTGCATTTGCTGTAAATCGGTCTCCAATAATACTATTATCACCTACTTTGAATTTTCCCTTGCAAGTAATTTTTACATCTTTTCCGAATTTGACATTATTACCAATTTCTAATTCATCTGCAACAATGTGCACATTTTTAAATAAATTTTTATATTCTTGCATTAAATTATTCCTCCGCTGATATTAATATTTTGCCCTGTCATATAACCAGTTTCAATCAAATATTCAATAGTATTATATAATTCTATTATCATACCCCAACGCTTTGCTGGAATGTTATTTTTTATAGTATCCCTAAATGCTTCGGGTATTTTATATGTTAATCCGCCATCAAAGTATCCTAATTGTAAACTATTACAATTGATATTCTTGCTTGCATTTTCTAGTGCTACAGTTTTTGTAAAACTATCAACAAACCCTTTACAACCAGAGTATATTCCAGTACTAATAACAGGATGATCTGCTAATACTGATGAAACTAGTATAATACGACCATATTGTTGTTCTCGCATTGTATGTAAACAATTGGCTACAACATTTATAGTACCTTTTACATTTATATCAATTTGTTTATTAATCTGTTCTAATGTAGATTCATTAATTTTATGAGCAAATGCATCATGATTGAATCCGCTTAAATTAATAACAATATCAACGTGATTTGATTCAAAAAATGATTTAACTTGTTGAAAATTAGAAACATCTACATCTGCAGATCTAATGCTTAATACATTGTATTTTTTTTGTAGTAGTGGAAATAGTTGACTGCCTAAGCCACCACCGCCACCAAAAAGAGCTATTGTTTTCATCGTTTTCCTATAAAAATTTCTTGCGTATCTGCAGCTTCATTAAGTACATATTCATTGCCAAAATATTCTCGCAAATCATTAAAATATTTTGTTTTATCATGAAAAAATAATCCATGTAAGCTAATATGCATATTGACATTAATAATTTTCCAAAATGGATCTTTTAATAGTTCACATTCGTAACCTTCGATATCAATTTTAATAACCGATACATCATTATCTGTTAAATTATATTTTTCAAATATTTGTTGAATTGATATAGTATTACACTCTATAGAATTATCTAATTTTGTAAAGCTACTAACACCGCCGCCTAATTCGGCAGCACCGATACTTATTTTTGGTTCAGCTGACACAGCTACATTTTCGCAAATTATGTTATCAAACATGTTTGATTCTACATTTTGAATCAAATATTGATATGCATATGGGTCTGGCTCGAAACATAAACATTGTTTAGAATATTTTTGTGCTACTAACGATATAGGACCTTGCCATGCACCAATATCTATAAATGTTTTATCTTTGCTTAGATGCGGTAGTATTACATCAAACGTTTGATTTTCCCAATGTGTTGGATAGATATGTGTCCAAAAATTATCTAATTCTGCGGTTGAGTTATTTACTACAAAATCAACGCCGCCTTTATTTAAATGTATCATTTTACCTCTACTTTACTTGACCAGTTACTACTATGTTTATTCATGTTTGTTAAATAATATTTTTCATCATCCGGCAATGCATCTGGATTATAATAAAACGGTGCATGTTTTACAATATATGGATCTCCCGCGCGTAATGTATCATCACTCCATGTTGGTATTGTACCCGGGGCATGAACTGCAAACGTCGTATCTATAGGATGCGGATATAGTTCTACGTTACCATCAATAATGCCATTTGTCCAATATGTTGATTCATAACTATGTACCCAAGCATTTAACGGATATGATAGATCCAAATCATCAATTTTTATTGACATTCCTACTTTAGATTTATTATGACGTATTGCATAATCAATTAAATCATTAATAAAATTTTCAGGAACCGTATCTAATGGTATTATATCACTATCATTAAACACAAACCATTGTGATGTTATTTCTAAAAACTTAGGATGCCCCATTAATACCAAATCTCGAAATGCATGACACGAATTATCAGTAATATCATTATAAAATACATCGATATTTGATTGAGAATACCATTCTAATAAAGGTTGGTATGATGATTGATTATCAATTATTGTTATATTATGATAACCTTTTTTCTGTAAAATCGTAACTTGATCAATTAATGGATATAGCCTATCTCGATTCAATATTACAATTGGTATGTTTTTATTCATTGTTTAATTCCTTGTATCATTCCATATTCATCAAATTGAGGCATTCCACCCCATTTGCTTAACCATTTTTTTATATTTTCTTGTTCAGCTCGTATTTGTCTAGAATCCGATTTACCATTGTTTTCTTCTAAACGGTGTGACCCGCGGGCTCCAAAATGCCAAACTAATGAATTTGTAGGTAATATAAATTTTATATCATGTTTCAACATTCGAAGAAACAAATCCATATCATCCCACGATGTAGGAGCAAATAATGGATCGTTACCGCCTACTTCATCCCAAACTGATTTTTTTACTAATCCCGATACACCTTCGCCTTTAGGAATTTCAATATCTTTATTTAATCGAATAAAATCCTCAGCCCATTCATCAAAATAATTAGTATCAAAATCATCATGATATGCACCAAATAATTCTTTAGGTACTATCGCAGTTCCTGGTCGTTGTGTTGGATTATTAAACATATCAGGTTCGACTCTATGTGAGTTCACCCAAAGTTTTTCATTTGGATATTTTTCATGAATATCCATTAATGCTTTATCCCAATCTTTAGTTACATAAAAATCAGAATGAAGAAACATTATATACTCAGTTTCAACATGGTCGGCACATATGTTCATGCCCCCACCAATACCTCGAACATCGATGTTTTTAGGTTCAATGATTAAAGTTAAATTGTATTTATTTTGATTTTTTTGTAACCATTCATTTGTACCATCTGTACAATTTTCAGCGTGAATGATAAATGGTGCGTTTTTGTAATAGCTATTTTTTCTAACAGATTCAATTGCTATCTTAAGATAGTGCAAATTATTCCATGTAGAAATACAAAATGTAATAGGATTAGAGTGTATCATAATATGCATTTTGTTTGATTTGTCGATCTATTGTTTTTGGATGATATAAAGAATATTCTTCTTGCATTGGTAAAGTTGCATATTTCGTAAAACCTTGCAATACTTCATGCACTTTATTTTTCCACATAATGTTATCATCATTACGATAAATTCTCCATTGATAATCTGGCCAATTAATCCACCCATGTTCGTTAACATTCCAGCCCCATTGTTGCATATGATCTTGATTCATACCTTCTACAGTATTTATTCTAGGTACTAACATAACATCTACCGTAGGATTTGTTTCTAATATGCTTGGTAGTTGCATTATCAAAGTTTCGTTTGGTACTTCATCTGCATCAATTTGAAAAATAAAATTGCCAAAACAATACTGCGTTAATTTATTTTTCCATTCAGCAAAATGACTTTGAAATTTATCCTGCCAAATAGTTATATGATTATCATAATGACGTTCATAATGTTTCAGCGTTGATATCATCTCATCATCTGCTTTTGTTATATCTAACAATACAACAATTTCATCATTTTCTTGTTTATGTTTAAGTAAGAAATCAAGTAAACGCTGTATTTCTTTTAATTCGTTACAGACTGTTATAGCATAACTTATTTTCATGCTTCAACTTTTTTTAATTTTGGCAATGTCAATTTAGGTAATGACAATTCTACTTGTTTTGGTACTGATGCTAATGCGACATCAACGATACCTAATACTTTTTCATATACGGCTGCTATTGCAGTTTTAGTAAACGTTGAATTAACAAAATAACGTTGGCGTTTAGCTAATTCTTGCCATTTTTTATAATTCTTTTGCACTTCCTTCATCATTTTTCCGGCGTATGCATAATCCGGCGTAAACCAATTGGCGCCGTTAATTAAAAATTCATTCTGCGCAGATGGGTGAATTTCAGTTAATCCGCCTGGTAATGCACATATAAAATCTTTTTTAAGGAAATCTGATTGACCCGAATAATGTGGTGCAATGATCGGTTTGCCGGTTGTTGAATATTCAAGTAGTGGCCGACCAAAGCCTTCAGATTTTGTAAATGATATCATGGCTTTTATTTTAGGATGATTATAAAGTAAATTCATTTCTTCATCAGTTAAGTCGCCATGTAACAAATATACATTTGGTAATTTTGCTCCAGGAAACATATCTCGAATTTGATTGATTTTATTTTCAATCTCCATTCGATCCATAACAGAATATGTTGCTCCGCTAGATTTCATAACAAGTGCAGGTGCATCTTTTTGATTTTTATATGTATTAAAAAAACAATGAATTAATCCACTGATATTTTTTCGATCTTCTCCAACTTGTCCTTGTAACCAATGTCCAACCGATAAAAACGCAAATGTTTCTGGAATTTGATTTAAAATACTTAAATTACCAGAAATCTTATTGTTATAAATTGTTTCATCAAAATATTCTGGAACTACTTCAATTCGAGCTGTAATAGATTTATTATTTTGTTTTGCCGTATTTTCGAATACAGTTTTAGTAAATTCACTTGGAACAATTACTAGTTGCATTGAATTTAAATTATCAATCCACGCAGTTGGACAAATATCTCCTTCAGTACCTGCAGTAATACCAATATTAAATTTACCTACAGCTTGAAATTCATTAGGAACCGTGATTTGAACCCAAATATCAGGTTGTGATGTTAATGGCAACGGAATAATACGTTGATTCCAATCAATTGGAATTGGATATGTAAATGGAGTGTGACCCCATGGTAATGAGACTAATTTAATATCCCATTCTTTACTCCGTTGTTCTATAAAATTTGTAATTACTTCTCGTGCATGATGTCCATACCCCGATTGCGTTGCTACTGGTGATGCTATAACTACTGTTCTCATTATTTTACAATTCCTATATTATCGTATGTTGTTTTCGTAACTTTATTTAATGTATATCTAGGTCGGGTTTCAATTTTTGCTGAAAATAAATAATCTATCATTTCAATCATTTTGTTGCCCATTTGTTCGGCAGTAAGTCCATTTTGTAATGCCCATGTTCTTCCTGCTAATCCCATTTCAGCTCGAAGCATTTCTGGTGTATTATACCAATATTGAATTGCAGCCGCCACATCTTCGAATCGCACTCGATCATCAAAAATATACGGCGTTGGCGGCGAACCTTGTAGTGATCGATTAGATGGAAATACTGGTTTTGCCCATATGCCATGTAATTTATATTTTCCGGTATGATTGGTTGCAAAATTGCCATCGAACCGTATCCATTCTTCATTTTCATCTACAAAACCACACTGATCTTGCAATCCGCCAGTTACATTATTGATAATAGGTGTCCCTGATAATATAGCTTCAGTTGAGCTTAGTCCCCAACCTTCATTACTGGCAATATTAACTACAACATCTGCAACATTATACATCGCATTTAATTCATTTGCCATTAATTTTTGTTCGGAAAATATAATCTTACATTTAGGAGCAATTGCATTTTTTACAGCAATTAAATCCGTACCATTTTCATCAACAGCTTGTGTATGCATTACTAATGCAACGCGTTCTTTTTGTTCTTCTGGTAAGCTGTCTACGAATGTTTTGAAAGCTAAAATTACATCCCCAGGTTGTTTTCTTCTAATATTGCGATTATTCCAAAAAACTACAAAATCTACATCATTAGCTGATTTAATTTTTTCATACATTTGTTTGAATATTGGATCGGTAGATGCCAATGGTTTAAATACGTTATGGTTTAAACCGTGAGGAACAAATCCGGTAATAATTTGATTCCAATTTACATCCATTGATAGACTTTCACTGGCATCATAATTTACAACTTCAAATCCGTTTTGTGTAAGTACTTCGCGATGAATATTATCTGATTGTTTGCTAATACCCATGATCAAATCACAACTTGCATAAAATGGAGCATTCCACATAGGATATGGAAGATCATCCCAAATTGAATAATAAATTATAGGAATATTATATGTTGTTTTAATTTCATGTTCAATTGCATATAACCATGTCCAATAACGAGGATCGGTAAAATGAAATATTGCATCTGGTTGCTCTTGATTGAGAATTGCAAATAATATGTTACGGTCTCCGTATCCATTCCATGGTATAATTTTAACTGATGCATCGGTTATGCCCGTTTCTTGTGCAACTTGAGCAGATAAATCAAAAGCCTGGCCAGCTTCGGGGTGTTTAAGTGCACCGCCTAATTGTACCCAATCATAATGATGTACTGTGTTAAAAATAATTTCTCGGCTAATGGTACCAATGCCTGATGGCAATCGAAAATCGTCTGCTAACAATAAAATTTTCTTTTTTTTAGGGTTGTTAGGATCGATCTTTTTTAATTTTGGTAACTGCATTTATTCCTTTATAACTTTTATATAAATATGGTTTAACCTAGTATAACCACCGGTTTTTGTAATTTTTTAGTTCGCGTCCAGGCTGTTTGTAATACTGGATCTAATTGCATTTGATTGCTTAAAATCATCATGTAATCACATCGTTCTGCAATAAGCTGCATTCGATGATGAAGCTGCGAAAAATGATATGGTTTTCCATAATATGATTCTGGCATTGCTGAGTACATGTTATGTCCTGAAAATGACGGATTAAATTCTTCATATTGCAATCCAAATTCTAGTGCATATTTTCTAACCATACTGTTAGCTCCTTCGTTGCCGCCGGCACCGACTATAACTAAATCATCTCCAAACTTCTTTTTTACAAGTTGAAGCGTTTCTTGTATCTTTCTTTTATTCTGCCAATCTGTATTTCCGATGATTGCAATTCGTTTCATCGTCGTTCTCGTACAAATTTAACACCTTTTGGATAATGCCCATATACTAAGCGAAGCATTTGTTCCAATGTTTTTCTGTTTTCTTTATGATCAGGTCCATCTATATTTGTGCATAATGAATATTCCATTACGCAAGTTTTAGTACCAGGCCACGATGCATGATTCTGCATTTGAAATTCGTATACATATACATGTTTATGTGTCCACTTGATCATAACTTATTATAATAAATTTTATTCACGAATCCTAGCATCTTTAGGACAACGTTCGTAATCAGTTTTGAATGGACAATAATTGCAATTAACTGCACCTTTACCTGCAACAGCAACATAGTTTCTATCAGCATTCTTATTACCTTCAGAGTCAAAACAAGCATCAACAAATGCATCAATCTGCCGTTGAATTTTCTTTTGAGTTACCGAACCAGCAGCTGGTTTATGATTTTGAATTCGCTTTTGTGGAAACATTGATTCTTCAACAATCTTACGTTTTACAATAAAAAATTCAACTTCAATCTTTTCACGTGGAACGCCAAATTGTTCTGCAAAGTAATTTTTATATGCAATTAATTGTGCTGACTTCATTGCATCTGATTTGGCTGATTGTTTCCATCCATTACGTGATGTTTTGATATCAAACAATTTGAAAGTATTGGTAGGTACATGGCGCATAACAACATCAATGAATCCATACCAATATACTGAAGGATTCTTTGGGGATGCAGGATGGCATAATTCAATCTCAATGCCTACTAACTCCCAATCTTTGCTTGAAAAGTATTGTCCTCTTCTTTTACTAAACCATTGTAAAATGGCAGCTCCATCTTCTAAATATTCTGCCAACTGCAATGGATTTGAAAAATGTTCTCCGCCAAATTCTTGCACACAACGTGCATATTCGTCTCGAAGTTTATTTTGTAATATTCCACGCAAATCTAACGATTCGGCTTTCTTAACAGACTCTGTATACATTACGGTTAAGAAATATTGAAATGTTTCGTGGAAAGCTGTTCCAAACACCGTTTCAATTGATGCTTGGAACGGAGCTAATCCATCGATATATGATAGTTTCCAAGCAAGTGGGCAACGTTCATACATTGACCATTGCGAATAAGAAATCTTTCTTGGTACAGAAGCTGCATCTCGTACTGCTAATCTATATACTGGATTGATATAAGTTCCTTTCATATTTTATTATATGAAATCATTTAATTAAATCCAATTGTTCTTTCATATAAATTTCTATTAAATCTTTGGTTTTTTGCAAGTCTTGTTCAAACGAACCTTTGTGACGGCATCTTACAATGCGTTTGATGATGTCGAATTCATATGCGTTAAGTTTAAAATCTTCTGCAAACTTATAAAGTGAATAAGGACCTTGATAGTGTTTTTGTGTGTTTATGTTATTTTCCATATTTTTTAACTGTTTTCATTTTTTCAATTGATTCTTGTTTATGTTTTTTTCCGTACATTGGATTTTTATCCCCATCATATAAACCTATTTTTGCAAACCGTTGTTTTTGTTTAGTGACATCTGATACAGGTTTATCGTATCGAGGATTGTCGGTTGGTTTATTATATCTTCCACGAACCCAGCCAGCTGGTATTGGTTCTAATATATGATGTTTTTTTGATATAACCCCATTTTTAATCCAAATGTATTCTTTACATTTTTCGGATGGCGATTTACCGGATTGTATACGACCTCTTTGCCACCCAACTGGTATATCCGTTTTATCATATACTTTTTTATTTAATATGCCATTTGTTATCCAAAAACTGCCAGCAAACGGAGAACCATTTTGTTTAATATAATTTCGTTGACGTTCTAATTGTATTTTTGAGTTTAACTCTCTAATTATTTGATATTCATTACTACTAACGTGGTAAGTTCTTGTTTGAGTATTACTTTGTACTTTATTTAACATCATCCAAAATGCTTTAATAATGCCATGATGATTGGGATAAATTTTCCAAAGCAATTTATGAGCTATATAATGTTCTCGAGCAGTTAAATCAACTAAATTATCTAGGTCTTCGGTGCCACCCATACATTTAGGGACAACATGATGTCGTTCATGATACCCTTGCAATGTTCTGGTACGAGCTCGATTGATAAGTTGATTGTATATTTTTTGATAATTCATAATAGTAAAAACCATGCATCTTTTGAGGTCGGAGGCTCTACTCGATACATGGTCTTGTTAAATTATTTTACAATGTAGCTCCGACCCTACATATATAAATATATCACGCTCACTTGATTCCTTTTAACATACGTTTTTTCTCTGCTTCGCTATATCCGTACATGGTTATGATACGTTCCAATGCAACTTTATCCATTAAATCTGCATAATCTCCAGCTTCGGCACGACTAATTTGATAATGTTCTGCAAGTTGTGTGATTAAATCTTTATCGAACTTATCTTCAGACTTTCCTTTGATATATTTTGCAAAGCTTTTATTGGTTGGCAGTAATTCATAGTACAATCGATATGTTTCTTGTGGCCGTAATAATCCAATTGTATATGTTTGCAATTCATTGACTAACTCAGTTAGTTCCATTCGCATCGATAACCAACGATTAACAATAAACGGAGAAAATTTTTTTTGATCTGTTTCAGACCATTTTTTCCATTCTCGTTTTTTATCCGTTAATCCACTAATTAAATCAAAAATCGTTGCACCTTTCTTTTCTTCTGCCATGTATTATAAATTATATTTTTTACGATATTGTTGTTCTAAATATTCACCCATTCCTGCTTCTAAAATAACAGCAGTATCTGGTATTCCTATGATTCGTTTTGCACCTAAAATATCATCCATTGATTTGTTTTGAAACGTTTTGATTTTGGTTTTTGCATTGCTACGATTTGATGATTTGAATACAATTGTAACTAAATCTTTATGATATGGTGTAGACATTATTTTTTAATTTTTATTGGTTGAAATTCTTCTGGAACACTTCCGCAGTCATCGCATCTAAATACTGGAATTGGCACCATAGTATCTTTATCGGCACCTGTTAAGAATTTAGATACTTTGTTAATTGCCATTACTTGACGAAAATACATTCCGTCACATTCATTGCATGTAATTGGTTGCATATCATTTGGACCAATATTAACATTTAATTTACTCATAATTCTCCTAATAAATTTACAAACATTGCCATAATATTAATTTCCTGATCAACAACATGGGCTCCTTGATACTGTGCTTCTGCAATAATCAAAATGCATGGAGCAATATGACCATGAGCAAACTCATCTAAGTTATCATAAAGAAATGTATACAATGGCGTAAAATCTTTTACTTTGCTATCTGCAATCGTTTGCCGTATTTTGTTAAATGCAGCTTTTGTATCTTTAGCATTTTTTAAAACTTCCAATACTTCCGTCATGTAATTTGCTTGTATTGCAGAAGCTTTATCTAATTGCAACGTGTCATTAACGACTGATGCTTGTGCTGCATTGATTGCTCGACGAATATCTGGATAAGATGCATTAATAATTGCTGCAACATCCTTGATATCATAACTAACACCTTTTTCATCTAATACTGCAACTAATCGTTTTGCTACATCTGATTTACTTGGTGGCGTAATAGCAAATGTTTGACAACGCGATTGGATTGGATCAATAATCTTTTCAACATAGTTACATGTTAAAATAAAACGAGTTGTTTTGCTATATGTTTCCATTAGATTGCGAAGAGCAGCTTGTGCATTTGGTGTTAAATAATCTGCTTCATCTAAAATAATGATTTTCCAACGGCGAAATCCAACTGTAGATGCATAACGCTTAATCTTATCTCGTACTGCATCTACTGAGTTTTCATCTGATGCATTGATATACATTAAATCCGCATCTACGCTGTTTGCAATTATTTTCGCCAACGTTGTTTTGCCTGTTCCAGATGATCCATAAAATAATAGATGCGGAACATCACCATTTGCGATAAAAATCTTAACTTTTTCAATAATGTGTTCATTGCCAATATATCCTTCTAATGTATCTGGACGGAACGATTCAGTCCAGAGACTATTTTCAATTTCATTAATATTTTTAAACATAACTAATTAATTTAATTTTGAATATTTTTTTTTATTTTTTCATAAAATTCAGGATGTTCCGGAGCATAACTTTTTAATAGCTCAAGATAATACTGATTTTTGTATTCTTCATCTTCTGTAGTTTCGTATTTAATTAAGTTTCTTAAACGAGCTACCATTTCATATCGTTCAGTTTCAACACAATAGTTTAATCTATTTTGCATTAAATTAACATACGATGAATGTGTATCATTTAGTTCTTGTTGTAACTCATAAAGATGTTTCATAACTTATTATATTAATTTTTATATAAAATTCCAATTTAAGTATCTATCATTCTTACATCTATTAGACACAGTTTCAGCACATATATTATAAAATCTAGCTGCTGATTGTAATGATTTGAATATTATTCCATTAATACATACTTGTTTTGCATTTTTAGATGCAGGATTGCCTTTATAATTATTATGTCGTTCTTTAAACTTACCTTTAAAATTACCATGAGATTGGCCCGAATTAAAAAAAATACCATCATGTATATTTTTTAACTTTGTTTCTTCTGCCCGATTATGTATTTCTAGATTTGCTCCTGGATTTTGATCACCCGAATAGCCTAATTTATGTTTTATTTTTTCATATAAAATGTCTCCTTTTTTATATGTTAAACCACCATTGCCGCCTTGTGTCATATTATAACCATTTTTATATGTATCTAATTTAGATATCCAAAATCGTTCTCGTTCATTTATATCATCGGTTTCATTTAATGTTTCTAAAATAATCCATTCAAATTCGGAATTTAATCTTAAAGATTGATGAAAATTTGTATCTGATAACAGTCGTAATGCCGAATCATAATGACCATTCTTACGTTCTTCTAAAGTTTTTGTCGTCTTCCCAACATACATTTTATCATTATCTTTATTTTTAGCACAATATATTATCATAATGACCTTTTTATATAAATATAGACCGGTCTGAATTTTGGTCTGAATCTTTTTAATTACCCGTTGATCCAAATCCTCCTAGACCTCGTTTTGTGTCTGATAATGAATCAGTTATTTCCCATTCAATTCGCTCTACTCGAGACATAACCAATTGTGCAATCCGTTCTCCTTTTGCAAATTCAGCAACTGTGCTACCGTGATTGATTAATATTACACCAATTTCGCCTCGATAATCAGCATCAATAGTACCAGGAGTATTTAAAACGGTTACTCCTTGTTTTAACGCTACTCCGCTGCGAGGTCTTACTTGAATTTCAAATCCTGCAGGAATTTCTACATATAAACCAGTTTTTGCTAAAACTCGTTCACCTGGATTCATCATGATATATTCGGTACATCTTACATCTAATCCGGCACTCTGAGGAGTTTCGTAAGCCGGCAACGCATTTAGCGATTCGTTTATTACTCGTACTTGCATAATTTAATTTTGTAACATTACAAGCCAATAGGTTGATTCAAAATCAGCCCCCGTAAATTCAATTCGAGCTAATCCATCTGGCGATACTTTTAATTCTCCGCTATCTCCGCGATTTGCTACTAATACTTCTTTTAATTTGTCTGCTGAGAAACAAACTGGTTTCATCGTTGTCGTTGTGGTTGGCCCTACTTCAAATGAAATATTATCTGCATTAACGGTGGTATAATTGATGATGAATTTAACTTGTTCATTAACAACTTGCACTGCAAAGTTTTTTGCATCCGGTAATGCATTTTTTGCTTTGATAAATTTGCTAACAAATTCTTCATTAACTGGAATAGTAACTTCATAATTTGGTTCTGCATTGATTGATGGTACTGCAGGAATAACTGTCGTATCAGCCAACATAAATGTTGCCTGCGTGCTACCTTCTGAAATTTTCATTGCATAATTTTTACCTGCCGCATTTTTTACATCAATTGCAATATTTTCGCCCAATGCTCCTAGCATTTTAATCAATGCTCCGGTATGATTAATACCTAACATGCCCGACATAAACGGCTTTGTATTCCATTTAATTTTACCTACAATGGTTTGATCCATATCAATCAATTCGCATCCGATTGATTCTTCTTGTTCTTTTAATGTAACCGCTTCGCAATTTCCTGCTAAATAATAACGATTAATGAACGATTGTAACTTGCTTTTTTCCATTATTTATTCCAATTTAAAATGTAAAGAATTTATTAAAATTTTCTGCATCAGTGGTTGATATACTGCTACCACCGAATTTTTTATATGTTTTGATGTATTTTTCATATACTTGAGGAGCCGAGTCTGGATCAGCAAACATTTCATGCAAAGACAAAATTACATCATATAAAGCTCTTGGTATTACTGTTTCTAACAATTCAACGTGACTATCAACCATTTGATTGATTTCATTTGCTGCTTGTACATACAAATGCGTATTGTGAACTACCATTCTTGGCATTGCTTCTTGCGAAAAACGATCCAGGCCATCTGCTGTTTTACCACCTAATAATTCATAGGTAAAATCTGCACAAGCAGGGCATCCCATTGCACAAGGAACATGTTGTGTTAAATCGATTGCAACTTCTCCGGTTTTACCTTGTTTGATGTGTGCCTTTCTTCGATATTCAGCATTCTTTGGAAAATACAATTCAGAAAATGTTTGTGACTTGTAATTTGTTGAATGAAGATATGTTCCAAATACTGGATATTGACCTGGAGATGAAGAATCCGTTGTAATATAAATTCTATTGCCCGTTAACGCATTCATTAACTTTTGCAATGTAGCCAAAATAAAGAAATCTGAAATTTTACTAATTCCAAGCAAGTGAACATATTCTAATCGTTTATTTTCAAACTCTCGTTCTTTAAGCATCAAAGAAACCGCAAACATAAAATCAACTAATTTCTGCGGCCCGCCAATAGCCCAACCTTGAAAATCAAAATGCTTGAATTTATGATACCACCAAGTATATTCATCTGCATTTGAACCTTGCAACATGTTCAAGAATTTTGTCTTGCCACTTTGATGTTTTTCAAACCAAGCAAAATTATCAAAGCTAATGTCAGCACATAGTGCAAATTGATTTTTATATTTTGTTTTAGGTGGGATATCTAAGTTAGCTGCAACATCGCTGTTTGCTTCTAACCAATAAAAAATCTTTTCTCGTAATTCATTGCTATATGGTAATGCACCAGTTGCAATCTGATAACCACCCGAGTCACCAAATACTAGCACATCTTTTTCTAATCCCAATTGATCTCGAAAATCCATTTTCTTGTAATGATGTCCGGCCGTCACCAAAAAATATGGATGACGCCATTCTGCAGGATATCTAGAATCAAAGAATTTTACCGGCACGCCGCTTATAAACTTCATATCTTTCTTGAATGCAGACACCATACTGCCTGCAGACAAAGATGGAAAGTATATGAATCTTTTATTTTCGCTCATCGTAGTCCTTTAAAGTATTAATCAATTTAGTTGCTGAAAAAAAGTTACTATGTAATTTTATTGCTAGTCGTGCAACATGTTCCGTTAAATCTTGTTGTTCGTATTGCAAAATTGCCTTTACTGCAGAATCAACGCTGTCTGCTTGTTTAAACATTGGTTCATACATTTCTACATATGATAATCGATTTGGAACTATAGGACAAGCTCCAGCACATGCAGATTCATACATTGAAATGCCCAACGTTTCTTGATCTGCAAATGATACTGCAAATCGTGCACGTTGAAGCAATTCGTGATATTCTCGTTTAGATAAATTCATTTCCATTGCAACACAAAATTGATAATGTGCTAGTTCGGGCCGTGCAGCTAATTCTAGAAATAAATCTAAACGTTTTTCGGGTGCAATGCGATGCGGAAACACAATGATGTTTTCTTTTTGTGACCAAAGTCTCGGCGTAATCATATTGTGAGTATATTCCATGGGCCAACCTGTTTTGTTAAAAGATCTGTCATGTGAAATATAATATGTTTTACTCATTAGTTTAAAATGTGCTGCAGTTGCAATCCAATTATGATCATATGCTGCAATCATGGCCTGTTCAGCGTGTCTAATCCATGGTTTATCTCCTACGAGACGACCTAAAAAATCATTTGGGTCATATGAACCCGCGTGCCAAAGTCCGTGCGTTATAACGGGAATATTTAAAAGTTCACTCATGTATTTTACATTGATAATACCTGGATGCCACGCATCTGTAAAAATAATATGATCGCCTGGCAGTATATGTGCGTGAGTAAATAATTCTGCTAACTTATGAATTTGAGTTGATTTGTACATATTGGTGCCACCAAAATTCAAAAATGCACCTGTAGTAGCTGCCTCTGGAATTGTTAAATCGCCTTGGATAACTTCTACATCGAAGCCATTATCTCTAAGCAATTGCGGCACGTGCCATTTCCATTCGCACGTATACCGAGTTGGTACTGATTCTATGTCTACTAAAAATATTCTCATGCTTTTGATTTTTTTATGCACGCACCATTTTCCCAATCTTCCCAAACTTCTACTTTGTAAAGAGACGGAAATGATTCTAATAACCATTCTCCAATTGCTTCGCAAGACATTGACCCGAATTCTAATACATTTGGTATGTTGCTACCAAATTCAATTCGAAGTCCTTTTTGTATTTTACGATTCAATAAAATAAATTCTTCATCGCGATCTGTATGCGTTACTCGTGCATAACAACGAAAGCCAAACATGTGACGATGTCTATCTGATAAAAATGCTACTTCTGGAAAAACATCTTTGGCATCGGGCCAACAATGGAATCCTTCAATGCTAAAACTAACCATAATACTATATTTCATACTTTATTTTTATTTTGTTGACGTTTTGTTTGAGCTGCACTCATTTTAGCTATAGTATCTTTTGAAAATACTCTACCTTTCAATGTTGCACTAGTTTTTTGTCTTGTTTCTATAGAAGGTATTTTACCTAAATGCGCTTGTCTATTTTTTTCTTTTGCATCTTCCGAATGAGTTTTATCTTTCATCGGAGACGGTTTACCTAAATGCGCTTGTCTATTTTTTTCTTTACTTTCGTTAGAATGGTTTCTTAATTTACTAGCAGCTCCAATTTTTTGTTTATGTTCTTTAGATAATATACGGTTACTCATTTTTGTAGAAAACATTTCTATACGGTTACTCATTTTTGTAGAAAACATTTCTTTTAACTGAGCATATTCTCTCGAACTAATAATATAATCTCGTTCTTGATATTGATTTTTTATATTAATCATCATATAATAAGCAAAAAATAAATTATTATCTAATGGATATAAGTAATGCAATAACTTATGTGCTATATAATGTTCTCGTGCTGTAAGTAATACTAAATTAGTTTTTATATCACTTCCGCCTATACATTTTGGAACAATATGATGTTGTTCAAAATATACGCCACAACCTTTTTGTCGATTTTCGGATTGTGCTTGTTCTATTAGTTGATTATATATTTTTTGATAATTCATTTACTTTATCTGCTATTAATTTTTTATATTTAGTTGTTGACCAACCATGGTCTCTGTTTAAGTATCGAATTGGAAGATCTAAATCATCGCCGGTAAATGACTTACCAACATAATCATCGCCCAAATAACGAACATATTCAGCTGATTGGTTACCGGCAAATTGCTTTAATTTATAATGCAATTCTGATTCTAATGTATATGGAATAACATGATTAACGTGTCGCAATGCAATCAACATCTCCGTTCTATCTTTAACTGAAAGAATGGGTTTCATTTTTTCGGGACGTTCAACGGTTGGATCGGTTTGAAGCAATACCCATATTTGATCACATTCGTCTTGCATTTGTTCAAACATTGCAATGTAACCTGGATGCAATACATCAAAGCTACCAGCAATAAGTCCTATCTTCATTGTCTATCAAATTTATAGTCATCTAAAGTAACATGTTGCATATTGTGCACGGTTGTACAATACAAAGAATAATCTGCATATACAACTTTGATGCTATCTGTTTTCTTTAACAATGCAGCATCTTCACAATCCAACATCAATAAAATGTGTGCTCGAATTCTAATCATTGGCGGAATATGTTTTAGCATACCTGGAGTAACTTCTATAGTAACAAATGTAGTATCCGTTATCATATCGAATATTGAACTCCATGCTTTCCGATCAACTAATTGCTTTGTTGCGGGCGAACAAATATAAATGTGCGCACAAGGAGTTAATTTTTCATATGTTGCTTTCATATCTGCAATGAATAGCGTTTCGATATCGGTAAATCGTCCTTCAACTTCTTTACCATACCAATGTGTCTTATAACCAATCATACTTTATTATAATAAATTTATTCTTGTTTTCCAAATGAAAAGAACTTTGCTACTGAATTATTTTCTGGAAATGCACCCCAATTCATTGCAGCATAAAAATCATCCAATTTGTTTTTTAATTCTTTTTCAAATATTTTGTTTCGGTCTATGTATTGCGTAACAAACTCTTCAATTTCTTTTGGGTCTTGATAACCACGCAATGCCATTGTATCAAATCCATATGGATTATCTGATAAGTATGCCCATTTAACCTTTTCTCCATTTTGAATAGGTTGAACATCTCTAATACCGTGCATTGATAACAAATCATTGAAATTGATTGCTGACTTAACATGTGCTGGAGTACCCGATGAGTATCCCGTAAATGGTTTGCGACCTTTAGTAAATTTTGATATTTCTTTGACACCTGAATTCTTCATTACATTGAGTACTGGTGATTTCTTGAGGTTGTTTTTAAATTTATGAATCATATCCGTTGTAGCAGTTTTGTCTCGTTCTTTAAGAATGTGCCACAATGTTTCTTTCATGATTTTTTTGAAATCTTCTGGAAATGATGATCTAACAACATCCAATCCTTTGATATCTAATTTATCCGTAGGTTTGCCTTCTTTGAAAATTACCCATTGTGCATATCGTTTCTTTGCGATCCATAAACCAGATTTGGCAACATATTCTTGTTTGATTTGCCAACGGTGTGATGTGGTATTATGGAATACTTCAGCATATCGGTCATACATTTGATTTACTAATGCTTGTACTTCTGATGCAATTGCATTGGTTTGTGCAATCATAAATTGTTCATCCGATTCATCATATCTAGAAAAACGTTTTGCAATAAGTGGCAAGCTAGATACAAATGTTGAATCTGTATCTGTATAAAAAGCAAATTCTGCTTTGCCGTTGGTTGCATTAACAAAATGATCTTGTCCTGTTTCTTTTGCATAATGATTGTTAATAACCTTTGCTGAAAATTTAATTACGCTTTGGCCAGTTGCTGTAATTGCACCTGCATTATCTAAATCGTGAAAACGAAATGTTTTAAGTCCTAATACTCCATAAAATGAATTAAGCAATACTTTTTGCGTTAATTGCATTGCATCATAAAATTTATATTCTTCAGAACCTTCTTCATATTCATCTCGTTTGTCTTTAAATTCAACTCGTTCATTAAACCATTTTTCTAGAATAGCTGGTAAAAATCCACGTCGGTCATTTCGATAAACTGTGCCATTACTTGCAACGGTTAAATTGTTATCTTGCAACCACGTTTTAACATCTTGTGTATATGTACCATCTGTAAATTTTACTTGCTGCGGATCTGATTTCAATAAACATTCTTGGTCCCAATTTTGAATTACGCCCAATTTAGTTTCTGGTGAAATATTCAAACTCATAATGATGCTTGGATATAATGAAGTTAAATCCAAGTCATATATCCATTTATATAATCCAGGCACCGGATCTTTTACATATGCTCCTTCTAGTGCATCTGCTTCTGTTTCTTCTTCTACAAATCTAAATTGTTTGTTAGGAGCAACCAATCCATTGCGTTTTAAATCTACAATGGCAGCACCATCCAGGTATTTAGATGCATAATATACATCTTCATATGGAACGTGCCCTTTATGGCATATGGTTCTTGCAAGTGCAATTAATTGCAGTTTATCATCCATTTCATAAATAAGATCAACGTCGGTAACGTTATATTCTACAAATTTATGAATGTCATCTGCAAACAATTGATCTAAATCTCCTTCATATTCAACCTTACCTCTACCCAATTCTTTTTTGGCAACTGTATCTAATCGATAATTTGGTAATTCGGTATATGTAAACTTTTTATACAATGTCAAATAGTCTAAACTAGATATGCCAAATATTTTATATCGACCTCTGTTTTTATTCCATTCGACAATGCCTGCTGGAGATAATTTTTTAATTGCTTGTGCACCTAATACCTTTTTGATGCGATTGATAAGATATGGAATATCGAAATTATCTGTATTCCATCCTGTAATTACAGTGGGTTGTATTTCTGCAAATGCATTGATAAAACGCATCAACATGTTTGCTTCTGAATCAAATATTTCTACTTGATATTTATTAGTAGCAAATGCATCATGTTTCACTCTTCTTTCTTCATCTAACAGCAAAACTTGCATGGTACGCCCAGCTTTATCATAATATGCAATGGACGTTATTCGCAAACGAGCTTCTTCAGGAGTCGAATACCCATCTTCGTCCCGTTCTACTTCGATATCAAAGAAAAAGTCTTTATGCCCTTTCGAAACTAAATCGCTTTCGTAATAAAGGTCAATAAGCGTACGCATTTCTTCATTTAAATCAGATTCATATGCATTTGGATTATCTTTCCAATTGCCATCTACCCGATCTAAACGAACGCCATCCAATGACTGATATTGTCCCGTATCTGATGGTAAGTATGCATATGGTTTGAATGGGAACTTTTGATGCCCCAATTCATCATCGAAAATGTGCATAATACCAGTTTTTTTATCGTAACCTATTGCTTGATATGCCATTAATTAACCTTGTATATATCTTGTAATTCACGATTTAAACCCAAATCGTCATCTAATCCATATCCAACTACCCATTCATTGCCAATTTCAAATCCACAATAGTTAGTTAAATCAACTCCACCTCGTCGCTTTAATAATGTAACAACTTTAACTGCAGTCAGGCCAAGACTGTTTACCATAAACATCATTTCCATAATGCTAGCACCCGAATCGCAAATATCATCTACAATATAAACTCGTTTGCCTCGCAAATCTATTTCTAATGATTTAGTAATTAATACGCCCCCAGAATTATCTCGTTTGTCATATGATTTTAATCTTACGAAGTCAATTTCATGATTGATGGTCATCGCTCGACTTAAATCTGAAAAGAAATGCATTGCTCCGTTAAGAACACAAATCAATACTGGGGGCAATGTTGCTCCCGATTCTTTATGATCCTGTGAAATTGCATCTGCTAATTCTTTGATGCGTTGTTGTATTTGTTGTTGTGTTATGATTTTTTCCATATTCTATAAATTCCGTAAACATTGATTGCAATTATAACTAAACTTAAAACTAGATGACTGTAATTGTCAATGAAAAAATCATATGTAATCCAACCAGTATCTCCAATGATCCATGTAACCATTGCGGCTTTTGTCCAGCCCCTTGCGTTTGAAAAGTACCCAGCCAATACTAAAGCTGTACTAATCCATCCTAAACATTCTATCATTATTTTTTAATTAAAGCAATTTCAGATTCTCTAACCAAATGATATTTTTCTCCAGCAATTGAAACTTCTTTATGATCTCCAATTTGGTTGGAATGAATCATAACTTCATCACCTTCTGCAACAGTCATTGGAATTCTATCTCCAGTTTGTGTAAAAAGACCTGGTCCTGTTTTTACAACATCTGCATAGCGATAATCATCTGTACCTGTCATAATGATAATGCCACTTGTTGTTTTGTCTGTTTTTTCGTGTAATTTTAATAACACTTGATCTCCGGTTGGTAACCAATTCATAACTTATTCCTTTTTTAATTATACATATTTCTAATTGCATCTTCCGTAATATTGCTACCTACGATGCGTCCAATGCCATAATCATTCATCGTAATGATTATGCAAGGTACACTCTTAACACCAAATTTGTCGCATGTTGCTTTGTTCGTATCAACATCAATGATTTGTATAGGAAGTTCTGCAGATAATTTTTCTATTCTCGGTCTTAGTGCTTTGCATGGTTCGCACCACGAAGCCGTAAAATAAAGTATTTTTTTCATCGTATTTCATATATTATTTTAACGTCGCCAAACGTTGTTGTGATTGTCCAATTCATTTTTCTTCCAATTGATGTATTAAAAATCGTAATCTATTAATTTCGGCAATTACATCATTGCCCAATTCTATTTTAGACATTGCAGATAAATCCATTACTTGCGATTCTAAAACTTTGATTAGTTCCTGCTGCGTTTCTATTAATTTGTCTTTATTCATTATACTCCTCGTTTAGTGTCAAATGCAATGATATGGTCTCGTCCCGTCATGTTGTATCCGCGCTCTGCACACATTTCGAAAACTACAGGATACATATGTATCAATTCTTGCCGAGTATCACCTGCAGGCATGATAAATGTTTTTTCTTTTGGAATACCTAACTCTACTCTAAAGTTTTCTATTTCTTGCAAGTTTTCTTCTGTACCATCCCATACTGGCTTGTAATGATAATCTGCATGAAACGCAATCATTTGTTTGATTGCTTCTCGATTAAGACGAAATTTATTATGTTGCGCCACCATTTTCTCATCTGTAATCGTCCCTTGCGGCGTAGCAACACCCACAACGGGAACACTGTTACTAAACTTAGGGCTAAGACTAACCAAGCCAATAGGATAATCAGTATCGATAAAATGTGATCCTTCTGTTTCAATCGTGATAAGAATGTTTCTTTCATGTGCAAAATGCGTTAATTCATTTACCAAAGCCGGATGCATTGTTGGTGCGCCGCCAGTTAACATCATTTCTTTAATGTGAGGATTTTCATCATATATAGCAATGATATCGTTAAAGGTAAATGTTCCTTTTTCTGGATGTATACTTGTGTACCAAGAATCGCACCAACCACCTTCTCCAAAGAAGCATCTATGTGTGCAACCCGTAGTTCGCACTGCTATTGTTGGTCTGCCAAAGCGTGACCCTTCGCTTTGCACGCATCGATACAATTCTACTATAGGCAATGTTTTTGTGTAATCTGTTATTCTTTTAGAATGGGAGGTCGTCATCGTAGTACTCATTACTATTGGTAACATTGTTTTCTAATTTATTTAATAAAGTTTCAAATTTAGATTCTAAATCTTCAAGCTGTTGATATATTTCTATTAATGCAGATCGTCTTACAATTGGCGTTAAATCCATTTCAGGTTTAGTTGCAAAGTATTCATCTAAAAATGATACGGGATATAATTGCACTTGATTGTATTCTGGTTTTTGAACTTCTTTTGGTAGCATTCTCCATTTAATCTCAACGCCTCGTTTAATAGCTTCAGCTGTTACTTCTCGACCAATGTTCGATCCGCCAGAACTTTTACCTAAATATTCAAAAAGCGATAAATATGTTTCTTCATTATTCTTCATAGCTGGCTGAATTTCTTTCGTGTTCATAAACTTCTACTTTTGTTGTTCGAACCCTACCTTCGGTTTCTTCAAACAAAAAGTTATTAATTACCGTATACAAGTATTCAGCAAATCGTTCACATCCGGTAGCAGGTAAAATTCGTAGTTGAATAATACCATCTTCATACATTTGTTTGAAATGCGGTAAATATGGGTCGTCTTGTGCTATAATTGTAGTATGATCTAATAGGTATGCAAAATAGTCTTTTGGAGACATACCGTTAATTTGTGTTTTTGCACGTTTCATGCCACCAAAGTCCCATACCCAATTTCTTTCATCTAAATCACCCTCAAACCATACACGAAATGATACAGCATACCCGTGTAAGAATTGACAATGGGTACCTTTTGCTCGCCATTGTCGAAAGCAAGTCGAATAGCCATCAAATAATTTTGTTGAAGTGTATCGTGCCATTAATTATAACCTTTTACGAATTGATAAAATTCTGATCTTGCATTCCCATCATCTAAAAATGCTCCAGACAATTTTGCAGTCTTCATCGAAGCTCCGCCATGCTTAACACCTCGACATTGAACGCAATTATGTGTTGCTTCAATCATAACCGCAACACCTTTATTATTTTCAATAAGTTCATCTATTGCATGATGTATTGCTACTGTTAATTGTTCTTGTATTGCACCTCTTCTACCAAAATGCTCTACTACTCGATTCAATTTACTTAAACCGATAACATTGCTATTTTCACCCGGAATATATGCAACATGTACATTACCCATAATGGTTTGATGATGATGTGAGCACATTGAAGTTAATGGAATACCTCCTTCGAATACAATGCCATCATATCCGTCACTAGGAAATGCTGTGATTCCTGACATTGGATTGTATCGACCAGCCCATAGGTCATTAACATATGCTTTTGCAACTCGCCGTGGAGTATCAGATGAATTCGGATCTTGTTCCCAAGCTACCCCTAATGCACGAAGAAATTCTCCATAATAAAATGCAGCATCATCAATAATTGCTTGTTTTTCTTTTTGAGTTAATTGAGCATCAGGGCCAAACATTGCTTGTTTAGTTGCTAATTGTGTGGAAATTCCATTAGCAAAACCAGATTTAACTAATTCTAAATTATTTCTTTGTTCTTTTGTCATAACTTAATTCTTATTACTAATATAATAAACTTTATTACATTTTCAAAGTTTTTACACCTTTTTCGTGACGAGGCTCATAAGGACAATGTCGACAACCATTACCACAACATGCCCCTCGGCGTACGTGATATGATTCAGTCATTACGCGACATCCATCGGAATCATAATAAAAGTCCGTTGGAAGGAGCTTGCTTCCAAACTCCCTCACGAACTGTTGTTGTATCCAATCTTTTCCTGCCGGCTGTATCATTATTTTATCTCACAAGCTCCGCCTGCACAAGCTAATTCTCCGGATAAATCTGTGTTATCGTCCAATTCAACAACTTGTGTCAAGTCAATATTTGTTAATGATTGCAACATAACTTCGTATTGATCTTTACTAATATCTTCAAATGGTGCTTGAGTATATGTTCCTCCATCATATGGTAATACTGATAATCCGTTATAATGATCTCTATTCGTCCACATCCATTCTCCTGCTAATTCCCATTCATCTGCTTTAAGTGAAACTGTTGCAGATACATTATGTGTATTATTTCCGGATCTATGTCCTGGTTTTACCCATTCCAAATGTACTCGTTTAATTCGATCCAATAATGCAAATGGCGATTCGGTACGAAGAATTGCTCCTTCTGGTGCTTTTTGTGGAATTGAAATAACTGCAGTATCGTGTGGACGAAAATATTCATCTTCTACCAATTCTGGATGATTAGTTGCTAAATATGCATAGATGGCTTCATTTTTACCAACTCGGATTCTTCTCATATAGTAATCATTATGCCAAGCATGAATGCCAGATGATGTTCCCAATGCTAAAGACGTTGTTCCTGCGGGTTTAACTGTTGTAGTACGAGCTGATTTGTTAATACCAATCATTTCTGCTACTCGTTGATTTTCTTCTTTAACTGCCTTAGCAGCTGCTTTCATATCATATCCTAATACGACGCCAGAACCGATACCCGTCATTGATACTCCAATAAGTGCATCTTTCTCAGTTGTGCGTTTCCATACTGTACGAAGATAATGAAAATCTGTATATCCTGCTTGAAGTGTTCCAATGAATGCTGCAGCACGTACTCGTGCCATTAAAACTTCTTGTGATTCAATATCCGATGCATTTACTTCACATAGATTACAAAATTGAAATGGTCGAAGTGCAATTTCACAACATGGGTTAGTTCCCCAATCTTTGTCATTGCTCAAATAAATTCCAGGCTCTCCTGCATTTGATAATTCAACTCGTTTCCACAAATCCATGAAAAACTCTTTAGTAACTTTGTGACGAATTAATACTGCAGAATTATTTGCTCGGCCTCGTTGTGGATTCGTTTCCCACCAGTTACCTGATTTAGATGCAATCATTTCTTCATCATCTGCCGAAAACAAAGATATCAAAGCTGCTCTGCGAATTCCACCTGCTAATACTGCATCTGCAACGTGACATACCATATCATGAGTTTCAATTGGAGAAAGTTTATCGCCATCTTCTTTGGCATCTAAAATACCTTGCAATTTGATCAAACATTCCTTTAATGGTTGAGGTCCTGGAGCTTTTCCTCCTGATGTAACCAATCTTGCACCTTTAGCTCTAATATCAGAAAAATCAAATGTATATGATGTTCCGCCTTCAAAATAAGATTTAACTAAAACTTTTACCGCATCTGCCCACCCTTCAATTGAATCTGCAATTAGATATCTACGCGTACGTTTTGTGTTTGGTTTACGTATTTCTGGCAACGCTTCGACGTGATGTTTCTGTACAGAATATCCAACACCAGTACCGCCTAGCAATAAAAACATTGTTTCGCCAAATGCTCTCCAATCATCTATAGGAAGATATGCACAATTATAAATTCGGTTAGGAGAGATTTCAATTGGCTTACCACCAAATTGCAAACTACGCATTGATGGTAATATTTTTTTGTCATAAACGAATTGATATGCAGCTTCAATTTCTTCCCGTAATTTAGGATATTTTTTGATGTGCATATTCATGTTTCTTGTAACTAACTCTTCCCATGTTTCTCTGCGGTTAAGTTCGGGAAGATATTTCGCATATTTCATATGCACCGTAATTTCACTTAAAATTTGATTTGAAATTTCCATTGTTGTAATCTCTTTAGATGATTTATTGATTTAAAATTTTTAGACGAAAAAAGGAAGGAAAACTCCTTCCTACGTTCTTTCATATAAATATCATTTTATCCCAAAGATCCTCCAAGATCTTTAAACTTTTGTGCCAAATTTTTCTTAACTAAATTTTCACCAGTTTTCATAATCTGCGTAGTTTGTTTGCCTTGGGTTGTTTGTGGTTCAAAGAATTGAAATTGACCATTATTTGTATTAATTTTACTTGGCAACGTGATGCCATCTGGTCCAAATCGATTCTTAATAACATGTCCTCTACCAGTTCCTGACATTTTATCTTCTACTTTTCTAGATAGTGACATTAAAAAGTCAGCAACCATTACTTTTCCATATGATGATGCAATTTTATCTGCTTCAATAACGTCTTCTTCCAATGCACTACGTCCTGCTTGCGATGCCGTCCATACTGGAATTTTATATTCGCCAGCCATTCCTCGCAGTTCTTCGTATAAATCTTCTAATGCTTCATGCTTATCTTTTTTCGTATTTACTTTAAGCAAATCACCATAATCTACAATAATTAAATTAGGTGTTTTGCCTTGCATTATTGTTTTTTCAATATGTGCTTTAAGTGCCATTACGCCTACTGACTTAGTTGGAAAATATTTGACCACCAAATCTCCCGTTAGAGACTGCATCTTTTTTTCTACTGTGTCTTGATGATGCTTCAATGTTTGTGCGTTTATACCGGTCAATACCGAGTCATATCGCTGTCCTACATAGTTCTCATTGAGCTCTAATGTATAATGTATAACTGTCTTACCTGCTCGGACTGCATTAGCACCAATATTAATAAGCATCCACGATTTACCAATACCTGCAGGTGCCATTACTACTCCTAACTCGCCTGGAGCTAATCCGCCATCCATTAAATCGTCAATAACATCCCAGCCCGTAGTAATGGTATGTCGAGCCGCTTCATTGTATCGAGCCGCAACATTGTTAATGTAATCCAAACCAATATCAGTATCAGCACCAGCTTTCATAGCGCTGTCCATTTTAGTTTTAATTGCATCATAATTACCCATTTTGAGCAATGATACCGAATCCATTATGGCACGCTTGATTTCTTGATTTTTACAAAACTTAAGAATTTCGTCCTTTACAAAAGAAAGGTCATCTGATTCCATGTATCGAAACACTTCTTTCAATTGTTCCAATACTGCAGTTTTCAAAATATCATTTTCAATCTCTGTTATTTTGACTTTAAGTACATCTTTAGACGGCGGAGCTTTATATTGTTTAAAATGATCCAATACAATTTCTAACAACCAACTATTTGCATCTGATTCAAAATAATCAGCTTGAATAATATCTGCAATTTGTTGCAAAAATATTCGGTCTGTAAATAATGCGGCTATAACTTTGACTTGAAATGAAAATCCATATTCGGTTAGACGATCCGTCATTGTATAATCTTTTTTATTTCGTTGATAACTATTTGTTTATTATTATTTATTTCAGATTCCCAAAATCTTAGCAATATTTTACCGTTTTGAGTCATGATGTTAGTTTTTAAAATATCATTATTGATATTTTTTATTTGCACTTCATTTATAAATGCCCTTGTTTTGTAATGATTGATTGATTTTGCCGTTGTTGTTCTAATATTAATGAGTCTCTATTTAATAAAGCTAATTTAGACCTTGATTTTGACTCATTAGTTCTTGGTGCATAATTTCGAATCTTATTTTTACATGACCCACATACGCGTACTTTTTTATCAGAGTGATTGCGATTCCATTTAGCATTAATACCAGTATGCGTTACTTGTTGATTACATAATGAACAATTACGATAATAGTTTTGCATCATATAACCATTATATAAAAAACGTTGTTAAATTCAAATTATTTTTGTGTTTGTTTTGCAAATGCATTCAACGACAACCAAGTATTGTTCAACCAATCTGGCAAATTTTTCATGATAGCCCACATTTTATCTTCATAAAACAATCGTTGAAACTCAGCACGATTTAATTCTGGTATAGGCTGTTCCATGATACCGCGAATCTTGGTTGCAGTTTGTGCTGGTATATCAAGCAATTTGATATTCATTAACTGATAATTTTGTTCGATGATGCGACTATTATCAAGAATCTTTTGATATGATTTAGATTCTTTGAGTAGCTTTGTGCTTTTGTCAAACAATTGTTGAGTTGTATATGGTGTAGCACCAGCTAATTCTGGAATCAATTTCAATATGGTCTTTGGTCCTATTCCATTAACACCTGGAATATTGTCTGAAGCGTCACCTGTAAATGATCTGTAAATAACCATGTTAGTAGGATGCACTCCAAATTCTTCTTGCACCGTGTTCGTATCATACATTTTCTTTTTAATAGGCGACCATACTTGAATACGATCATCTATCAATTGATAAAAGTCTCTGTCCGTAGATACAATGGTAATTTTTTTGCATTCCGTTTCATACAATTGTGCAATGTATGCAATAGTATCATCTGCCTCAATTCCATCCATTGATATAAATGTAACTGGCAAATTATCTAAATATGAAATCAAACGACTAAATTGATGTTGCATCGATTCTTGTTCTTGTTCCAAAGTTGATTCATGGTGATCGTGACGTCGCAATTTGGTTTTATTTGCACGATTTGCTTTGTAATCACTATAAATACGTTTTCTTCGTGCAGAACCCCCGCGACCATCAAAAACAATGATGCAACGAGTCGGTTTAAAATCTCGTATTGTTTTACCTACTGAATATAAAAATCCAGTAATGCCACCAATATGATCGCCATCTTCATTGCATGCGGGAGTTGCGCCGAAGCTTCTAATAAAAGTGTTCAGCCCGTCAAACACCATGAAATGATCATTGACATTCAACGGACTAGAACTCTTTTCTTGTTGTAACTCTTTGAATAACTGTTGATACTTATTCTTCATCATAAACTTCATCTACGACAATTACGTCATCAATACCACCATCAACACCAGCTTGATATTTGAAGATATAAGCATCGCATATTCTTTGATATAATCTTTCTTTTGCTTCCGGATTATTAATAACCTTTTCCACAAAATCTTTGCTTTGAAATTTGAATTCGCCAAAGGATTCTCCAGTGTCGATATCTACGTCATCCATAGTATACCAAGCACCTGATTGTTTAACGATATCAAAATTCTTCATGATGTTCAACCAACCACCATAATTGTCAATTCCAGAATCATAGTAAATTTCGTAATTGACTTTGCGGTGCGGCGGACCCATCCTGTTTTTAACTACCTGTACTTCTGTTTTGCTACCCACAACTTGTTCTACACCACTTACTTTGGCTTTAATCATTCCGGTATTTTTTAAACGCAATCTAACCGAAGCATGAAATGGAATTGCTTTACCACCTGCAGTTGTCCATTGGTCACCAAATGATACGCCCATTTTGGTACGTAATTGATTGGTAAATATGAGACAAATACGTTCTCTTGCAATCCAATTAGTAACTTTTCGCATTGCTTTGGATAAAATGATGGATTTGCTAGTTGCATAACCATCCTTATCATATTCAGCAGACATTTCAATTTTTGTAGATGCACCCATAATTGAATCCACTACAATTGTAACTAATCGGTCTTTATCTGATTTACGTACTCCTTCAACAATGGTTTCAATTGTTTCAAAAATTTCTTCAATTGTTTCCAAAGGAACATAAAGCATTGTTTTTAAATCAACCCCAATTGCTGCTAGAAACTCAGAACTTACTGCGGCTTCTGTATCAATATATACTGCCAATCCACCTTTCTTTTGTGTTTCTGCTAATGTGTGTGCAGCTAACAACGATTTACCAGATGCTTCCAATCCGGTAATTTCAGTGATGCGCCCAACGGGGAAACCCCCATGGGCGCGATTTGAAATTGCTAAATCGAGCATCGAGCAACCAGATGATACCCATTCTGTTACATTGCTTGGAGCATCTTCATCGCCATCTAAAAAGAATGCAGTTTTGAGTGATTGACCTTTAAATTGCTTGTTGATACTTTCTGCCAATGTTGATGCTAGAGTATCTTCTATTTCCAGTTTGCTTTTACTCTTTGCCATTACATAACCTCACTGTTAGTTGTTGAATAAATCATCGAATGCAGAAGCAACATCATCAACTTTTTTAGTTGCAGCTGGTTTAGCAGCCTTTGTTGCTGGAGCTTCTTCTTCCTCATCGTCAGCATCAACATCTGAATCTGCATTTTCTGGATTCATCCATTCTGCTAATGCGTTTTCTAATTCTTCGTACGTTGGTTCCGGAAATAAATCAGTAATTTCAGGTTGATTCATGATTTTTTGTGCAATCTCCTTGTTATCAGTTGCAGGTTGAGTATTAGGCTTAACACGAATTGCAGTCTTTGGATAAGCTCCGCCTTCTGCTGGTGTAAATTCTACATCAATATCACGACCCTTCATCAAATCCGTAATGTCACCATAATCTGGATCTGAAATGATTGAAAGCAATTCTGTATAGATTGTTTTACCGAATCCCCAAAACTTAACGCCTTCGGATTCTTTACCGCGAATAAGTACAGGAACATAGGTACGCATTTTAGGTTCAATCTTACGACCCATTAGCCAATCTTCTTTATCTCCGGTCTTTTTTAGTTTGTCTGCAAATTCTACGATTGGATCTGCATTACCAAATGTTATTGGAGATAACATGGATTTCTTTCCAATGTCATAATGAAAATACAATTCTAAAAACGGATTGTCTTTGCGATGAACGTAAGGTACAATGCGCACCCTCGTTTTTCCTGCTTCGGGTTTCCAAATTAGCTGCTTTTTGTCATCAGCTTTGTTTAATTGATTAAGTTTTGCCTTAATGGCGTCTAAATTTAACATAAATTTCCTTTTTTTTTTTGTTAATTAATAATAATATAATTGATTTACTAGTTAAATCCAAGTTTATAATTTATTTTTTGATTTTATTGTGTTTTTAAATGATTCAATGCGTTTTCGTTTATGTTCTTCAGATTGTGGTCCAGTTTTGCGTCCAGTTAGTGTATTGCTAATTTTTTGTTTTATTTCATCAGTTTTAGGTTTACCATAATTATGATTTTTTTGACCTTTGTGTGCATCACTCATTTTATTCTTTGTCTCCAACGGTAGTTGTTTACCTATCTGAGAAGCGCTTTTTTGTTTGCGGCGGTCTATAGACCAGGCTGAATTTAATTTTTGCTTAGTTTCGTTAGAATGTTGTTTACCCTTATTCCAAGCTGTCCGTCCTTTACTAGATTGACTAATTTTAAATTTAGTTTCATTTGAATGAGTAAATGATTTTCTTGATTCGCTAATTAATAGTTTAATACGCTCGTATTCTTGACTACTAACAGTATAATTGCGTTGCTGATTGTTACTCTGTGCCTTGTTAGACATCAGCCAATATGCATACAATAATTTGGAATTGTTTGGATAAATTTCACAAAGAAGTTTATGTGCTATGAAATGTTCCCGAGCTGTTAAATCAACTAAGTTTGATGCATCATCACTTCCGCCTACACAACGAGGAATAATATGATGCCTTTCTTTGTAACCTGTTAAGACTCTTGTTTTAGCTCGGTCGATTAGTTGATTGTAAATTTGTTCATAATTCATTTAATTAGTTTCCTTAGTTAATTAATTATAATTTAATTAGTTATGTCGTTAATTCAAAGTTAATTGGTAAATTTCTTTTACATATATAAATATCAGTTCCAAACGATTTTCTTGAAGAAAATCAAGTCAATTACGCAGTATCCTGCATCATCTGTAAGGATAAAAGAATTTTGATATTTGGTCCAATCTAATCGATATGATTTGTCCAATACGCCGTTATTTACTACTCGAATAACTTTATTAAGTGCATTAACGGTATACAAGGTATTGGTTTCTTTTTTGCGGTGAATGCTAATTGTATTCTGACCCCGTTGTGTTACTGCGACGGCATTGTATGTGCAATATAAATTATCGGTAGCTTCTGCATTGGCAAATACAAAGATTCGACGTTCTGGTATAGTATAGCTTTGTTGTATGTAATCTGATATTATGTTTAAATCTGACTTATGTGCAAATGTGCAAAGTAATTGTGTTTTCATTCTTCATCAATCCTGCGGTTTTTTTGTTACTTTAGTGTTTAATTGGCTGCCTAATACGAATAATTTATTTTGGTGAAAATTTGCAATTGCCGGTGATAAGCGATCATTGCGACATTTTAAAATAGGTGCTAATTCATCGGCAGCTTCTAAAAACAACGTTTCATTTGATTTGATTATCATACCCCACCAATTAACTGATGTAATTTTTTCAACAACCATTTTATCTACAATATTACAAAATGCATGAATCATGGTATCTAAATTATCATCCAATTGATAAAATGATTGTAGTTTTTTGCTTATGTTTTGTAACATTGGAATATCTGATTCGTCACCTAATTTGATAATACGACGAATATCCGTTTCGGTTTTTTCTGTATCTAAAAAATCTAAAACTGAATTAATTTGTTCTCGACCTTTCGATTTGCTAATATCCTGGCCAGTTAATAGTTTTGCCATTTCTAAAAAACTATTTAACAATTGTACACCTTCGGAAGATAATGACCCAAAATCGAAAGTGATCTTTTCATAGTTTTTCAATGAAACTGTTTGATCGCCGACTTCGATATCTGCTTCAATTCCCGATTCGCCAGCGACTGCCCCTTTAACTAATCCGCCATATGAAATTGCAAACCATAATTCTGATTCATCGCCGTTTGGAATTTTGATTGTATTTTTGATTATATTATATAATGTACTATAAACTCCTCGAATTGGCACAACGCCAGTCGCTAATCGCATTTTTACCGGTCCGGTAATTAAATCAATTAATTGATCAGATTCATTACTACTCATAACAGCGTCATACATAGCAGGCAGTCCGATTATTTGTTGTCCTTCAACGCTAAACTTTGTTTTAATATATTGTTCAAATGATGCAGCATTATTAAATAAATCTGCCGTTGCTTCTGTAATACCTTGAGCTCGATTAACAATATGTTGAGCTTCAAGTGGTGAGAGGTCTGTCATTTCTAAAATGATATCATATAACATTTTGTAATCTCGAGATTGCGTTGGATATCCTTTTGGTAATCTGTAACTCCATTCTGTAAGTATTGAATCTATAGTCATAATGAGATAGTTTTCATTTTATCATAAATATCGCCAACTTTACATTTTACCGGCAAATTTCCTTGTTCTAACACGTTCTTGATTGCAGGAAGCAATTCTCGAGCTTCATCATAATTCATATCAAAAAGTATAGAATCATACGTATAAAGCACAATGCAACTTTGTGCACCATGCAGTAATTCTTGTACTTGTTGCAATTTTCTTACGGATACTTCGGTTTCAATGGCCTGCAAATAGTAATTAAACAATTTAAATGCTGTCATGTTTTGAACTGCATCTTTGCATATACTACGTTTTGTAATGGGCGTATAAATACAACCCGCACGTTTCCATTTATCCCACAATACGTACACAAAATCATTTACTTTGCGAAAAAATGGTATTGATAAAAATTCTGCATCAATACCTCCGTACAATAAACGAAATGTTATAGCTTTGCTTTCTGCACGTTGTTCTTCTGTTAACGTTTCTGTATCAAAATAGAATCGGCCTAAATAATCATGTATAGATGATTCTGGTAATTTGTATCTAATAGCTGCTGCAATCAATCTAACATGATATGAATCAAAATCCATTTCAACCAATGCACCTCGTTCAAATCTACTACAAAATGCTGCTCGAGTACCATCTTCTTTGTTCATTGCCGCAAAATTAAAACCGCCAAATGCATTGCTCGGTCGACCTGTGGTTGTATGATAATGATAATTAGAATACACTCGTCCATCATGAATCAATTCCGGCATACGAAATGCATCATTAACTGCTAATCCTGCTTGTTCTATTTTAGCAAATACTTCCGGATACACTGCATTGAACTGCAAATATGATGGTGTTAATTCTGCATTTGCACACATTGGCCAAGCATAGTGTCGAATCTTCTGACACATTGCTAAATGTTGTTGCAAAGGCACAATGCTATTAACTGCTGGTAAATTAGTGTGTCGGCGCCAATAAAAGCGATGAGCTGCAGTTGGATAATGAGATTCATCATATGCTTCGGAGTATGTATACCACCACAACGTCTTAACATCCCATACAGACCCATTACCTCCCGTTTGAAGCCATTGCTTCTTGTCATGAACAAAGATATTCTCTAATGCTAAAAACTCCGGGACAATCTCAGTAAAGCCCCTTAGTTGTTCAGAATGACGAAATGGAATTATGCGTTCTATGTCATCTTCTGTATAAATGTACACAGCACATAACATATTCACTGCAACATGTTTCGTAGGACTACAGAATATAGGTACTAGCAAAGTTTTGCGACTCTGAATAAAGTTCAAGGTGGCTCGTGCATCTTCTATAGTATCCACAATCATATATGAATAATAAGAAAAAAATGTTAAGAATCCAAGCCGTTGATGTCTATGGGTACAGAATAATCTGTATCAGTATAAAACTCTGTTAGATTTGTTAGAATTAAAGATAGATCTGGTATAACTAAACTTGCATTTGAAATTGCTTCTTTATTTTTTGACATGGAACCTGGAATAAAAACTCCGCGCATTGTTATATCTTCAATGTTTCCTGTAATAAACCATTGAAGTTGTGTTGCAACGTGCATTTTTTTATCAATCGTATTTGCCGACCACTTTTCATATGTTGATTGATTTATTTCTAAAACTGTTGGATCGTTAATTCGTTGAATAAAATATCGAGTAATATAACCATTAGTAATATCAGCTTTCGTAACAGTCGGACTAGATGCATATGGAGTTTGATATTGAACGTTAATATCTGGTTTTAACAATCGATATTGAGCCGTTGCGGTATTATAATTTATAAGTGGAAGTAATCGTTTTGATATTTTATTATTCCATACAGAATTCGTATATCGTTCGCCCGTTGTATATGCATGATATGCACCAATATATTCTACGCGATCGTCAGTCATGAATTCACTACCACTCGTATACAAATTGTTAGTGATTTCATCTGCCGTATAAAATGTTTTTAATCTAGCCATATTATTCAATACTTGGTCGTTGTATACATGTTATTTGAGTTTTCCATTCTCCTTGATTTGATACAGTATGGTTAATACTTATTATACTAAATACCGTATTAACACGATATTTTGTAGGTAATGCATCAAATGTTAAAACATCTCCATATCGAAATCCATTAATACCATCAATTGTAAAATTTACAGTAAATGGAAATATTGGAGCAGTAAGTAAATTAGTATTTTTAATATCATCTGTTGGATATTGAACATATTTTTTTAGTGCTTTAATTAATTCAGCTTGCACTGATGGCACATCGGGTGATTGTCCAAATTTAGTTTTTGCATCTGATAACTCTTTAGCAGCTCGAACATGTTGTTGATTATATTGTGCTAAAATTCGATTCACAGCATCAACATTTTTTCCATTATACATAAAATTTAAATATGGAGCAATGTCTTCTTCCGATACATCTGAACTAGAATTTAAAACATATGATAGATTTTTTGCAGATTCTGGTAATTTTGCATCGAATTGAAAATCATGTACAATTGTACCATACGGATGATTTGCAAACATCGGTACTGAAAATGGTATTACTTTTGTAGTATCAGCCGGTGTTCGTATAAATTTACTATCTGTTAAAAACAATTTGGAGGTATCATATGGATATGTGACGAGCGTTAAATTAATAGAATTACCTGATGCTTCTAGTATTTTTTCACATAGTTTGCTAATAAAAACAGATACTGAAAAAGATTGTGTATTTTTTTGACTTAAATTATTAACTAACGATTCAATTGTTTCTAAATTTATGAATATTCTAGAAGGATATATCTTACCTGACCCATCTGGACTTTTTTCATAAACTCCAGGCCATTCTTTAAATAAACCTTTTTGTTGCAATACGGCCGAATTAACGGCATTTTCATCTATCTGTTTAATTACATCATTATAATATACCAAATTGCCATATACATTATAATCTTGCGGCACATCTATAACTAATACACTTGCATTAATATTTGGATTTTTTGGTAAAAATAGTATTTCATCCGGATTAGCAGATACTAATAATGGATGATAAACACTAAAACATTCAATATCCGTACAAATTATTTGAGCCCCAGGTAGTTTAGATAAAACATAACTATTAATATGCTGAATTAATGCACCTAATGTTATATATCTAGAATCATTAGATAGTGTTGTTGGATTAGTTGGTACCGTGTTAACATTTGCCACTGACGGTAAAATTTGTTGAAATGCTGAAAATTGTTCGCCTTTTAAAATAAAATGATCTGTTGCTGCAGGAGATGGTAATTTTGCATCAATATATGGAATTAAAAATTTAGTTAATTTTGGTGCTGCCGGATCTGCAGCTTTAAATTGACCAATTAGTTCTTCAAATCTATCGTATAATATACCATAAAATTCTTTTGAGTTAGTGTCTGGTATTGTTGCTGCAATTGCAGTCCCAGAATCAGCTTCTGCAGTGCCAGCTTTTGCTGTATCAATATACATTGAAAGATTTGTATATACATTACTAGTACCGGTTAGATTAACATCTACTTCGATAGTACCATCTTTAGTATAAGAAAAAGAAAATGATGTAATTAAACCTTCAAATACAAATCTACGCATTTCGCGCGCTTCTTGTTCTAGTTCTTGAATGTTCCAGTCTGGATATAAACTTTTTAATTTTTCACGATTTGGTATAACTAGTTTAGTTAATAATCCATAATTCGTATTTACTCCAGATGCAATCGCAGTCGATGGGTGTACTATTTCAATTCTAGCATATCTGCCTGGACGCATCCATGTTTCTTCAAATATGTCCAAATCTCGATCTGGGTTAGGTATTACGGTTCGGAATGATGCCTTATTCAAAAGTCCCATTGAATGGTCTCCAATTGATACATCTACTGTAGTAATAAATGGACCTGTTCTAGTACTATTATCTGTCCACGTTGACCCCGATAATGATGCCTGTCCCGTTACCGAATTAAATGCTAATTCAGAACGACTATATTTTCTGTTTGGCATTAAATATCCATCTGGGCCTGTTGGTAAATAACGCCCTTCTCGTACAGTATTGCCGCCCAATCTACCTACTAATGTAGATTTAGAACTAGTTGTTTCATATGCACTGATTTCAACATTTGCAATTTTAGATAACATAAAATTTAATGAATCATTATCTCGTACGAGAAATGATTGTCCTCGTGCTCGTAACTCTGTTATTAAATTTTTATCAACCTCTGAATAAAATATGTTCATTCTTATCTTATATTTACATTATTAATTATTTGTTGATAGTTTGATTTACTTGGAATTCGCAATGGTCTATTTGCCGGGACCATTAATGAACCTCTACCTAAACCATTTGCTGCAGCAATTATCCACCATAATGTAGGATCTTGATAAAAACGATATGCTAGATTGTCTAATCGTTCTACGCTAGTAGTTCGTATAAATATATCTGCTGGTGATAATGGCAATGCTGGAATTATTGTAGATGCAAATCTACGTTTTTCGTTGACATCTTGAATTGTTTGTGTTGTGCTATATCTACTCATAAAATTTTAATTTGAAAAATTAATTAAACCAGTATTATTAACTACTGAATTTATGTCGCGTTTCCGGGGTTCGTATGTGGTAAGTTTCACTGCTTTATCTACCGTTTTATCTTTTTCCAATTTAAATGTTTCTTGTTGTTTCATTTCAACAACGGTATTAACATTATCTCTAAAATCACTTAACCAGTTATCACTTCCTCGTTTTGGTGTGCCTGTTTCATCAAATCGTTTAGCCAATGTATAGAAACGACCACCTTTCTGCGGCATATAATCACTAATCATATTAAATTGTAACGAAACGCCGATTTTTAATGGCACTTGCATCATGGTTGGATCTTCTTCAATGTTAATTTCCCATGGAGCATCCATTGCAAATTGATATGATAATGACGTTAACGTTACTGGTTGTTGTACAAATAAATCTCCAATTGTAATTCGCATCCATGAGGCAATCATTGCAATTGATTCCGGGTCATATGTTGGTGCAGTATACCCAGCAAGTGCGTTTAATTTACGCCAAATTGGTTTTACTTCATCTCTATCAGTTGCATAAATATCAAATGATACACTAACATCGCGCGTCATTCCTGTATATATGTAATTTGGATCTGCTCGACCTATCATTGTTACGGGAGTCCAATTGGATTGAAATGAATCATCTAAATTTGTTATGTGTGCCCTAAATACAATAATGTCATCAGCATTTGGATCATCTAAAAAATTAGAAAGATACCCGTCTGGATCTGCAAACGCATCTCGGCCTTGGAGCCCATTATGTAATTTAGGTCCTGTTAGATAAAACTTTATAAAATCTTGCGTTAATGATTGTTTATCAAAAAGCTCTAATGCTCGTTTAGGTTTCCATCGATATGCATCTTTAAGTGTGCGTTTACCAAAATCAATAACTGTAACTTTGTCTCCCCGAAATGGTGTTACTAATTCGGTTGGATTGAGTGTTGGGCCCCAACGGCCGCGATCTAAAAGTACACTTTTATATAATATATTTCCGTTTGCATCTCGTTCAGTAAATGAATATGGAGTTATTTTTGTTCGCCATACTGTAGCTACATGACTTCGTATAGTAAAATCGTTTCGGAATGCATCTGGATTATCGTGATCTCCATAACCATACCCAGTATTACCAAAACCATCTAAATTAAATACGCTATATGGACCAACGGGCGTTGCGGCAGCTGCTGCATACGCTATAGATTTCCATGATTTTTCCATACCCAAACGTGTTGATGCAGCCAAACCATCAATTCTTCTACTAGTAAAATATGCAATTGTTTGATTTGTAGTTTGAAATGTTGAATTAGTTTCATTAAACAAATCGCCTTCTGGAAACGTAAACGTAGATCTAAAATCTGGATACTTTATCCATTGTCTAATTCCTTGTCGCGTTAAACGATCTTTAGCTAATGTTAAATAAGAATTAGTTGAATCAAACATTCCTGCAGCTGTTTGACCTACTTGACCAATTTGTGGTATTCCTGATATAGATCCTAGCAATGACGATGCATATCCAATTGCATTTCCTACTATGCTTTTAGGCGTAATGTTTGTATTAATTCCAACAGCAGGATCTACGTTAATTTTTGGAGAAAAATTATTTGTAAATTGTGATATAAATACCTGCTCATTTGTAAATTCATTTGTTCCAACAACCCCAGGATTTTCAGAGCCAGGTGCGTAAGTATTATTAACTAATGTTGGATTTGCTTGAGACTGCGATAATGCAGGAAATCCACCTTGTTGTACTCCATTAAATGGATTAGGAATAAAATCATTGCTTGATGTATAATTAAATGTTGGTTCAGTTCCTAGTACAGTTGTGGGAGTAAATTGCGTCGATGCAATAGTTGGATTAGGAATAAAATCATTGCTTGATGTATAATTAAATGTTGGTTCAGTTCCTAGTACAGTTGTGGGAGTAAATTGCGTCGATGCAATAGTTGGATTAGGAATAAAATCATTGCTTGATGTATAATTAAA